TTCGGTGCGGTCCGATACCCCGAACGCCGGGAACTTCTCAGTCCGCCGGGTAGCCGCCGACCGGCACCTTCGCCAGCGGGTCGCTCCGTCCCGCGTTGTGCGGCCGGTCGTAGACGGTGTCCGCCGTGGTCGCTTCCGGCGACCACCGCCCACGCCGGTTCCGCTCGGCCAAGGGGACGCCTGCCTGGATCATGTCGGTGTTCGGTCCCGCCCGGAGACTGTGCGCGGTGACCTTCTTCCCCGCGATGTAGGGGACGCCGGCCCGGTCGGCGAGCAGCTGGACGCGATCGTTGATCGCACCCGGCTTCAGGTGCTCCCCGCGTTTGGTGGCCAGCTTCCGGGACGCCAGATTGCCCTTGACGGTGAGGGCCATGAACACCGGCCGGCGTGGGCCGCCCGCGCCGATCTTCTCGCGCACCGCGAACCAGGCCCGCGCGCGACGGACGAGCTGCGTGTCGGGCCGGTCGGCCAGGAACTCGGTCGAGCCCTTCGAGTTCGTGTCCGTCTTAGAGGTGGCGGTGGTGACGACCAGACCCGAGTCCATGATCTTGATGTGGGCTTCCAGGAGGTCGGTCAGCTCGCTGCGGCGGTGGAGATTGTGATAGGCGAGGGCCAGCGCGAAGGCGTCCCGGATGCCGATGTGAGTGCTCTCGTCGCACTGCTTCAGGCACTTGAGCAGATAGGGGATGGTGAGCGCCGCCGCGCGGCGTACCTCCCCGCCGGCCGCCTTCCACTGCTTTCGCCAGATGCGGATCTTGGCCCGGACCCGGGTCGGATCGGGGCGCAGCTTCTCGGGCTGCCACTGGTAGATGCGGTTCATGTACTGCCGGACGGTGTCCGGCGCGAACTCACCCTGCTTCCCGCGGCGGATCAGTTCGAGCCCGTACGCGGTGTACGTCGCCGTGGTGCACGGCCACGCCACCCGCCCCTCCTTCGCGCACCACGCCTCAAAGGCCGCCACGGACCGCTTGCGGTTGTACAGCGTGTTCTCCGCGAGGTCGGGATCGCTCAGCTCCTCGATGTCCTCCGCGGAGACACGGAAGTCGGCGTCGGTCCATCCGGGCGTCTCGTCGGCGCGCGGCGGAAGCTGCCCCGGGCCCAGTACTGTGTGCTGATCGACTTTGTACTGGACGGGGGAAGGCTCCGGCGCCACCGCCAGCTCGTCCAGGGTGACCAGCTCGGCGTCGATAACCTGCTCCACCAGCTCTGTCACGGCTCCTCCGGGGCCTGATACTCGGGGTGGTCGGGGTGGTCGATGAATGGGGCGGCGAACTGCTGCACGACCAGGAGGAGCGGCCCGACGAGCGATCCGCCTTCCTCCGCGATCTGGTTCCTCAGCAGACCGATCAGCATCAGCTTGCCCAGGAGATCGTCACGTGTGCGCCGGGGCTGGTTGCGGACGATGTGCAGGGCGGTGGCCTGGTCCAGCCAGTGGCCGGAGCCGGTGAGGACCGGCGCGAAGACCCGGCCGCCCATCCCCTGGACACCGAACCGGCGCGCGCCCGGCTCCGTCAGCTCCCACCAGCTCTGGGTCACAAAGGCGTCGGCGGCCTCCAACTCCTCCTTGGTGCGGGCCTCCAGGAAGTCCGCCCACTGCACGGCCGTTGCATCACTTCCGGCGTCCAGTCGCTTCGGTCGCTGCTCGGTCACCGCGCGCCCTCCGCGGGGAAGTCGGGGTGATCCTTCCCCTGGGCCTCCGCCTCATTCTGGAACCATCGCAGCATCTGGGCGGCCCGGGCGGTGTCACCGTGGGCAAGGTGGGCCTCGGCCCGCCCGCGGGCGTAGCCCAGGGACTCCCAGAACAGGGGCGTCGCCACGCGTTCCGTGCCCCGCTCCTGCAAGAAGCGGTGCAACTTGTCGACCTGTGCGGCGAGTTCGCGGGCCCCGTCGTCTTCGGACTGCTCGATGACGACGGCGGGCTCTCCGCCGCCATCCGCCGGCACGTCCACCCCAGCGGCGATCCCGGGGGAGGACGGCTGCCGCTCCGCCCAGCCCGTCAGATGCTCTCGCAGGCTCGCGCCAGTCGGTCCGACGGAGTGAAGTGGCTCGTTCACTGGGCGGTCCCGTGATGGTTGAAGGGGTTGGTGCACTGCGTCGAGGGCTCGTCCGCGGGGGCGTCGCAGGTACGGCACAGGTCGAGGCCGGGCCCGCCCGGCCACTCGGCCGGGGTGCCCTGCGGATCGGTGTCTACGGCCAGGGGGCGGGGCTGGTCGGGGGCCAGGTGGTGAAGAGCCGCCGTGTACTCGACTTCCAGCATGGCGAGCGTTCCCGGGTCGGCGGCGCGTGCGACGGCCTCCTTCCACCGGGCCGCCTGGTCCGCCGACGGCGGCGGGGTCTTGCCCGGCGGGGTCTTCGCGTTGGCGTGCTCGACTACGCCGGGGCAGAACTTGGCCCACAGCAGGGCGAGTTCGCGCCCCGCACTGCTGTCGGTCGTCTCGCCGCGCCGCATCCCGTGGGCACGCGGCGTGCGAGGAGCGTCGGGCGCGAAGGACTTCAGCCACTCCTCGGCGTCGGCGGGCGCGGGCAGCGGGTTCGGCACGGGCTTCATGACCGTGTACATCTCGACGGGGCTCTCCATGCGGCCGAGCCGACTGGAGGGGATGGCGGGGCTGTCGAAGGAGGTGATGCGGACGCCGTCTGTCGGGTTCTCGCCCCCGGCGGTCACTTCCGCGGCCCACGCGAGCGGATCGCGGTCCGCTGCCCGCTTCTCGCTGTCGTGTTCACGTCCGGACTGTTCGCTCTCGCTCATCTGTTCCCCTCCGGTGTAAGTGGCGACTATTCCCGGTGGAATAACCGCCAAGGGCACCCTAACCGAGTCCACGGGGCCGCGGGGGAGGACTCACCGGATTGATAGACCCTGGTTAAACCCTGGTTCTACAGGGCCCGGTGAGGCACACTGTAGAACCAGGGTTTAACCAGGGTTATTTTTCTGAGAGGCCCCGAATGAAGATCACCATTGAGTGCCCCGATCCGGCCCCGCCGGAGATCATGGCCGCCGTCACCGACCTCATGAACCGCGTTGCCGCGCCGGCCACCGTCACCACCGACGCCGAGTGGACCGTCGATCGCGCGGTGAAGCTGCTGCGCGACCTCAACCTCCGGACCCGCCAGTTCGTGACGGCCGCGGTCGAGGGCAACGGATGGCTCGACGGCGCGGCCTACCGCGTGAAGCTGGGCGAGAACGCCTTCCGCGGACCCACGCAGTCCATCACGAAGGCCATCAAGCGCGGGGCCGAACAAGGGCATTGGTCCGAAAGCATTCCCCACCCGTTCACGCCCACCACTCCCGACAAGACGGGTTGGTCGAAGACCGGCGGCTACTACCTCGCCGAGGGCCTGGTGCCCGTCTTCGCCGAGGCTCTGGAGATCGTGAAGAAACCGAACACCTTCCGCCTCGGAACACCGGAAGAGTCGTAGGCCCGCGGCACGCCCCGTAACAACCAAAGACCAGGTCAAAGCCCTGAACACGGCTCGGCGCACGAGCGAGCGCCGGGACCACAACGCTCCGAAGGGACAGCAGATGCACTACACCGACGATCCGCTGATGGACGAGGTGCGCAGGGAACACCGCCTGCTGCTCGAACCGGTCGGCACCCACCGGACCCTGTTCGGCGGCGATACGAAGCTCTACGCCGCGGCCTGCTCGGCAGGGGACTGGATGGACCCGCGGCGGTACGACCACCAAGCCCACCAGGAGGGCTTCGACCAGCACATGGCCGAGGTGCAGCAGCGGGTCCACGCGGAGACGGAAGCCGACGCGTCGGGCGACGATGGCCACCCCGACCAGGAGGCGTGACGTGGCGTTCCGTATCAGCGTGAAGGAGGCCGCGCGCTATCCCGGCCTGCGAGCCCAGCTCGGCGCGGCGCGAGCGCCGAAGAAGAAGCCGGCCGCGGCCCGTTCCCGAGCTGGCGGTTCCAGTGCGGCGGCGTACGTCGAGTGGGACGCCGTCCGGGAGGTCGGCGCCGCCCGGCACTGGGTGCTCGACCTGCCCGACATGGAGCTGATCAACGCCAATGCCGTGCGCGGCTGGCACTGGGCGGAGGAGCGCAAGGTCGCCGCCTCCATACGGGAGACGGCTGCTGTGCTCGCCCGCGCGCAGCGTGTCCCGCGGCTGGTCCGGGCCCGCGTGGTCTACGTCGTGAAGCCGAAGATGCGCACGCGCGTCTTCGACCCGTCGAACTGGTCGCTGGCGGCGAAGGCCGCGGTGGACGGCCTTCAGGATGCGGGCGTGTTCGAGGACGATAACGCTGCGGTGGTCACCGGCGTTGATCCGCGTGCTGGAGAGCGTCAGAGCGGTGCGAACATCAGGATGTCGCTGGTCATCATCGACCAGGGGGAGGAGAACACGCATGGATGAGAAGTCCGCCCGGCAGCGTGCGGCCGAGCTGTTCGAGGAATCGGGGCTGCGCACCGAGTCGGTGCCGACGTACGCGGACGCGCTCCTCGCGCTGCGGGATACCGAGATCGCGGCACGCCTGCGGGAAGCTGGTTTCGAGGAGGCTGCCGCCCTGGTTCAGCCGGACCCGGATCTGGTGGACGCCGCGTGGGGAGACGGTCAGTGAGCGCGCTGACGCCGATGCAACGGCGCCCGGCGCCTGTGCACTACTCGGAGGTGAACGGCGTGCCGCACGGCGCCCCGGCCGTCTCCGGCGGAGAGCTGACGGCCATGCTCCGGGATGCCTCCTTCTACGACCGGCCCGACACCCGCTCAGCGAAGGCCGCGCACATGGCAGTGGTCTCCAGCCACCTCACGACCCGTGTCGGCGGGCAGCTCGGCGCCTTGGCCGCCGCGTGCGACCCGAGCAGCATCATGCTCTGCGACGACCTGCCCCTCGACGCGCACGACGTGGCGAAGACCGCGCGCTGCCACCGCAGGGCGTGCGAGGCGCTGTTCGCGGCGTCCGAGCGGCAGCACTCCGACCTGGAGCACATCCGCTCGTACTACCGGCTGGAGCAGCGGATCGGTGTCCGCGTGGGCCTGGGGCTCCGGGTCCGACACGACGGACACCCGGGAGTCATCATCGACACTCACGGGCAGTACCTCGTCCTGCGCCGGGACGGCGAGAACTACACGGTGACCGTGCACGCCACATCGGGCATGGAGTACGAGGGCCCGGATGGCTGGGTGCCGGCCGTCCCGCTGCCGGACCCGTACGCCGCGGTGTAACGAATCCGCAGGCCGCTCCGTCTACCCGGTGCACGGCTCCCTGCGTCGGCGCCCGCCGACACCTTAGTCACGCAGGGGGCCGTGCTTCGGGAGAGAGCATGAGCAATGTCGCCACTGTGTCGCGCGCCGAGCTGCTGCGCGAGGCGTCCCTGACGATCTGCGGCCGGCGCGAGGGCAAGACGAAGTCCTGCACCTCTTGCCTGCGGAAGGCGGACGCCGCGATCCGGCTGACCCGTGGACCGGATCTGAACACCGCCCTCGTGCCACGCATCGCAGACATCATCTGCGGCTCCGCGGGATACCCCTGTGGGGACTGCTGGGACAAGGCCACCATGCTGGTCCTGGAGCTTCGCCCGTGACCTTCGACTTTCCCGACATCCCCCTCGTACGGGCCCATGCGCAGGCCGGTGAGCGCAAGCTCACCGCCCAGGTAGCCCTGGCCATGCCGTGGAACATGATGCCGCCCGAGGCCCCGCACTGGGTCACCGGCCGCCTCCGCATGATGCTGCACCACGAAGGGATGCTGTGCGACCGCTGCGCCGACCTCACGTCGGGTGACCTCACCCGGCCCTGCCTCATCTGCGCCCCGGTGCGCATGACGCTGCTGAGCGGCGGGATCGAGTACCCGCTCATCGAGGACGGCGACCTGCCGTACGGCTCCCCGGACCCGGCCCGGCAACTCCTCCTGATCGCCGTCCGGCACCGCGAACTCGGCCTGATGACCAGCCGCCTGGAGGTGGACGCCAACACGTGGGTGGCTTCCGGGCCCGAGACGTGGGACGAACTGATGCAGCACGTGGCCGGCCAACTCGTCGATGAAGGCGAAGACGATCCGGGGGCCGAGATCCGTACGTTCCTCTGCGACAGGGGGCGGGAGATCCCGTTCCCACGAAGAACAACTCTCGGCACCACCTGATCATCGGCGGGTAGGCTTCTGCCAGAACTTCATACCGGCTACGGCGCGACGAGCAAGCGCCCGGCCATCGCTCCGAACAACCAGGAGGGCATAACCATGCCTCGTACCGCCGTGCTCCCTTCCGGCTTCCTCTCCCCGTCGCGGTGTGACGTGACGACCCCCTGAACAGGGGTTTTCTCCGCCGCTCACGTCACGTCACTTCCCGGGGAGACTGCTGTGCCTCCGCACGACTCGAACCTGGCGCGCGCCGCGCTGGGGACCGCCAGCGCCTTCGGCAAGGTGTACCGGTGCTGCGTCCGCCGCCGCTACGAACTCGCGCCCGGTGCCGCGATCGCGGGGTTGACGGGCCTGTCGTGGCTGCACCACCTCGGTGGTGTCAGCCTCGCCGAGCACGGCGCGTACGGCCTGGCGACGGCCGCCTCCGGTGCCTTGGTCGCCGGAGGGCTGAAGTACAAGAACAAGGGCATCGCGGCGGCCGGCGCGGGCGGCATGGCCGTGATGGCGGACGCGTGGATCGGCGCCGGGCTGGGCCCGTCGGTGCCGTCCCTCATAGCCAGCGCCCTGACGACCGGCGGCGCGTACGCCGCGTACGTGCCGTGGCTCGTACGCTCGCGCCGCGAGCAGCTGTCCCTCCAAGTGAAGGCCGCGAAGGCAGGCGTCACCGCCGAGGGCCTGGGCACCGACACCCTCGCCCCGGGCCTGACCGGCGCCACCCGCGAGGAGACGGCCCTCATGCAAGCCCTCGTGGCGATGCTGTCGGTGCCCGCGGTGGACGTGACCGCGCTGGAGTACACCCGCTTCGGATGGCGCGCGGTCGTCGTACTGCCCGCCGGCCGGGACACCGCACCGCACAAGGTCATCGCGCGCCGCGACCAGCTCGCCGCGAACCTCGGCCTGCCGGGCAAGCTGCGCCTGGCCAAGGGCGAGAAGGACAACGAGCTGGTGGCCTGCCTGTACGAGTCCGACCCGCTGGCCTCCCCGTTGGCGTGGCCGGGCCCGTCCACTTCGACGTGCAAGGAGCCCGCGGTCCTTGGCATGGACGCCCTTGGCCAGCCGGTCACGGTACCCATGCTGTACAACCACGTGCTGATCGGCGGTGCCTCGGACAACGGCAAGTCCTCGCTCCAGGCGGTGCTCCTCGCGTACGCCGTCGCATGCGAGGACGCCGAGGTGCTGCTGATCGACCTGAAACCGGGCGCGGTCGAGCTCGGCCCGTGGCGGAGCTGTGCGCGGGGCTTCGCCGCGACGCCGGCCGAGGCCCTGGCCCTGCTGCGGTTCATCTGGGCGGAGGTCGAGCGGCGCGGCCGGTACCTCGCGGACCTTGGCCGGAAGCTGGGTCGGCCGGTCAAGAAGTGGGTGCCGGGGGAACACGGGCCCGCCTGGTTCGTCTTCATCGATGAGCTGGCCGAGCTGATGCGGCAGGTGCCGTCGGCCGCCCCGCTGATCGAGTCGCTGCTCCAGGTGGCGCGGTTCGTCGGCATCACCCTGGTGTGCGCCACACAGTCGCCGTCGAACCGCGTGTTCGGCGGGAACACCGACGGCCGCCAGCAGTACCAGGTGCGCATCGGGCTCGGCGCGAAGGAGAGCACGACCTCCAACCTGATCTTCGGTCCCGGGGCGTACGGCGACGGCTGGTGCCTGGACGAGCTGGAAGGCCCCGGGTACTTCCTGCGCTGGGATCGCGCGCACCCGGTGCCGGTGGTCTCCCGCGCGTTCTGGATGACCGACGAGGAGATCGGCGCGACCGTGCACCGGTACGCCACCGCGGAGGCCAAGAACGGGGCCAGGGAGCACCCGCAGAGCGCGGTGGGGCCGGAGGACGACCCGCCGCCTCCGACGCCTCCCACGCCGCCGTCGGGCGGCCCGGGAGAGGGCGCCCCGCTGCCGCGGCCGGTACTGCGGGCGGTGCCCACGTTCCCGGACGGCTCGGAGATAGCCGACGAACGGCACGCGGCCCTGTGGCAGGCCATCGAGAAGGCCGGCCCGCGGGGCATCACCGTGGACGACCTGGTGGCGCTCGACCTGCCCCAGTTCGCCGCGCGCTCGTCGGTGAACGGGCCGCTCAGCCAGTGGCGGAAGAAGGGCTGGGTCGAGGAGGCCGGTAAGCAGGGCCGGGCCATGGCGTTCCGGACGGTCGCCCGCCGCCCCATCGCAGCGCGGGAGGCTGCCGAGCCGGTCCCGGCCGCGGGCGCAGTCAGTGCTCCGTGACGCTATCCGCTGCGTGCGCGTAGACACGGCGGTACCGACGGCCGTGGGTGTCACCGCCCCCGCGGCCGTCGTGGTCCGTACGGCTGCTATCGACGGCTCCTGGCGGCGTTCAGATCAGCCCACTCGTCCTCGGTGTAGAAGCCGGAGCACGGACAGCCGCGCCGGATGCGGCAGTTGGTTCGGGTGGTGTGGCCGGGGTCTGAGGTCGGATCGACGTGGTTGAGGCGCCGGTGCCTGCACTGGCCGCATCGCTGCTCCCGTAGGCGGGGCGTCTTGAGCTGTCGCTTCTGCTTGCTCATCCCGGCACGCTAGTGCCGCGGTACCGTGCGCGGACAGGGCGGTCCACCCGTCGGTGGAGGATTCGCGAAAGGCACGTCAGCCGCTGTTCCAACCCCACTAGGCTCCGGCCATGCCGACCCCGAACCAGCACCAGGCGGCCGGGCCCGCCCCGAGTGCCGCAGAGTTCTCAGCAGCGATGGCCGCCCTCGGTGCGTACGCTCAGCCACCGACCGCCGATGAGTTGAAGCAGCAGGCCAAGGCCGTGGGCGGTGAACACGTTCTTGCCGCTGTCCTGGCGAACGCCTTGTACGGGGCTGCTGTCGGTGCGGGAATGCTCGCCGAAGGGCACATGACTGCCCGGGGGGCGGGCGGCAAGGAGATGTCCCTGGCCCGCCAGCAGGTGCTCAAAGCGTTGGGTGCTGACGCCTTGGGGGTCATGGGTGCGTTGCACTGGCAGGCCGGGCACGTCTGGCAGTTGCTCAAGGAGTTGGACAAGAACGATTGCGGACCGGTGATCGCAGCCGCCGCCCGTACGGCGAGCGCCTTGCTTGCGCTACTCGCCTGTTCGTCAGTGTTCTCTCCCGAGGATGAGCGCGCGGTCGCGGAGATCCCCGGCCACCTGAACCGAGCCCAAAGGGAACTGGCCGAGGCCATGGCTGAGCTTGAGGAGTTGCCAGCCACCGCCGCGGCGATGTTTCTCGGTGCCGTACCTGGCCTGTAGGCCCGCCAGAGCGTTGATCCGCGTGGCATGATCTCCGCCATGATCAAGGGATGGGGTAGGGGGGTCGCGGGCGCGTTGCTCGTGGCCGTGTCGGTGACGGGGTGTGGCGGGGCCGCGGATGCGAAGCCGAATAAGGCGCCCGCGCCGCAGAAGGCCGTGAAGCCGGTGAAGACCCAGTGGGACGACACGATGGAGTGGTGGGCGAGCCACGACATCGGGTGCCTGAACGGCAGCCGCGTCGAGGCAGACGAAGAGGGCTGCGCGATCCGCGTGCAGGACTACGTGGGGGACGTACGGAAGATCCGCAAGGCGATGAACACCGATGCCGCGGCGCCGAAGGGGTTCTACACGGACGCGTACGTGATCATCGACCGGTTGGAGAAGTACGCCGGCACCGCGCTGGGGAAGGACGACACTCAGGGGTGGTTGGACGCCCGGCCGCTGATCTGGATGGAGGGCCAGGCCCTCACGAAGTGGATTGAGGCGCATCCTTTGCAGTAGGGGCTCGTTGGGCCCGGCGGAGCCGGGCGGGCGGAGACCGTCACTCTCCGCCCGCCGCAGCGGTCACACGTCCGGTACGGCGACGGGGTTGTCCCCGAGGTAGCCGAGTCGGGCATCGACGGTGGCCTCGGCCTCTCGCAGGCGGCCGGTGTGCGGCTGTTCGGAGACCCTGCCGTTCTTGGTGCGGCAGTGCTCGCCCTCCCCGGCGCTGCACCGCTCGCAGGTGCTGCGCAGCACTTCGACGGCGACCGCCGCATCCCGTTCGCGGCGCCTGCGGGCCTGCGCCGTCTTCGACTCCCAGCCGATGCCGACCCCGTCCATCGCCGCGGGGTAGGTGGTCGTCTCCCGACCGGCGGCCGTCGCGCGCTTGCCGTCCTGGGCCAGGCGGATCAGCTGCCACTCGGTGGGCACGATCGCCGGGCCGCCGTAGTCCGTACGGTCGGTGCCGCGCGCGGCTGCGCCCCACGGGGCGTTCGTGCCGGAGAAAACGGCCGCGAGCGGCACGTCGCCCTCCACGATCCGGGCGAGGAAGCCCATCCGCTTGCTCATCTCCCGTACGGTCGTCGCGGTGCGGCGCAGATTCTCGATGTCATCCGCCAGCTCCACCGGGGTGGCTGGCACCTCGGCGGCCCGCGCGAGCTGGCGCAGCCGCAGCTCGATCCCGGCCAGTTCGACGGCCATCTCGTCCAGGGTGATGCGCTTGCCCGCCATCAGGTCGGTGGTGTTCTCCTCGGCGGCGCTCTCGTGCGTGTCCTTCACGGGCAGGTCTCCTTCTCGGTGAACGTGGTCGCGCGGTGGTTCTTCTGGGTGCCGAGCCAGGCGACGGCGTTGACCTCGGCGGCGAGCCGGGCGCGGGCCCGGGCGAGGTTCTGTTCGGCCGTGCGCTTAGCGGCCCGGGTGCGGGCCAGGGCCTTGGCCTGGCGCTGCTCCCGCTCGGTGAGCGTGCGCAGCACCTCCGGGAATGAGGCGGTCAGTCCGTGTCGGGGTCGGTGCAGCCGGTGTCCACCTGGAGGTAGGTCCGGCCGCCGTCGTACGGGCGCGGATCGGTGCACCGGAAGACGGACTCCAGCGCCTCCAGGACGCGTTCGGTGGTCTCCTCGTCGGCGCAGATCCGGATGTCCGCGATCCCCGGCAGGTAGCGGCGGGCCCGGCCCGTCACTGGAACGCCACCCGGGCGACCACGGCCAGCAGTTCGCCCGCGTCGCCCGCGGCCACGATGGCTTGGTGCTCGGCCGTCTTCACCGGCCCGACGACCAGGACGTGCTGGACGCGGTCGAGCAGCGCCCACCACTCGGCCGGCAGCGTCACCTTCTCGGCGGCGCGCCACAGCTCGATGTCGTCCTCGCCGTCCGGGCCGACGTGCACCAGGCCGGTGAGGCTGCGGTCGGCGATGTTCGCGCGCAGCCGCCAGCTCGGGTCCATCTCCGGCATCCCATACAGGCCCCAGTGCTCCCAGTCGGTACGCCGCTCCAGGTCCTCGATCCCGGCGTCCTCGGTCTCCGGGTACAGCGTCAGCATCGGCATCTGCTGCCCGTCGGGCGTGGCCGTCTGCCCGAGGAACACCCCGTAGTTCGGGGACAGGTGGTAGTGGTCGATGTCCTCGCCCAGGTCCAGGTCGTCCAGGGTGAAGACCTGGACCCCGGCCTTGCGGAAGGCGTCCAGGGGGTCGGCCGGCCGCTGCCGCGGCGGTGCCTCGGTCGGCTGCGCCGGGCCCGGCTGCCGGTCGAATAGGTCGGACGGCAGCGGGGTACCCATGGCCCAGTGGTCGAGGGCGTCCTCCAGGAGGGCGGAGACAGTCGCGTCGTCCATCGCCTCGACAGCGGCCAGGGCCTGACTCCCGTCACCGCTGGATGTCGCGGCCTGGGCCAGTGGCGCCCAGGTACGGGTAGCGGACGAAGCGAACGTCATGCCGACCCGGCCGGCAAGTTCCCCGTAGACAGCGCCCGCCAGCGCCGCCACGGTGGGCCGCTGCTCGGTGCGCAGCTTGAGCGCGAGGCTGGCCTGGCACGGCTTGCACGCGGTGCGGCAGGCGGCGACCAGCCGGGCGGCGAGATCGGTGTCCAGCTCCCGGCCGGCGCCGTACGGCAGGTCCGCGAGGAGCGTCATGTCCGGCAGGGGGGTGTGCGAGTGCACGTTGCCGGTCGCGGCGGACGCGCGGGAGGCGCCGGTGCGCTCGGCGCGCCTCTTGTCCCGGCCCTTCTTACGCTGGTTCTTGACCATGGCAGTGTCCTCACTGGCGTGCAGCGGTTACCCATGACCCGATACACGCGCGCGAGACGGCTGCGGTGTTCGGAGATCGCCGAAGGCGGATGTGGCTGTTGCTCGCACTGATGCGCCCAGACCAGTTGGTTGGTCCCGCGTACCTTCGCCTCAGATCGCTCCCAGTCATGGGCTGAGGCTGGCTTGGGCCGGTGCACGGCCCGTTGCTCCGCAACGTTACCGGAGCAGATGCCCCTGTACCGGGGAACACGCCAAGTACACCTGAAGGCACGAGATGGCAACGAGTCGGTGATAGTCGGCTCTGGTCGGCACGAGACGACAAAAAACGGCGAAACTGAGGCCCGTGGGGCGCGTGTGGCGATCCGGCGCGCCCTGGCGCCGTCTGTTGCCAGGCGGGGTCTGCCCCTTGCCGTGTCTCCTGGGCGGACGTTGCTGCACGACGGCCGTACGCTCGCCCCATGACGAAGTACATCGGCGGCCCGTTCAACGGCGACACCAACCCGGACGCCTTCATTGACGAGATCGCGATGCGGACACCGCTGGGCAACGGCCGGTACGTACGCGACGCGGGTGAGACCGGCGTCGCGGTGTATCGCTGGGAACCCGTCGAAGACTGACGCCGCGCCCGGTAGGCTGCGGGTGGGCGGGCACGACCGTCCACCGCTGATGAAGGGTCACCCGCGCTGGGCCTTCGCCAGAGGCCAAGCCGTCCTCCGACGCATCGTGCCGTGTTCCGTACGTCCGCTTCAAGGCGGCGTGCGCGCGGGGCGCGCTGCTGCATGGAGTGAGACATGGCGAGGAACAAGCCGGGCAAGCCCAGGAAGCCGAGGAAGCGGTCTCGGGAGCTGCGCGAGCGCAGCAGGACGACGGGCGCGCAGTACACCGCGGTGATGCGGGAGAACGACCGCATCCGCGCCGCCGACGGTTCCGCCGGAGCGCCGCCGGCCGGAGTGCCCAAGTCCCCGTACGCGTACGCCAGTGAAGGCCGGGAGCCCTTCGCCATCCCCGTGATGCTCACCGCGACAGTGGCCCGCGACACCGACGAAGAGCACGTGGCGCAGACCGTGGCCGACGCGTGCGCCTACCTCGTCAGGCAGGGGGAGGGCTGGTACCGGGCCCTGGCGTACGTGTGGCCCCTGCCCACGCGGATGCCCGACCCTCACCGGCAGGAGCACGACCTGCTGACCTTGCTCGTGACGGTGGCCGCCGGGCGACCGTTGAGGACCGCGGACGGCGACTTCGACCGTGCTGAACTCTCCAAGCTGGTGCAGGACGCGCTCACCGCCGTCACCGCCGAGCTGGCCCGCGAGTTCCCCGGCGTGGCCGCCGAGCCCGAGGCGCTGCCGATGGGCCCGGACAAGGCGGACGACATCCAGGAGAAGGCCGGCGGTCTGGAGGCCGCTTTCGTCACCACGGACGTGCACCCCTCCCTGGTGCCCGCCGACGAGAACGCAGAGGAGAACAGCGCGGTGGACACGGAGCCGCAGCCCGAGGAGCGCCCCACGTACCGGTTCGTGGACCGCCTCAACCGCGGCTGGCACATCGCCTCCGCGGAAGAGCCCGTCCGGTACGCGATCGACTGGGCCGGGCTGCGGCCGGGCCGCCCCGAGGAACCGCTGACGCTGGAGGAACTGGAGGCGCAGCACGGGCCGCTGCGCCCGGTCGGGCCGAGCGACCCGAGCGACGACCTGGTGCTGCGCGGGGCACTCGCCGACGCCGGGGTGAAGGCGGCCGGCTCGGTGCTCGTCGCCCTGTTCCGCCTGGCCGTCGAGTACAAGCGCAGTTCGTCGCCACGCGGCTACGAGGGCGGTTCGCTGGTCGCGGGCCGTGAGGGCTCCTGGGAGTCGGAGGCGCTCTACCGGCTCGCGTGGACGATCGGCGGCGATCTGGACGACAAGCCGAAGCGGTACAGCGAGGAGTGCGTCACCTCCGTCATCTCGGTGCTGCGCGCGTGGACGCAGAACCCGAAGCGGTACGTGGAGGTCGCCGAGACCCTGGCCTGCGAGTTCTCGAAGGTCGCCGATGAGCAAGGCGGGTGGAGCAAGGTCGCGGACAAGCCGTTCCAGCCGTCCACGAAGGTGGGGCGGCACCCGGCGGACACGATCGAAGCCGTCTACTACTACCTGATGTCGCAGTCGGCCCAACCCGTTCTGGAACGGGATGACTTCATGTAGTCGATCACCGAGTACAGTCAGTACAGGCCCGGTACCGCATCCCCCGTCGGTACCGGGCCGTTCGGTGCCCACCGCAGATACCACTGCGCCGGACGCTGGTACTCGTCCAGTTCGGCCCGGACCGTGCCGCGCGGCAGGTCGAAGCGGTCATCGAGCTTGCGGGCCAAGGCGTGCAGGCGCTTGGCGCGGTTAGCGACCGCCATCGCGGGTCATCCCGTAGACGATCTGCACCTTCGTGCCGGTCATCGCGGAGGCGGCGGCCTCGTCGCCGGCGTCGAGCTTCTTATGCAGCTCGGCGAGCCACTCCGCCTTCTCCACGATCTTCGCCTTCGCCTGCTCGTTCTCCAGCCGGTCGAGCGGGAACAGCAGGCGCCCGGCCGAGTGGTCTTGGGCAAAGGCGGTGATGAGCTGGTGGAGCCGCGCGGGATCGGCGTTGGGCGGCGCGAAGCGCCGTACGGCCCGACCGTCTTCGTCCCGTTCCACGTCGCCCACAGCGTTCAGGACGGGTTTCGTCAGGCGGCGCTGGAACGCCTCAAGGCAGGTCCGGACCTGCCATGCCTTGTCGTCGGCGTACGCCCAGTTCCCGTCCTCGACGGCACCCAGGAATCGGGAGAGCACATCCAACATCGTGGCGAAGTCATCGGCGAGGTTCTTCTCCTCGTCCGTGCCGTCCATCAGCTCGTACACCGTAGGCCCGTCGCTCACTGCCCGCCCCGCCCCTTTGCCGTCTGGAAGTTGAGTGCCGCCAGTCTGGCACGGCTAGGCTGTCGGGCAGGCCCGGTACCGCATCCCCCGTCGGTACCGGGCCGTTCGGTGCCCGCCGCTCAGACGGGTGAGCGGCTACGGATGGGCAGGGAGCAGGGTGAGACGGACGCTGCGGCCCTCCAGGTGGAAGCTGAACGGGGCCACAATCTCCGCGCCGACGTTCTCGACCAGCCATGCGTCGTCGCCGTCCTGACCGCAGCGCACGTACAGGTGGCCGTCGAGTTCCACGAGCAGCACGGCGCGCTCCAGGCGCTCGCGGACGTGGTCGGCGAAGGCGCGCTTGCCCTTCTCCCAGGCGTCGCGGACGTGTTTGTGCACGGTGGGCAGCTTGTGCGGCACCAGCGGCCAGGCGTAGCCGGGGCCGGGCCGGCGGGCGACCCGGAAGCCCTGCCAGGCACCGAAACCGCCCTCGGGGAGGCCGCAGTCGCGGGCCAGGTCGGCCCACCGGTTCGCCTTGATGTGGCGGCGGCAGCGCTCGCACGCCTTCCAGAGCATCGCGGCGATGGGCAGGCCGATCTTGATGCCGGAGCCGGGGACGAGTTCGCGGGAGTCCTCGGCCTGGCCGGCCGGGAAAGCCCACACCACCGGCGGCGACTCAAGGCCGACGAGCGGGCCGTTAGGGCAGAAGTCGCAGGCGGCTCCCGCATTCTCCAGGTTCATTGGCTCGGCGACCGCGGCCTCGTCGCGGGGAGCCGGGACACCAGTGATCGCTTCGAAAACCGTGTTGGGTTCCATGTCCTGCATAACTACCGGGGGCACCCCCAGGTGCGGACTACGCGTCGGCCGCGTCGATGCGGCCGGAGCTCCGGCCGACCTTCGGGGTCGGCTCGCGGTCGGCAGGCGCGGAGCGGCTGCGGTGGGCGATGTGCAGGCCCGGCTGCGGCCACCGGTAGGCGCGGTGCACCGTGCCGTCCCCGAGGTTGATGTCAACGTGGTAGGCGACAGTGCCGTCGGGGTGGTCCAGGCGGGCCCTGACGGGGGCATACAAGATTTTCTCGCGGCCGCGGATACGGACACTGACGTACAGGGCCGGGGTGTCGCCTGCGGGCCAGCGCCAGACGCGCGGCCGCGGGCCGTCCTCCTCACGCCACGGCGGTACCTGCTCCGGCTCTTCGATCTCGTGCACGGGTCCAGTGTGCCAACCCGCAGCTCGGACCGGATCAGGCGCTCCGGCCGCGCACGACGATGACCTGCGGCACGCCGCCTTGCTCGTCCTCGCGCTGGCGCAGTTCGTCGTCTACGGCGCGACGGAGGGGTTCGAGGCGGGTCGGCATCGGCGACCACTCCGGTACTTCGGTACCGGCCTGGGGCGCGTTGCGCTCCTTCAGGAGCTGCTCCATCTCGTCGTTCAGGGCTTCGGCCGCGCGGAAGAAGACGCGCTGGACGCCGCGGGGCCGAAGCCGCATGCCGGGCGGCTCCACGACGCTCGTGCCGTCGGGGAGGCGCCGGGTGTTGTGCTCCAGGGACACCCACAGGTGCTTGACGGCGTTCTGCTCGTGCTGCCGGTCCTGCTGGTGCCGCTTGGTGAGCTGTTCCCGCAGCGGAAGGTAGGCGTTGAGGGCGTCACGGGTTGCGGAGGACAGCTCCCATTCCTCCATGGGTGGCGGTTCGGCCATCCGTCCTTGCCGGGGCCGCTGGATGCGGACGGTGGACAGGTCTCGTGCGAGGTGGGCGACGTGCTGTTTGGCGAGCGTGCCTGAGCTGGCGCCGGTGTCGAGAACTATGCCGTACATGGCGAGGAACCTGACCCGGAATGGTTCGCTGATCGACCGGTTGACCTGTCCCTGGAAGTGCTCCAGGAGCAGCGCGCGGGAGGTGGGCGGGACGACCGGGGCCAGCTCTGGGGCGGGCGGCATCTCAGGGCGTTTGAACGGGACGCCGGCGTGCTGGGCGATTATTTCCATGGCCCGGATGCGGGCGCGGAGCTGTGCGTCGGATTCCTCGGCGGTCTTGCGGTCGCCACGGACTTTGCCGCTGCGGGCCAGGCGCAGGAATTCGTTCACCGATTCGGGCCCGAGCAGGGTTGCCAGGTCGTCGTAGGCGTCCGGGGTGAGGCCGTGCTTCTCCATGGCCCGGTAGAAGGCGCCTTCGAGGGCTCGTAGGTGCTTCTTGCGGGAGGCGCCCATTTGCTCGGGGGGAAGCTGGCACAGGGCATCCACGGCGCGGCTGAGGGCCATCAGGGACGGCGCGGCGAGCTGCTGCGGGGCGGTGGACATGCCCCCATGATGACGTGTGCCGAGCCAGCGGGCTGTACTGTTCCCCGCCTTGCGGGGTTTAGTCCTGTTTCGCGCCGTTCTTCTGGGTTGCGGTTTCTTTCCAGTGGCACCACGGGCAGATGAGCTTGGCGTGGGCGCCGTAGCGCACTGTGAGGCCGCGGCAGCGCACACAGAAACCGACCTGCCGCGGCTGGCAGCCCAAGATCATCGCCGCCGATGCCCGGTCCATGTCCGGGGGCAGGCGTCTGGGCGCATCGTTCATGATTGCGAATCTACGTCGGGAGCTGCCAGCGGGCCGGTCAGGCTATGAGTCCGCGGCGGCGGACGTGCGGCTCGTAGACGGCCAGGAGGATGCCTTCGGCCCGGTCCGGCGACTTCATGCCGCGGGCCTTCATCTGCTTCTTCGACTCGACCACGGCGTAGCCGCCGGCGTTGTTGCCGAGGTTTGGGGTGGTGAGCTGGATGGCGGCCTCGCGGTCCACGCGCAGCCGCAGCCGGCCGGTACCGGTGGCCGGATCGGGCTGGAGCAGGGCCCTGGTGGCGAGCCACATCTCGTCGCGTTTCCGGTAGGGCCGCATGGTGGCGCCGGGGTCGTCGCGGTCGGGGGACTCGGAGACCATCACGCCGATGATCTCCGAGTCGTGCTGTCCGTTCTCCCCCCAGACTTCGAGCATGCCCACGGCGCCGTGCCCGAGCCCGTTCTTGTCGATCTTGACGTGCACCTTCGCGGTGGAGCCGAGGGCCTGCGCCAGCCGTTCCGCGGCGTGCACCTCCTCCAAGATCCGCTTGGCGACTTTCACCTGGTTGTCGTTGGCGGAGCCGGACGAGTGGTGACGGTGCTCGATCGCGTCTCCGACGATCCGGTAGATCGTGAACTCATCGCCTCCGTCCGCGGCCACGTCCACGCCGAGGCGTACCCAGGAGCCGCGCTTGACGGTGTGCTTGGCGGTCTCGCCGGGCAGGCCGAGGTCGCACAGCCGCACCCAGCCGGGCCCGGTCGGGTCCTCGTTCCTCTTGGCGTCCTCGACCCAGGTGACCGGGATGACCTTGCCGCCGCCGCCCTTGGGGAACTTCGCGTGGACCTTGGCGATGACGTACGGGTGGTCCTCGCCGTACTCGCGGATCGTGCGGTCGATCCAGTCCTGGTCAGGAAGGTGGACAGCGAGGGAGTGCGGTTCGACGGAGCGCGGGCAGTCCAGGCAGTACGGCACCTTCTCGCCCGTGATGGCGGGGCTGTCGTACGTCGCGATGGGGATGGTGACGGTGCCGGGCTCCTCCGGGTCGTCGCCCTCCTCGCACATCACCTCGAACCACGACCGGGGGTCGTCCATCGCCGGGTTCCCGATGGCCAGGAGCGCCGCTTCGCCGGTGAGGAGATTGTTGGTGCCGTTGCCGATCGAGCGGGCGATACCGCCGGCCTCGTCCACCACGATCAAAAGCTTCGGGTTGCCGTGGATGCCCTGCATCGACGCCTCGTCGTGCGCCTGGGCGGTGAAGCCGTACGCAACGCGCACGTCGTTGCCCCACTGGTCGGGGATCTTCCACTGCACTTCGTCGCAGAAGCCGGGCAGGCCCGCCCGGGAGACGACCTTGCGGATGTGCGGCCACAGCTGGTTCCGTACCTGCCGGAACCGCGTCGCCGTGGTGACGACGAGCATCGTGCCGACCGGGTTCGTCGCTCCGGCCCACGCCACCAAGCGCCCGGCGATGAACGTTTTTCCGACACCGAATCCGGCGGGGACCATCGTGCGCTTGTACTTCGGGACGGCGTCCACGATGTCCCGCTGCTTGCTCCAGATCGATTCACCCAAGCAGTCCTCGATGAACCCGCTGGGGGTGTCGGCCCACAGGCCGTAGAGGGTGCCGGTCTCCCGCTCGACCTCGGCCAGGACGTGCGCGAGGTCCGCGGTGTCGAGGGTCTTGATCGCGGCACGGCGGGCCGCGACCGGGGCGCGCAGCAGGAGGTCAGCTTCGCTGGAGGCGATGCGGGAGCGGATGCCGGAGCGGTTCTCGACGGCGGCCTGTGCAGCGGCCACGGCGGGGGTGGGAGTCTTCGGGGCGGCCATGGGCGCACCGTGCGGCGTGGCGCCTGCTTGCGTCCCGGGCAGTCAGCGGCCCCCGCCCGGTCTCGTGCCTCCGCTGCGGCCACCCTGGGGGAGGTGGGAGCGGCGCGTGATCAGGGGCGGGGGCCGAAGTGGATGGTGGGGCGGCTCCCGAGGGGAGTGGGAGCCGCCCCGTGTGGGGTGACCAACCGATCAACTTGGAGATTGACTTCACCGCCATAGACGGAGTGAGTCCGCCAGGCGTTACAGGCTCTCCGGAAAAATCTTCATGAGGTTCTGTCGGGGTTCACGATGCGGGCCACGATCTTGTGATCGCGGCCGATGGCCTCGGCGAGCTGAGAACGGGACCAGGCGTGGGGGGCGGCGTGCAGCGCCCGTACCGCCTCGTCGCGGATCTCGATGGCGGCCGCGTGCCGGGCCACGGCCGCCTCATACGCGCTGGCAAGCTTCGGCAGCTTCTTGTCCGCGTCCTCGATGAACTTCACCCCGGCGCGGCGGGCCGCGGCCGGCTGCTCGGCTCGCGGCGGCACCTTCTCATCGCGCTTCAGCTTCAAGGCCCGCTGCTGGGCGCGGACCAGACCCTGCCGAGAAATGCCCGCGGAGTAGTACACGCCCCGTGCGGTGGTGTAGAAGCTGAGGCTGTTCATCGCAGCGTCGCGCTCGACCAGCAGGTCGGCGGCATCCTCTTCCGCCCGGTCAACGGCCTCGGCCGCGGCCCGCAACAGTTCCTCCGGCCCGACGATGAGCTTGGCGAACTGCCGCATCACCTTGTTGCGGGCTCTCTTGCGGACAGCATCGAAGTTGCGGCGCTCCAGAGCGGGGACTTTGACCCGGCCGCCGGCGAGCCGCACAGCTTCGTGCGCAGCTTCCAGGTGCGTGACCGCAGCATCGCGGCGCGCTTCGGCGTACTCGTACCGGGCTGCGATCTTCTCGGCCTGCTCCACGACATTGTCGGGGTGGGGGATACCGGCGCGGCGAGCGGCCTTGGCCCGGTCCGCGGGCCACGACGGAGGGCTGATCCAGTTCTCGCGGCCTTTGAGACCTCGGAGTACGTCCATGGCCAGGCGCTTCATCTGGAGGCGCTTGATGCCGAACCGCTCGTGGAGCTGCGGGGTGTACTCGTACAGGGCCGCGGAGGCGATGAGTTCCTTGCGCTCTTCCTTCAGCGCGGACAGTTCCATGTGCGCCTGGTCGCGGATCTCCTCGGCGGCGGCGCGCCGCTCGAAGGGGTCCTTCACGCTGGCGAGTTCTTCGTTGACCTCGTCCTGGGCCTTCTGGCGAAGCTGCTCGTAGTCGGTGGTCATGGTGTTTCCCGTTTCCGGGTGCGCGCCGCGGGGCGCTGGTGGCAGGGGCCGCCCCTAGCCGTTCGTCCTTCTCCTGAAAATGTACACCACGTCCGCTTCGGAGAGGCTGGGCGACCGAGCGCGCGCGTTCCGGTCGCCGCCTGAGAGGGTCGGCTTCAGGCGGGGGCGTCGTCCCCGCCGAGTTCGTCATCGAGCCAGTACTCGTAGGTCGCGTCGGCTGTGCCGTCGGAGCACATCCAGTCGCCCGGGTGTCGGCCGCCGAGGAGGGCAGCCAGCTCTTGGCAGGTGGCCGGGCGGCACCGGTCATCGCAGATGTGACCATCGCTCATGCCCACCACGATCACACCAAGCGATCATGGCGACCTGGCCGACACGCACCTAACGCTTCCGGATCGGCTGGCAGGAGTAACGCGCGCGCTGCTCGGCGCGCGTGCACAGCCGCAGCACGTACAGCGTGCGGGAGGCGAGGGTCACGCTGAAGCCGTTGCGCTTCTCCTCACCCGCCGCGCCGCGGACCATCCACCCGGCGCTGACGGGCACGGCCCGGCCAGTGACGCGCCACCCGCCGACGGAAAAGCAGCCCAACCGCCGGCCGAAGTCGCGGTACCAATGCCCGGTGCACGTCAGTGTGTGACCGACGGCGCTCATGATGCCGATGGTGAGGCGGGCGACGCTGAGGGTGGCGCCGATGGTGCGGGGCTGGCCTGTCTCATAGCTCCGTACCGGGCCGACGGCGAGGCGGGAGCCGCCGCGCCACATCAGGAGGTGCCAGCGGTAGGTGAGCGGGGTGGCGCGGGCCTTCATCGGGAGCCTCCGGCGGGGGTGACGCGACTGCGGGTGCCGTCGGGGTGCAGGGCGTAGTGGGCGCCGTTCGGGTAGCGGACGGTCATCTCGCCGGGGAGCATCGGGCGGCGCACCTTCCAGCCCTCGCTGTACGACTCCCGCGGATGATCCTCGAACCACATGTTGCAGATGGTGCACACCAGGAGCAGGTTCTGCGGCTGGTTGATCCACTCCTCGCGGGCGCCGCCCATGCCGCGGTTGACGCGGTGGTGGATCGTCAGGGAGCGGGGGCTGTCGCAGCGTACGCAGCGCCCGCCGTCGCGCAGATGCACGAGCTGGCGGACGACGTCCGTCGGGCCCGTACGGCGTCGAGTGGCCACGGCGGTGTTCTCCGTCCTGCTCCCGCGCGCTGGGCCGGGGTTGGCCGCGGGGAGAGCGGCGAGAGCGAGGACGGGAACATGCACGTCAGGCAGCGCTACCGTCCCGGGCGCCGTCGGTGGCCTCCTGGCGTTGGCGGTCGTAGGCGGCGGTGAGCGCGTCGAGGAGTTCGACGGCGTACGGGATCGGGACGTAGGAGACGGCCACGTGGCCGTCGTCCGGGTTCTCGCTGAGGCGGACCTCGTACTCGGAGCCGCTGGTCTCGTCGTCGTAGAAGTACGAGCCGGGCCCGCAGTCCTCCAGCGCTTCGTCGGCGTTGTCGAACCAGCCGATCCCGAAGACCTCATCGACGGCTTCGGCGATGACCGCGTTGGGGACGTGGTCCAGCTCGATCGTGGCGCGGCGGTCGTCATCGATGCAGATCCGGCCGTCACCGAGACCGTCGGCCTGGGCGATGTCGAGGGTCGCCGGGCAGCAGTAGGGCGGGGTCTTGCTGTAGTCGAGGCCCGGCAGGGCCAGGCGCAGCGCGTTGACTGCGCGGTCCTGGAGGTGGTCGGAGGCTTCCTTCCACTCTTCGAGGGCCTTCATCACGGTGGGCTTCATGTGCTCTGTTCCGTTCGTTCGTGCCGGGCGCGCCGAGGGGTTCGGCGGTCCGGCCTGGAGCGGGGTCGAGCTGGAAGGTGCCGGCGAGCAGAGTTTGCGTCCCGGGATGAGGCCGCTTGTCGGCCGAGAACTTTCCGGTGTCCACGACGCGGCCCGCGGCAGTGCACTTGCCTGGCCACGGGCCTTGTTCGTCTTCTTCCTTCGGTTGTGTTGGGTTCTTCTTGTTTACGTGCGCTCCAGCGCATCAGGCCAGATGCGGTGGAGCGCACGTGACCTGATGCGGTGGAGCGCACGAGGTTTTCACCAGGTGCGCTCCACCGCACTAGGAAACCCTGATGCGCTCCAGCGCACCTGGATTGTTTTCGCAGGTCACACGCGGTCCGTCCGGCGGAGGCCGAACCGGGACGAGATCAAGCCGCCGAGGAGGCGGCGCCGCGGTTTGGTGCTGACGACGATGTCGGGAACGGCCCGAGCCGGGCCGTCGGGCGCAGCTGGCCTTTCAGACTCCTCGGGCGCCGGCGCGGTGGGCGTCTCCTCAGCGGACGCCGAACCCTGCCCTTCGACGGGCGCGTGGGCTCGCGCGTACAACAGGCCGCACAGCCGCTCGTACTCGGTGCGCGCGGAACCCGTCGCATGGACCTCCGCGCCGCGCACGAGCCACCGCTGCACGCTGCGCCGGTCCACTCCGGCCGCCCGGCCCGCCTCCCCGATCTTCCCGGCCGCGACGAGCGGCGCGACCGCGTCGAGCACCGTCTCGGTGAGCAGTGCCGGACGGCCGATCGGCTTGTAGGTGCTGGGCAGCGTGGGGCGCAGCTCGGCGGGGGACAGGATCGCGGTGATCGCCCGGTTCTTACGCTCGGCCACCTCCAGAGCGTGGACCAGGCGCAGCGCGAGCTGTTCGCCGTTCCGCTTGGTGACCGGCATGACGCCGGCGGAGCGGGCCCGGCGGCCAACCGTGATCCACTTCTGAAGCGCGGAGAGGGAAACGCCGACCTCGTCGGCGGCCTCCGCCCGGGTCTTGCCGCTCTGGACCGCCTTCGCGAGGCGGGCGATGAGCTGCGGGGTCAGGAGGGTCGGACGGCCACGGCCGCGCGAGCTGCTGTTCGTCATGGCGCGGAACGTAGAGCGCCCGGCCGCTTAGTGTCGCCCGCTGCCCGGCGGCCCGGTGCCCGGGACGGTACGGCACGGCGGGCCGCATGGTGCGCGGCCTCCGGGGCGCAGCGGGCGCCCCCGCACCGCGGAGGACCTTTCCGTGCCCCGACCGCACCCGGACGCCGCGCCGGAACGCCCGAGACTGCACCTCGTGCCGGTCCGGCAGAAGGACGCGAAAACGTTCGTCGCTGCCTGGCACCGACATCACCGGCCACCTGCCGGAGCCGTGTTCAGCGTGGGCGCGGCCGACGACGACGGAGTGCTACACGCAGTCGCGATGGTGGGCCGACCGGTGGCCCGGCTGTACGACGACGGCCTGACGCTGGAGGTCACCAGGACCGCGAGCGACGGCACGGCCAACGCGAACAGCTTGCTGTACGGCGCAGCGTGGCGGGCGGCGAAGGCGTTGGGCTACACGCGGCTGATCACGTACACGCAGGCCGGGGAAAGCGGCGCGAGCCTGCGCGGAGCCGGGTGGCGGGTCCTCGCACAGCGACCGCCGCGGCGGGGCTGGGACTGCCCCAGCCGCCCCCGACCATCCCGGGGCGTCGATCAGGTCGCCCGAACCCTGTGGGAAGCCGCGCGGTGAAACAACCCCGTACGGCACTCAGCTCAGGTCTACGCGACAGCGCGCAAGGGCGGTGCGCCGGGCCCTCGGCGGTGCCGTCCCTGCTCGTCCACCACCAGCACAGGCGGGCAAGGGGGGCACGACATGAGATTCGGCCCGATCCAGCGCCACCCGGCATCCCACAGCGGCCGGTAGTCCCCATCCTCCGGCACCGGGGCGGAAGCGGCGCATCGGGTGCAGGTGACGGTAGTGGACTTCGACATCACGGTCCTTTCGAGTAAGCACCCCAGACTATCCAGCCACCAGGGCACCTCTGGAACGCCCCACCAGCCCCACCAGCCTCAACTTCGCGAAGCAACGCCATCGAGCGCAGTCTTTGCGACCACCCACCAGTACGGGCCCGCGCGCCCAGGGCCAAGAGACCGGCGCGCGGGCCCTCGCATGTCCAACCCGACCAGGAGGTCAACCGTTGTTCGCAACCCTCTTCATCCTGCTGTACGGCGCGCATTTACTGTCCGACTACGCACTCCAGACTGATGTACAGGCCGAGCGGAAGGCGCAGCGGAACGCGGCCGGCTGGCGGGCCCTGCTCTCCCACGCAGGGACGCACGTCGTCGCCTCGGCGCTCGCGCTCGGCGCCGGGGCTGCCCTGCTCGGCCTGCCGCTGACGCTGCCCGGGGCGGGCGCGCTGCTCGCCTGGGTGGGCCTCTCGCACGGATTTATCGATCGGCGATGGCCGATCCAGTGGTGGATGGAGAACACCGGCAGCACCGACTTCTTCAAGAAGGGCGGGGCGCCATTCGTAGACCAAACCGCGCACATCACGGCGCTGTTGCTCGGCGCGCTGGTAGCCGCCGCGTGAGTCGGCGGTCGGCTCAGTCCGCGTCAGTGCAGACGAATACGCTGCCCTCCGGCATCCACGCGCACGTCCAGGTCGCGGAGGGTGAACCACCCCACTTCGCTCCACGGCCGGTATGGGCGCTGGCCGCGGGCACGCATGAAGGACACGACGGTGACGAAGCTGCCAGCGGCGCCGCCCTCGCCGTCAGCGACCAGGCGCAGCAGGGCGTCAACGGCGAACGGCGTCACCATCGGGGTGACGATGACCGCGCCGGGCGCGGCCTGCTCCAGCCACGCCGGTGGGACCTCCCGTACGCACGCGGTGGAGATGATCCGGTCGTACGGCGCCCGCTCCGGGTAGCCGGACTCGCCGTCCCCGGCCACGACAAGCGGCACGTCGCGGTCGCCCCTGTACTGACGCAGCGTCCGTGCAGCGCGCTCCGCGATGTCCGGCTGGATCTCCATGCTCACCACGTTCGTCGCGCCGACGCGTGCGGCGAGCAGCACGGCGTTGTACCCGGTGCCGGTGCCGATCTCCAGCACCGTGTCGCCTTCCTGCGGGTCGAGGTGGTGCAACATCTTGACCACGACCGACGAGCAGGAGATCGAGCTGGTGAACTCGCTCGACTCCGCGGGGCCATCGGGCCGTACGGCGCCGTCCTCGATCTGCGTGATCAGAGGCGTCGTCGGCTCGTACACGGCCCCCAACCACCCCTCCGGGTCAGCCGTGCGGTCCAGCAGCGGGTGCGGGCCCGCCTCGCCCTTGGGACGCGGCCGCCATACCCGGTCCGGCACGAAGTGCTCCCGCGGCACCGCCAGGAACGCCTCCCGCAGCCACGGCCGGTCCGTGAAGTACCCGCCGCTGAACCCGTCGATCTGCCGGGCGCAGCGCTCGCGCAACTCGGTCGCGTCCATCGGTTCCCCGTCATCACTGGCCGGGCGCGCCGCCACCCATCTTGTCCTCGTCCGAGCCCTGCCCCTCCCCGTCACCGGTGTCCGGCTGCCCGGTGTCCTTGATCTCGGTGTCGTCGCTCTGGGGGTTGTCCCGGTCCCCGTTGGTACCCGGCATGGCGCGCTCCTGCCGAAGAGGGGGTGGCTGGCCGCCGAAGGCGTCGTCCCCCAACGTAGCCGCCTACTGGCGGGTCGTTACCGGGCTGGCGCCGACCGGTCCGCCCGCCGGCCTCGGTACACGGCCACGAGCGCCGCCACCGGTTCGCTCACGAAGCCATCGGCTTCCTCCAGCGCTTCGTCCGGCATCGGGTCACTGGGGTCGTACCCGAGCGCGGGGCGCCCGGCGAGATGTCCGCACAACGCGTTCAGCCGGTCCAGGAGGGCCGCCCGGCGGGCCTGCTCGGCGTCCAGAGCACGCCACCATTCGTAGCGGCCGGACGCGGCATCCGGGCGCGGCGGCAGGCTGCGGCGCAGCGCGTCCGCGCGGCTGCTCAGGGCATTCCATACGGGCACCAGCAATCGCCGGGCCAAGGCGTCCAGCTCGGGGCCGTCGAGGAGCGTGGGCGTGCTCACCGTCATGTGCTCCAGCCTCGCAGCGACCACTGACAACGGCGCGCGCCCCGGGCGGTGGGTACACCGTCCGGGGCGCGGCACTGCTCCCTGCGGGTCAGCCGGTGCCGCCGACCGCCCCACCGGTCGTGGTGCCGACGGTGTCGCCCTCCGGCGGCCGGGACGGCACAGCGGTCATGCCGCCCGAGATACCGCCGCTCTGGTGCTGGCACTCCATGTCGTACAGCAGGCAGCCGTCGGGTGTGGTCGGCTCGGCACTGGGCCGCAGCGTCGGCGGGCGGCTCGGTTCGATGGTGGGCCGGGGAGGCTGGGGCGTCGGCTTCGGGGCGGGCGCGCTGCCACTGCCACCGAAGACGGCGAGCGCGGCGATCATGACGCCGATGATGACGAAGACGGCACCGGCGACCAGGGCGATGGTGCGCCCGGAGGGCGGGGAGTCGGACATGGGCACCTTCCTGTCGGAGAACGAATCCGCGGAAGGGTGCACGGCCGGGGCGCCTTGTGGCTCGGGCGCCCCGGCGGCCGGTCAGCGGATTCGGGGCGCCGGGGCGGCCGGACGGGGGGCGGGCGCGGCCGGAACCTTCGGCGCGGGCGCGGCGGGCGCCTTCGGGTTCTTCGCGGCCGGGGCCTTCGGGCTCTTCACCGTGCCGCCCGGCTTCTTCTCGGCCTTCACCGACCCGGAGGCGGGCCCGGGGTTGGTGTCGGCTCCGACCGCCCTACCGTCACCGGAGCCGTACAGCACGCACGGGCGCACGCCGTCCAGCACGATTTCCACGGCCCCGTTGCGGGACACGCGACAGGACGGCATTCCGTCGTCGCGAGTGCCGCACGATGCGAGCAGGGTCAGCCCGATGAACGCGATCACGGACGCGGCGGCGGCCGGGAGCAGGCGGGGGTGGCGGGGCAGTGCGGACTTCACGGGCGGCCTTTCGAGAGGAACGGTCGGGCGTGCCGCTACATGAGCGGCTGGGCGTCGGCTTCCGCGTAGTGCGGATCGCCGGGGAAGTGGCCCCACTTGTCGGGGACGAGGACCTGCCACACGGCCACGTCAGGGCCGGACTCGGCGCGGGCGGCCGTGCACCGGGAGGTATCGGTGACGCGCCACAGGCGGACGACGTAGCCACCTTCCAGCACCTCGTCCAGTTCCATGCCGTCGGCGGGGTCCAGCCCATCGGCGACGAGCTGGTCGGCGGCGCCCGTGATGACGGCATAGGCAACCCGGTCGGGGAGCCCGGTCGTCGCAAGCTCGTAGGCACGGCCGGGCCGGGCGGCCAAGCCGACGCTGTATGCGAACGGCGGCTCGACCCCGTCGGGATCGAACACCCACTTCACGGGCACGCGGTGCGGGAACCGGGTTGGGCTGGTCGGATCGGCGAGCGCGAAGTTCGTGTTGTCGTCGTAGAGGGTCATGCGGTGTGAGTCCTTCGCAGCGAGGCGGGATGGGCGGGACGCGCGACCGACGCCGGCGTGGGGACGGGCCGCGCGAGTATCCGCGTGGACACCTCCGTCATCCAGGCCCGGAACGCGTCGGGCGCACCACAGCCGGCCCGCTCCACTACCGTCCACACCTGCGCGGCCGTCGCCATGCCCGGCAGGCTGTTCTCCGAGGCGGGCAGCAGCGGGCCGGGCGGGAACCGCACGCCGAGCGCGGCGGCCAGGTCCCGCGTGAACCACACCGGCTCGCCGCCGCGCACCCGTACGCGCACCGGGGCGGCGTCGTAGTGGAAGACGCGGGTGGTCGGCGGCATCGGGGAATTCTCCTGTCGGGTCGCTGCTGGGAGGTAGACGGTGCGGGGGTGGTGATCCGTTACGCCCCGGCCGCAGCGCGCGGCCGGGGCGCACGGGGGCAGATGGTTACTGCGCCCACTTCCCGGAACGCTCGAACTCGCCGGTGGCGAGATCCACGACCAGGCGGTCACCGTGCTGAGGCGGGTTGTCGGCAGCGATGTCCGTCAGCATCTCCCGGAACACCTCGTCCAGGGCGGCGTACTCGTCGTCCTCGTCGGCGTCGGGGGAGTCCTCGAACGGAGCGACCGAGCCGTCCTCGTGGTGCAGGTAGACACGCGACTCGTCCCAGAACACGCCGTTCGCGAAAGGCCCGTCCGTCACGAACTCCACGCGAGCGACAGGGGGCGCTTCGGCCGGGGGGACGAAGAAGAGGGCGCGCAGCACGTCCACGAACTGGCTCTCGCGGCGGCGGATGGCCTCCGCCCGGAAGGCGGAGGCGGCGGCGGTCACCTGCTCCAGCGACCAGTGCGCGGTCGCCTGCCGTATGTCGTCGGGGACGGCGAACGACGTGGGGGCCAGCCGCGCCGAGGTGATACCGCCGTCGGCGAGCGTGACCACGGTGCCCGAAGCGGGCTCGGTGACGGCGGCCAGGGCGGTACGGGGCGCAGGAACGGCGGCGGCCGGGGTGCGGGTGACGCCGATTTCGATGGAGTCGCGCAGGTTCATGAGGGGGTTCCCTTCAGGGGCCGGGGCGCAGCGCGGCCACGCCCCGGCGGGTGGTCAGATGGCGGGGACGACGACGCGCAGGGTGTCGCCGGTCTGCGGCGGGTCGAACGCACTGATCTCGACCAGAGCGTCAGCGACCCACGAGCCCTCGAAGTCGAGCGGGTACTCCACGCCGTCCGGGGAGTCGGTGAAGTAGACGGTGGCGCCCCACGTGGCCCAGGCCGGGCCGTTGTCGTACTCGGTGATGCGGAAGCCGACGGCGGCCGGGCGGCGGGCGGGGGCCAGATCATCGAACCAGAACTTCAGGCCCTCGCGGAGATCGATCAGCAGCTTCCCGTACTCGCACCGGGGCGGCGTTGCGTCGGCGGCCCACAGCCGGTCAGCGGCGCACAGATCGCATGCGTTGGCGTCGTATGGGTTGGTGCCCCCGCAGGGGCAGCGCCACATCAGACCGGCGTTGACCGCACTCTCGATGACCGCGTTCTCCTCGGAAGCGGAGGTGGCGATCATCAGGCGTTGGAGAACAACGGCAACGTCGGCGGGCGTGGTGGTCATGCTGGGGAAGTCCTTCCGGTAGCCGCCCGGCGTACGGCCGGGCGGGATCGGTGATCAGGTAAGGAGCAGCTGCGGCACGGGTGGCAGCTCCGGGGCGCTGCCGCACTCGGGGGATGCGGCCTGCTCGCGGCGGAGGTCGTTGAAGTAGCCGTACTCAGGGATTCCGGGGTGGGACTCTTCCGCGAGGTACAGCACGTCCGGCGGGGTGTCGTCCCATCCGGCCTGTTCGGCGAACCACTCGCGGAAGGACGGCAGGTGCAGCAGCGTGCGGCCCGCGTCGGGCAGATCAGAGCCGTTGACGACGAAGGCGTACGGTTTCTCGCCGTCGTGCCGCTCCGGCCCGGCGAACGTCAGGGTGAAGGCGTTGCCGGGGACCGGCGGGCCGACGAGTTCCCGCAGGCATGCCGCGAGGGAGTCGAGGAATTCGTCCGCCTCGGTGAGGTTGTCGAACCGCTTCTCGTCGTACCGGGGGTACTCACTGTCGAGCACGTCGCCATCCTCGTTGAGGTAGGGAGCCAGGTTCGCGGCGTGCCGGGCGGCCAAGGCGTCGTAGCGGGCGAGCCAGGGGTGTATCTCGCCGATGAGGTCGATGGTGTCGTTTGCGTTCATGGCGGTGGTGGGTACCGGGGGCCGGGGCCTTGCGTCCGGGGCGCAGATGCTGGCCCCCGGCCGGCATGGGGACTGAGGTGGCGGGGCGCGCCCACCGGCGCGCCCCGGGGCGGGTCAGGTGGCGTCGGCAGCCGCCATGTACTCCTCTTCGAACCGGTCGTACGCACGCCATATGACGCTTTCCTCGGCCCATCCGTAGGCGCTTGCGAGCGCGAGCAGGTTGCCGACCAGGAGCACGAGGTCACGCACGGGCTGTTCGACGTGATCGGTGAAGCCGGAAGGGCTGACGCGCATGTCGTGCAGGTCGTGGATGTCGTCGGGGCCGAGGTGGTATTCGTCGGCCAGGTGGAAGGCATCGGCGACGGCATCGCTGGTCGCCTCGTGAATCAGTTCAGCGGCGTTCGTGTGCTTGCTGCGCTGGTCGCGGGTGAGGGTGCCCAGGGCGCGCAGCGCGGCGCGTCCGGCCTTGGCCGACGGCACGGGGGTGCGGGCCCCGTGGGGGTGCGCGAGGTTCGCGCGGATCGCGGTCAGGGTGCGGGTGCCGGGGTTGTCGGACAGTTCCTTGGTGAGGGCATCGGCGGCGGTGGCGTAGCGCCACGGCTTGGAGTCGCCGATGTAGCCGTGGTTCCAGATGTCGCGGTAGGCGGCGCGCGCTTCGAGTTCGGCGGCGACGTACTCAAGGTGGGTGGGGATCGCGCTCATGGTGCTGCTCCGTGCGGTGTCGTCTGGTCGGGTTGGTGAGGGTGGGGGCGGGAGCGGCTTGTGGCGCGCGCTCCCGCCCGGTGCGGGTCGTCAGCCCTGGTCGATCGAGGTCTGGCCGGACGCGATGGCCTGCACCTCGGCGAAGGTGAGTTCCGGGGCCGGGTTGGCGAGCGTGGCCATGGCCCACGCGAACGCCTGCCGCTCCTGCTCAGGGGTCGGGTTGTACTTGGCGCGCAGCGACTCGATCTCTTCCGAGGCCCCGTCCAGGAAGGCGAACCAGGCGGAGTGCGGGCCGTCTTCACGCCAGCGTTCCTGTGCCAGTGCCAGGGCGTGACCGGCGCTCACGGCGGCGGGGAAGTCGTAGCGGGACAGGCCGCGTGCGGTGAGTTGCTGGTCGGTGGTGGCCCAGTCCTGTCCGGCGCGCAGTTGCGAGGTGCGCACCACGGAGTGGACGGGCAGGTCCGCCCACTGCTCCCCAGTCAGCGGAGACTCGGTGTGCCAGAGCACCTGCCAGGATGACGGGCGCTTGTCGAGTACGACCGGCGCGGGCCGTACGGACGCCGTGGCGAGCACGTCACGCGCTTCGGTCACCAGGGCATCCCAACGGGCCAGGTCCAGCTTCCCGGCGGTGGCGAGCCGGTTGATGTGCGCCCACACTGTGTTGAAGCCGTCGGCGGTCGCCCACTCCTCTGGGTCATCGTCGGCGTTCCAGGCGAGCCGCTGACCGGGTTCGGCGCCGATCTGCCCCCACACCTCCCCGCAGGTGAAGTGCGGGCCGCCCTCTACCACGGTCTGGATCGCGTTCTCCTGGTAGCCGTTGACGATCTCGGCGGCGGCCGGGTGCAGCGCGGCGAAGAGCCGGGCGGCGTTGGCGTACTGGAGTTCCGCTTCCGCCGGGGACAGCTTGAAGGCGGGTGCCGTCTTCGGCGTGGCCGTCGGGGCGGTGGCGCGTTCGGCCAGGGCTGCGGCCACCCGCTTGCCGGTCCAGGTGAGCACGCACCAGTTGAAGCCGCCCCTGCGGTTGGTGACCTCACGGATCAGGCGCCTGCGGTGGAGGGCGTCCTTCGTGCGGTCGTGCACGCTGTACGGCACGCGGCCGTCCTCTGCGTTGGCAGTGGCGATGATCGCGTTGCGGGCGTTCTTGTTGAGGCCGGAGATGATCTCGCGGATGTACGCGGACACAGGTGTCCCTTCGGTTGGGTTGGAGCGTTGGTGTTGGTCCGGCTCGCTCGTGCCGGACCAACAAGGAAAACTGTACACCACGTCCGAGCGTGGTCAGGCGGGAACGCCAACTCCCACTTCCCGCAGATGCTCAGCCGCAGCGCCGCGCGCCCCATCCCGGGACGGCACGCTCACCCGCCACCCGCACGAGCAGGCGCCCACCGACGACCCGTCGTACGTCCACCCGCCGTTGACCCCCACTGTGTCCGGGCCCCCCTTACCCCACCGGTCCGCAGGCTTCGACCATCCGCGCGGCTCCGACGTACGGATCAGATGCCGGGCCTCCGGCGCGCACAGCAACCGCAACCCGGCGTCCGCCACGGCGGCCACCCGCGCCGAATCCCACGCCGAACCCTCCAGCCGCACGGACAGAACCACCAGGCCGGCATCGCGCACCTCCACCCGCCCGTCCGGCCATACCCGGGCGGACGCACCGGGCACACTCCAGCCCACCGACCCATCCGACTGCCGGGGCACCCCGTTGGCGTGCGTCCGCGTCATCCGGGCCAGCACTCGCACCGACCCGGGCGCAAAAGCCGGATTGCGGTGGTCGGCGCGCTCCGGCGCGTACTGGACGATGGCAGCCAGCCACCTTCCGGCGTACGGGTACGCGGCCGGGCGCAGCGTCACCAGGGCCGCCCGACCCCCGTCGCGGGTCGGCACGCGGGCCGGGACGGACGCGCGCACGAACTCTCGCCCCCCGCCCCGGGCCGCGTACTTGCGCAACCGCACGGGGCCGTGCGGAAAGTGGTGAACGATGGTCTCGCGGTCGGCGAGGAAGATCGGGGGCATGGAGACTCCAAGGGGTCAGGCGTCGTAGAAGTGGCTGATCACGGTCCTCGGTCAGGACTCGCAGGGCTGGGGGTGGACGCGGGCGCGGGCGCGCTCCAGCACATCGGTGCGGCGGCCGGGCGGGATCGGCGCGTAGTGGGCGCAGTAGTCGTACGGGCCGTCCCCCGGGGCGGGAAGACGGTGCACAGAGAGCACGCCGTCCGGGTGCGCGGCCGTCGGCTCGGTGATCTCGAAGCGAATGCGAGTGCGGCCCATCCGGCGGACCCACGCGTACGTCACGCCGTCGTGCTCCGGCACGGCGTAGCGGGCCGGGCCGATGCTCAGCCGGTACCGCGTACAGGCGGTGGGCACGCTCGGGTGGTCATGCTCAGCGCGCCAGTGCCCGCACCGGGCGCAGCACGGCGTACGCGCGGGCCGCTCGCACGGAACGGCCACGTAGACCGGCCCGAGAACGCCGGGGACCATGCCGCCGATCTGCGGCCACGACAGGGTCACCGCGCCGGTGCCGGGCTCCAGGGCGGCGGCCCCGCCGCAGTGCAGTACGGAGGCGAGCAGCGAACGGACCACGGCGCCGGACACGGGCACCGCGGCGCGGTCGCGGTCCGCGTTGGACAGTGCGTACGCGGCCCGGTCGGCGTCGAGCGGGCGGCCGATCGCGTACGGGGCGGCGCTCACTGCTTGCCCCCGTTCGAGGTGGCATCGCTGCGCATCGCTTCAACGGCGCGCTGCGCGTGGTTGAGGTAGGCGCGTAGGGAGGTCGGCTGGACGGGCACGATCCACTCACCGGAGCGCGCGTTATGGAATTCGGTGGTGGCGGCCCCGGCGGACTTCATGGCCACAACGTTCCGGTCGTTGGCCAGATAGGTGAGCGCCAGGTTCAGGAAGTGCTCGATGTCATCGAGCTGAGACTGCTGCTTGCGGGTCAGGCGGGGCATGGCGGGTTCCTTCTGCGGGGCCCGTGTCCCCGGGCCGGCATGGGGCCCGGGGACACGGCGGGCGGTCACTCGGAGACGGGGAGCAGCAGCAGCGCGGCAGGGATGACGAACACCGGTTCGTCCGCCTCCCACACATCGCACTCCGCGCCCCAGTGGGTGTTCTCGGGCGCGGAGAGCGCGACGCGCGGACCGGGCCCGCACACCTCCCGGCCTATGCGGCACGGTGTGCACCGGCAGTCGGGGTTTTCCGGGCGTGGGTCGGCGACGTACGGGGACTTCACCCACGTCGTCCCCTGAGTCGTGCGGCCGGGGGTGGGGAACGACGCGAACGACGCAACCACCAGGTCACCGGCGCGCACGTCGCGGGCGAGCATGGGCCGGGCGGCCGACTCGTACGCCCCGGGCGGCAGAGCCGCGAAGTGGTGGTTCGTCGGGCGGGAACGGACGATCAGCGGCGTACGGGACGGGTCGATGTCGAAGAGCACGCCCCGGTGCTCCGCGCGTTCGCGGGTGAGCAGCTGCGCCTCCTGGCGGCCCCGCTGGTAGAGGGCATCCAGCGGTTCGGGAAGCGACGCGGAGGCGTCAGCCTCCCGGTACTCGACCGCGCCCCGCGCGAACGCGGCCTGCCCGGCGGTGTGCGGGATGTCCTTGTCGTCCCAGTCATTCCACGGCCACAGGCCGCCGATCAGGTACCGGCCGTACGCGTCCGGGATGACGGTCTCGGGCTCCATCTCGTCGTCTTCGTCGGTGAACGTGAGCGTGCCGGTCTCGGGATCGAACGCGGCCCGGAGGCTGCTCTCATCGCGGTGCAGATCGTTCACGATCAGTTCGGCGGTCGCGCGGGTGAACAGGTGCGCGGAGTACGGCCCCCACGTGTCCGACGTGGGGAGCCCGACGTACGGGCCGTACGCGGTTCCTTCGACGGTGAAGAGCTGGATGCCCGGGGGCGTCCCGTCGGTGCCGGTGGGGTGCAGTGGGGCCGGGGCCGTGGTCATGAGCTGTTCCTTTCGGGAGTTCGGGGAGGGTGCCAGAGCGGCGGGGTTTGTGGCCCGGGGCGCGGCCTCCGCGCCCCGGGCCGGCATGGGGTCAGCGGCGCGGCGGGATGACGGTGAAACCCCGGTTCGCGGCGGCGTCCTCGGCGGGGGTGCGGTCGCGGTTGCTGGTGCCGATGAGCCTGTGGCCCGCGTCGGTGATCAGGTACGAGTCGAGTCCCCACGGGCGATCGAGCACGACCAGGAAGTCACCGTTGTCGTCGGCCCGCGCGAACCCGGGGTCGGTGTGCACGGTCTCGGAGGTGAGGCCGAGTTGGCGTGCCAGATCGGCGCGGGCGGCGGCCAGGGTGGAGCCGCGGGCGATGACCGCGCCCAGTTCCAAGCGGTAGTCGTCGCCGCGCTTGAGCGGGCGGCGGACGGTGACGTTCGGCAGGGGGATGGAGACGGTTTCGACGGTGGCGGGGGCGTATCCGGGCATGGCTGATGGCGCCTTTCTGGTGGGAGTTGAGCGGGGAAGGGGGCCCGGGGCGCCCCGGGCCGGCATGGGGTCAGCGGGTGGCGGACGCGGCGGGAACGGCGTGCTCGATGTGGTACGGCTCGTACATCCGGTGGCGGCCACGGCTGTTGTCCGAAGCCGAGGTGGGCGGCCACCACACGCGCGCCGTGGTGCGGCCGTCGAGCCAGCGCGGCCACAGTTCCATCACCACGCCCGTGGACGTGCCGCCGGGCAGCGTCACGCGGTCGCCTACCGCGAAGCCGGACACGGCGCGCTCCCGTTCGATGCGCACGGGATCGACGCGGCGGAACCCGGTCGCCGGGTCTTCGCAGGTGAGCCAGTCGCCAAGCCACTGGATGCTCACGGAGCCGTCTTCCACGGCGGTCACGGTGCCGCGCTGGAGGACGGCAACGGTCTCTCCGGGCCGGTACCGGCCGCTGTAGTCCGTCGGGGTGTACAGAACGGGGCGCTCCACGAGGTCGCCAACGGCGTACGGGGCGGACGGGCGGTACTCGCGGGGGATGACCAAAGTCGGCTCGTCGCGCTCCCAAAGCGGTGTCTCGCCATCGAGGCAGATGACGCCGTGCATGGGCAGGGGCAGCGCGGTGAACGCGGCGGCGGACTGGTTGGCGGTGCGCAGCTTGCCGGGGGACACCGGGCCGTCGTAGGCGCCAAGTACCAGGTCACCGGCGCGCACCTCGGACGCGGGCAGCAGACGCAGCGCACTCATGTCGGTACCGACGGGCGGAGCCGCGTACGGGTACTCAGTGGGCCGGTTGGTGATGATCAGCGGGTAGAACGCGGCGTCGATGACGGGCACGGGTATGCCTTTCGGTTGGGTTGGAGCGTGGTGTTGGCGCCGCCCGCTCGTGCGGGCCAACAGGGAAAACTGTGAACCGTGTCCGGTGGGGAAGGGGCCCCGGAGCGCCCCTCCCCCACCAGCGGGTCAGCGGCGCACTCGCGCGTCAGCCTGTCCGTCCAGGAATCCGTCGTTGTACGCGGTCACGGCCGCATCACCCGACTTGGCGCCCGCCCCCATGCCGGCCTCGTGCGCGTCACGGCCGCCGCCCTCGTGCACGTCCGCCTGTCCGTCCAGGAAACCGTCGTTGTACGCCGTCACGATCTCGTCGCCCTGGTCGGCCCCGGCGTCCGGGTCCGTGCCGGTGCACGAGCCGAACACGCCCGGGTCACCGCGCCACTCGACACCGACGGAACACCCGGGCGTGCCGACGGTCGCCCCGGCGTTCACGCCGTCGTAGAAGGTGGTGAGCGACGCGGCCACGGCAAGCAGTCCGGTCGCCACGGCGGCAGCCACAGCGGCGCGGGCACGGCAGGTGAAGGGCAGCTTCATCAGGGGTTCTCCGATCGGGGGAGGGTGGGGCGCGGCGGGTGCCGCGCCCCGGGGGGTGGGGGAAGGGCTACGCGGCGGGGGCGTACTCAGCGGTGCGCCTGTAGGTGTTGAGCGCGACGGTCAGGGCCGGGTCGCCGGGGGCGTACACGTACACGGGGCGCAGGCGGCCGTTGATGCGCTTGAGGCGGGTGGCCGGGTCGGCACCGTCGTGCTGGGCGCGGTACGCCTTCACCACGTGCTTGCCGAACGGAGAGGCGTAGCGGTCAACGAACTCCGGCTCGTATCCGAGGAAGCGCAGGAAGGGCTTCACGGTGTGCGTCCGGTTCACCCGGCGGCGGTTGCGGAGTACGGCGGCGGCGTTGCGGCGGCGGGCGCGGCGTTCGGCGGCAGCAGACACAGAGGTCCCCTAAGGCTGGTTGGGAGCGTTCGGCGCGGTACGGGTGCTCGTTCCGTCTGCGCCGTTCGGTGCGAGCACCACACTACATGACCACGGCACAAACTGACAACCACGTCCGAAGGGCGGTAGTCATACCCCCTATAGGGCCGGGAGAAATGGACCCGGTGTTGCGCATCGCGGGACGTGGTGTACAGTTCTGCTTGTTGGTCGGAACGAGCGATCCGGCCAACACCAACGCTCCACACCAACCACCAAAGGGACACTCATGCCCGTCAGCCTGGACAAGCCCACCGACACCCCCGCCGTCGAGAACGCCGACCCCCTGTACCTGACGATCACGCAGCACCCCGACGGCCGAATCGACACGGTCACCATGACCGACACCGAACCGGACCAAGACGACACCTGGTACACCAACATCCGCGCCACCGTGTGGACCCCACTCGCCCCCAAAGACGAAGACGGCATCACCCACGCGGGCAAGATCCTCGATCTGGCCGTAGCTGCTGGCTACCAGTACGAAGACCGCGACCGGTGGGCCGCAGGGGAGCGGCGGGTAGCCGCCTTCCACACCCGCCACAGCCTGGACCGCGCCGCCCTCCGCCGGACGGAGGCAGAAATCATCCGGGCCGGACACCTTGATGTGTACACCAGCACGGTCGGGAGCGAGAGCTACGGGCTCACCATCACCAACGGCCGCGAGGAGTACTACGCCTACCAGGGCTTTGACGGCGACTGGTTCATGGCCACCAGGGATTTGTACGCCAACGACGGCTGGACCTCCATGCCCGGCGTCATTGCCCCCTCCGCCGCCTCACCACGCGTTGCGGCCGCCGCGATCCTCCGCGAGGTCTACAACGGCTACAACGGCTACGACGCCGCGACACCCGCCGTACTGCGCCCCCTGACCCGCGCCCGCGTCGCCTACCTCCAGTGGCGCCGTACGCCGAACTGGCAGAACTTCAAGTTCCGCACCCGCCACCGCTTCAACCGCTACCGCAACCGGATCACCGTCCGTATCAAGCGCGGCTGACCCGCCCGGGGGCGCGCCCACCCCGGCGTGCCCCCGGCCGGCACGGTGCTCCGCGCCCCGTACTGCGGCAGCTGCCCCCCGGCGGTCGCAGTACGGCGCCCGGACCACCGATGCGACCCCAGCCCCCGCGCGCACGCGTAGAACGGTCTCACCGGTTCCACGAATGTTCCTTTTCGCTGGTCAGAGCGTTGCTCTCTGGTCTCACGGCAACCCCTCGTGCGCGCCCGTCCGGCTGGTGTCTGCCCCGGTTTCTCCGGTCTCTTCAGTCCCTCCGTCTTCTGGGAGTTCCTGTGTCTGCTGTTCGTGATGATGAGCGGTCCGCGATGTTCCGGCCGCTCACCGACGTGGCCGAGGTGACGTTCGCGGCGTACTCCGTCACTGCGTCACCCGCGTCCGCCCTCGTGCCCGGTACGCCCAACCCGCGCCGCATGTCCGGTGCGCTGCTGCGGGCCATGCTGATCAACGCCATTGAGTGCGGCGGTGCGCTCTCCATGGACGACGTGAGCAGGACCGTCGGGTTCACCTACGCGTCCGGCACGTTCCACGGGATGGTGCAAGAGGCCCGGCCGCTTCCTACGCCCCGGACGCCGACGTGCGGAACGTGCGGCCAGTGGGAAAGCGAGCACCACAACCCGAACGCCACGGCGTGCGACAAGTTCGATGTCGAGCCGCGCCCGGACACTCCGGCGAATCCTCGGTGCGAGATGTGCAGCCAGCCGGCATCGCACCACGGGCGCCGCTACACCGTGGCGTGCCGCTCGTACATGGGTGAGCCGCAGAGCCCGGAGTACGCGCCGGATGCCGTGGCTAAGGACATGGCGCACCTGGCGGGCCTGCTGAGCAAGGCAGGTATGCGGACCCTGCCCTACCCGGACGCGCGGGGAGCGCTTCGCGTGGACACGGACACCCATCGCATCTCGTGGATCGTCCGGCGGCGGTTGGAGAACCCGCTTTGCCCCGCACACACCCGGCTGCGGTTCTTCGTCCAAAGCGAGGTGGACGGCGAGCGCAGGGGAGCGGGACCACTGACCGCGTCGGAAGTCGTCAGGTTCTTCCGCTAGTCGGCCGTCGCTTCCGCATCGTCCCGCGGCGCCGTGTCGCGGGGCGGTGCGGGGGCCGACGGAGCCCTCATCCCGCCGCTTCCTGCTCTCGGCCGTGCCGCCCGCCGTCGCGGCCGTGTGCGGGGCGCGCCGTAAGCGAGCCCTGCGGGCCATCATCCGCCCGCCTCGTTCTTCTCACTGCTCTGGAGTTCCCGTGTCGTTGCTGCTCCCGTCCGTCATGCCCCACGTGCCCGCCGCGTTCGCGGCCGGTGACCGCGTCACCGTGCTCGGTACGGCGCACACCCGGTCCGAGGAAGGGCGTTGGACGTGCTGCGCCGATTGCCCGGCCGCCTTCACCGACGAGGAGATACGGAAGATGTTCACCCACCCGCCGTTTCTCGCAGAGGCTGGAGTGCCGCTGTTCACCCCGGCGTCCGTTGGCGCCGATGACCCGCTTCCCGGGCGCCCGGTGCGCGACGGCGAGATGCCGTTCGAGCAGGGCCGCGCGTACCTGCTGGCCGGTACCAAGGGCCCATCGTCCAACGCGGTCGTGCCCCTGCCGGAGATGGACGACACGGCGCCCGGACCGTGGGGGCCGGGGCAGCGCACCGTGGATGCCCCGTCGATCAAGAGGTTCCCCCGGGACTGGGAGATGAGCCAGACGGAGACCGGCGTGATCTGGGTCCGCCTCCCCGCGGGCACCGGCACGTACGCGTACATCCCCGCCGACGCCCCCGACTACGCCGCGATCGAGCCGCTGCTGACGGCCGTCGTGCTCGCGATCGCTTCCAGCGTTACCCCCAACTGATCTGCCCGGCCCGGGGCGCGCCCGTCCGGCGCGCCCCGCCGGCCCAGTGCTCCACCCGCCCCCATCCACATTCCGTAAGCCCCTTGGAGAACTCCGCCATGAGCACCGCCGTACCCGCCGTCCGCTACTTCGCCGAGTTCCAGCACGCCGTACAGGTCACCAGCCGTAAGGAGGGCGCCCGCCGCGAGAACTGGGTGACGATCATCGTTCCCCAGCAGAGCCCGGAACCCATAGCCCGGTTCACCGCTCCGTACGTCCCGAACAGCCGCCGCATCGGTCCCGACGACCTGTTGCAGGCCAACGGCTGGCGCGCCGTGGGCCCGTGGGAGTACATCGCCGGGCCGAACTACTCCCGGGCCCGGGTGGAGCCGATGCGTTCGCTGATCACCGCCGGGCAGTCCGCCGTACGCGCTGCGGAGGACCGCGCGTGTGAGGAGACCCTGGTCGCTCTGGAACGCGTTCTGACGTCCCTGCACCCCGAGCAGGGCTCCGCCGACCGGCGCGGCCCGTTCGATGCGGCACTAGCGAACGCTGAGGCCGCAGTGCGGCACGCGAAGAACCGTGCTGAATGGGCGCTGCTGGCCGATGTGGAGCACGCCGTGTCCCGGTTCCTGCATGAGCCGGACGGCGCCACGATGGACCACCCCGCCGTGCGGGCCGTCGTGCTCCTCACCTCGGAGTGCGGCAGCAGGGTCGGTAAGCGGTTCGAGGACCCTGCCGAGCAGCGCACATGGATCGCGTCTGCGGAGCGCCGCGCCTGGGACCGCGCGTTCCTCAGCGGTCTGGAAGCCCTGCGAACGCTCGGCGCAGCCATCAACGGCACGGGCGACGGGCGGGCCCTGGACAAGGCCATGACGGAGTTCACGACGGCCGTGCGGCGCGCCATCCCGTATCAGGCTCTGTACGAGGTCCGGCGCGCCCTGGTGGAGGCCGCACGGGCGTACGGGCTGTTCGTCGTCGGGATGCGTCAGCCGATGCCCGAGAGCGGGTGGGAGTGGGCCCGCCGCATTGGTTCCGCGACGTACCTGTTCGCTGTGACGCCGCCGCTCGTGGAAGGCCCGTACGGGGCCGTGGAGGTCCTGCGCGTCGCCGAGGACGGGACGGCCGGCCCGGTGCGGTACTTCCCGCTGGGCTCCGACGGGGAGCGTCGCCGCGCCGTGGCCGAGGCGCTGTTCCGCATCTGAGTCCGCCATCCGGCCGGGGCGTGTGAGCGCGCGCCCCGGCGTCCCTCTCCTGGAGCATCCCGTGACCAGCATCCCCCGCGTGTCCGCCTTCTACGTCCCCCGCAGCGCCAGCGACGCTCACCGCCGCCTGATCGAGGCTCCGCCCCCGTACGGGGTTGCCTGGGCTCCGCCGACCGGCGCGGATCTCCAGTGGGGCGACCGGATCGTGTTCGGCAGCACGAGCATGAACAGCCGCGTCGAGCCTGGTGGCTGGTCTTCCGCCGCCATCCGCTTCCGCGTGTTCACCGTGTCCGCGTTCCGCACCGAGCCGTCCCGAGCCGAAGCCCTGAGCCTTGTCGGTGGCCATGACGACTTCGAGGCGTCGGGCGCCGAGCTGGGGGAGCTGGCCGAGGAACTGCGGCTCTCCGCCAACCAGCGGTCCGTTCGCCCGCTGCACGTGCCCGCGTGGCTCTCGTTCGTCCTTCGCTGACCCCGCCCGGGGCGGCCCGTCCCCGCCCCGGCCGGCCCGCTGCTCCCTCCCCTCGGCCGTGCCCGTCACGGCCGTGAGCAGGGCGCACCGCGCCCCGCCGTACCCGTACTCACCGCTTGGAGATCCCCCCGTGTCCACCATGTCCTTGAACGCCCCGGTCGTGCAGTCGGCCTTGTTTCCCCCGCCGTCCGCCCCACTGTTCTTCACCGATGGCGACCGCTACGTGTGGACGCACACCGGGGACGTGTGGACCCGCACCAACGGGTCATGGGTGCCGTCCCGGTACGACGGGCTGAACGACGACCAGGACGACGGCACCGGCTGGTGGTCCGACGCCGAGGTGCGCGCGGCCCTGGGCCGGGCCGTCGAGAAGTGGGACGCGCGGCAGCGGTTCGTGCCCGCCGACCCGGGCCCCACCCTGCCGGGCCGGACGCTGCTCGCGTTCCCGCCCCTGCACGACTGCGCGCAGTACGTCACCGAGCATCAGAGTTCGGGGTTGCTCGTGCCGGTGCGGGAACTGGTCGCGGCGCACGACGAGGACGCGGCATACGACATTCCCGGCGTCATCACCGCGGCGGAGGCCGCGCAGGTGCTGTCGGGGATTGTCGCCGAGCATGACCGCGTCCGGGTGCGGTACGACGAGGCCGCGGGACGGGTCTACGTGCGGTACAGCCGGTACGACGCTGAGGGATGGCGGAATGCAGGTCTGCCGTCGCTCGTGACGTGCCTTCACGTGTTCGTACTCGCCGCAGCCCCGTCGGAGGCGTAGCCGTGTCGAACGAGAAGGAGCGCGGCCAGCTCGGCGACATCATGATGCGGGAGTTCGGCGAGTACGCAACCGCGCTCGTCGAGGCCGGGCGTGACTGGGCCGTCGTGTGGCCCACGGCCGCGTGGCCGCCGGAGTCCCGGCTTCGCTGGCTGCACGGCCGGTTTCTCCTCGCCCGGGAGTGCGCGGCCGCGGTCGGGCGCCGCTTCACCGACGCGGAGATCACTCAGTTTCACCGTGAGCATCTGGCCTATCTGGCGGCGTTCCCCGGCGGCACGCCCAGCCTGACCGATGGGTGACCGGCCGGCTCTGTGGCCGGGGGCGGACCGCGTGCAGGCTGTGCTGCGCGCGGACGCCCTGCGGTACGAGCTTGCCCGGCTCCTCGGTGGGCGCGTCGAGCCGAGCGGCACCGTCGAAACCCGCCGCACTCGCATCGCCGTGTCGGCGCCCACCACCCGCTCCGGCCAACTGCTCATCGTCATCCGCCCGCGCGCCCCGCACCGGCCGCCTGTGGCCGTCGAGGTGCCCGCGGAAGGGCTCGACGCGTCCACGGTGGCCGCCGTGGTGCGCGTCGTGTCCCGAACGCCGTGGCGGTCCCGCCTGCGCCTGCTGCGGCCCCGTCTTGCCTTCCCTTTCCGTACTGATCAGGAGTCTCCCGATGACCACTGAACCGCGCGTCGCTCCGCTTCACTCCGTAGACCTGGCTGCCCGGGTCACGACGCTGCTCGCCCGCTCCCTGCCGGAGTACGTACCCGGCGTGGTGCACGAGGGGTTCCGCGTCGAATCCCTCGATACCGTCGAGCCGCGCCGCATGTTCGTCCGGTGGCACGGCGGTACGCCCACCCGGCCGGTCTGGACGCACGGGCCCGCTCTCGGCCGCGAGAAGTACAAGGCGCAGATCGTTGAACGGCTCACCGCCGCTGGGTTCGCGGTGACGAGCGTGCCCGGCCGTACGGACGTGTTCGTGGACGACCGGCCGCACGACACCAGTAGCCCCCGGTTCGCGCCGGTCGCCTCCGACATTCCCGTCACCGCGCCGTGGCTGGTCATGGACTCGTGGACCCGGGTGCACGTGGCGACGGCGGACACCGAGGAAGAAGCCGCGGCCGAAGCGATGCATGCCGAGCGGCGGCACATCCTCGCCGATGCCTGCATGGCCACTGCGCCGAAGCTGTGGGATGCCCTGGAGCGCGCGGACGAGATCCTTGGTGACGGGCTGGCGTGGCTGCGCAGGGAAGTGCGCGAAGTGACCGGTTACGGCCCGCTGGTTCAGTACGAGCGGATAGATGCCTTGGTGGACGTTGCGAACGTGCTCCTGTACGACGAGGTGGAGAGTACGGGGCGCATGGTGGCCTACTCTCTGCCGGAGGAGGACCTGTACCACGTGCAGTGGGTGCCGAAGAGCACCACGCCGGCGGTCGGGCGCTTCCCCGAGTGGCGGCGGCACGCGGACGTGGACGCCGCGATCGCCCTGCTCGCCGACGCTGGGCTTCGCCTGGTCAGGTACGGAGAGTCGATCGGTAAGGGGAGCTACCTGTGTGAGGAGACCGGGCTCATGGTGAGCGCGGTGGCACCCTCGGGCGAGAAGGCGCCCGGTGTCTGTCTGAGCGAGATCGGCACGGATGATGCTGAGGAGCGGGAGCGCGCAGGAGGGGTTCTGCGGGCAGCTGGTTGGCGCGTTGAGCCTGACACGGCGTGGCCTGGTCACTTGCTGGCGTACCCGCCGGCGAAGTAGCCGTAGCCCGGCCCGCTGTTCACCGTGGGAACACCCCGCGCGGGGCCCGGGACTTCCGTCGGGCCCCACCCCCACCATGGCCGGACGTGGTGTACAGTTTCCCTTGTTGGTCCGCACGAGCGAGCGGGACCAACGAACGCTCCCATCAACCAGAAAGGCACACCCGTGTCTCGAACCATTCTCACCGACACCCGCGAACTGCCCTTCACCGCTTCCACTGTCCTCGGCGCCGCGCGCAGCATCCTGGGCCGCGACTGGATGATTCACGCCGCGTACTACGGCATGAGCGGCTCCCTGCGCTCCCACCGCGGGCACAACATCCACTTCGCCGGTATCCGCGGCCACGAGGTGTACGCCGTGGCACTCCTGGACGACGGAACCCGCCGGAAGGTGTCCGCCACCGCAGACACCTTGACCGCCGACGCCATCGGGCGCACGCTCGCCGAACTCGTCACCGGTGACCTGGAAGAAGCGCACGCCAAGGTCAGCCGCACCCGGCTGATAGCCGCCAAGTTCGCCTGCGTCGCCCCCGACCACGCACGCACTCGCTGGTACCACGGCGAAGCGCTCACCACCTGGGAGGTCCCCGGCAGCTACGCCGAGGTCGAGCACAGCACGAAGATCACGCGCGGCGACTACCTGGACGACACCCCCGAGTACGCCGCATCCCACATCGTCTTCCGGCGTCTGACGGTCGAACAGGCCCGTACGGTGCTGCGCGCCATCCGCACCGACAACCGCGACCCGCGCCGCAAGCACCCCGTTTACGGCCCGCTCGCCAAGCAGATGCGGGCCGCCGCTCCTGGCTTGCGCCCTGGGGACACCTACGATCGGCACGGGTACGGCCTGACCACCGTGAGCCTGTTCGTGGACAACGTGGTGGACGTGGACCTGCACCTGCTCTACACGGAAGCGCCGGTCAACCTGACGGTGTGGGGCTCGATGGACAACCAGCTCCGCGCCGCCGCCGCTCTGTAAGCACCCGCCGGGCCGTCCTTCTGCGGCGGCCCGGCCCCCTCCGGTGCGGGGTAGCACGGGAGCGGGAAATCCCGAGCCTGACCTACCCCCACGCGCCGGACACGGTGTACAGTTTTCCTTGTTGGTCCGCACGAGCGAGCGGGACCAACGAACGCTCCCAACCAACCATCGGAGGCACAGCCATGCCCAGCACCCGCACCCGCAAGCGTCCCGCCCGCACCGAGACCAAGAAGCCCTGGCTTGTGATCGAAGAGCAGGTGTGGGCCGCCACCAAGGCTCTGACGGAGAGCGCAGAGCGCACCACCTCCGAGCTGCGCCACCTCGGCCCGTACACCGTCTGGGCCCACCTCGGCTACCGCGCCGACGGCACCGAATTCCTCATCAGCGCCTTCCTGGCCAACCCGCACTGCTGCGTGATCGCCGGGCTCGCCCCCATTGACGCGGACGGCATCCTGTGGCGTCACCGCACGATGCACAGCGACGCGGTCGAGGTCACCACGCACGCGTCCGTGATGGACGCTGCGCACGCCGCCGCCAACGAGGCCGCGCAGCGCGGCGCGTGGGCCGCCGCTGAGACCGAGGACGTCCAGGCCGCGTACGCCGCCACCCCGCGTCCCGTGCTGTGCGAGGCGTGCGGCCGGTAGCACGCGCCCGCCCCGGGGAGGCGCCCGCCGCCTCCCCACCCCGCGGCCCCGCGCCACTCCTGCACCTTCCCTTCACCACGACCGGCCGCGCCAGCCGGCCCGCTTCCCCTCCACCTCCCGGAGCCTGCCGTGACCACACCTCAGTACCTCGCCCACCTGCCCACTCACGCCCGCTCTCAGGCCCTGCGCGCGCTGGAACGCACCCGCCTCAACGACGCCATCGCCGCCGCCTGCAAGGAGCGCCGCACCGCCAAGAACACCGTGCAGCGCCTGAACGAGGCCATCGACCGCGCCCGTACCGAGGCGGGAAAGCTCATCGCGAGCAGATGGCTGTTCCCGCCGTCCCCGGAAGCGGACGCCAGGCGCGCCCAGCTCGCCGCGGAGTGCGTGCAGCTCGCTCGCGAGCACCGGGACGCCTCAGCGCTCAGCGCCGCCGCCGAGGTCGTCTACGAGTCCGCGCGGCTGGAACGGGCGTGGCTGGACCGGCCGGACCCGCGCACGGACGGGCCGATACAGATGCTCGCGACCCCACTTCCGCACTTCAGCCCCAAGGAAGTGACCGCCCCGGGCTACACGGTGATCGTGCTGCACCCCGACCCGCACAGCTTCCCGGCCCTCTTCTGGCGGGAGTTCCACAACGGCACGGTCAACCGCAGCCGCGCCCGCGCGATGCTGATGCGGTGGTCCGAGCGGGAGCAGAGCTACGTGCTGCGCGACCCCCACGGCAGGCTGTACGTCGCCGCGCCCGGCGTGCGCCTGGAACTGACTCCCACGGACATCGCGCCCCCGCACACCGACGGGGATGCTCTGCGCGCCGCTCTCGCCGCGTACGGCTTCCCTGCCTACCGCGACAGCGCAGGCGGACAGACCTGGCTCGTCGTACCGCTCGACCGCAGCACGCCCGAGGCCGACATGTACGAGGTTCCGCACTTCCGCATCATCTCCGACGAGCAGGTTGACCGGCCCGCCTCTCAGCACGTCGAGCGGTGGAGCGCTTCCGCCTACGACGGGGACGGCGAGTGCATCGACGTGCTCGACCCCGCGCCCGTCGGCTCCACGCTCGCCGAGGACTGCGCGTACGTCGCCCGCGCCATCGACGCCTTCGAGATCCCGCGCGTACAGGGCTGACCCGGAGCGCCGCACTGCCCGCCCGCGCTCCGGCACGGGCGGGGGTGTGCGGAACCCCGGTTCCCGCCCATCTCCTTCCTGACTACCGAAAGACTCTCCATGACCACCCTCGACAAGGTCACGCCGCCGGCCGCCGAGGCGATGCTGACCGCACTGCGCAACACCAGCCTGGCCGCCCACTACGACCAGCGCGACGAAGCCGTACTTGCCTACCTGCCGGACACCGACCCCGACAGCCTCACCAGCACCCAGCACGCCATGATCGCCTCGCAGGCGTTCGACGCCCAATGGCCCTTCGAGTGGGCCGGTTTCGAGGCGCACGCATGGGCCCCGGGCGGCCCGTACGGGCTCCAGGAGGTCAAGCGGCTCCACGACACCGCGCACGACCGGCGGGAGACCGCGGCCGAAGAAGCCACGCTGTGCGCGAAGGCGGTCGCCGAGTGGCTGGACGGATGCACCGCCGGGTCCGACATGCTGGCCGCACTCGCCGAGTACGGCATCGTCCCCGGCGCCGGACTGTCCATCATCTACGGCCCCCACAGCGACACCTACGAGATCCCCGTACACCTCGGCCGCGGCGTGTACGGTCACCTGTCGATCGCCGACCAGAACGGGTCCGTACGGCACCTCCGGGGCCGTCACACCGGCTGGTCGATGCTCCTCCACGATGAGCACGGGGAGCCGATCGGCGACCCGGTGTACGGCGGCGACGGCGGCGACGACCTGGTGGACTGCGCCGAGGACTCCGCCGCGTGCGCGGCGCTCGCCGCCGACTGGGTGACCAGCCCGGTCTCCCGTCACTGCGACTGCTACGCCCAGGAGCGTCACAACCAGCAGCACGACCGCGAGTGCAACCGCTACCGGCGGCCGGCATGAGCGCCGAGTACGGCGTGTTCGAACACGGCACGGCGATGGTCGATGGCCCGTTCTACGGCGACGCTGGCCACCGCGAAGCGCAGACCGTAGCCGACGCCCTGACCGACGCCGACGACGGGAACACCCCCTACACGGTCGCGGAGGTCTGCCCGGATCACGCCGAGGAGCCGCGCGCGACCTGCGGCGAGTGCTTCGGCGGCGAACCGTGATCACCCGCCTTGAGACGTGGTGGAACGTCGGCGTGCACTCCTTCGCCGACGACAACGGGTACGACGCGGCCGAGGTCCCCCGGGAGCTGATCGGCTACGTCACCGCCTCCATCACCGATATCAAGGCCCTGGCCGAGGCCGAGGGGTGGGCGTACGGCTACGGCCCGACCCGGCTCTCCGTGCGTGACGGGCGGGTGCGCATGGCGCTCGGCTGGCGCCTGGAGGTGGACCGCGCCGCATGGGCGGCCGTCCGCGGCCTCGACCCGCGCGCCGGCGTCCGCCACGACTTCGCCGAGCACATCGCCCGCGAACTCATCGGCCTGCCCTCGGTGTGCGAGACGGACGCCGTCATGACCGCCCGGTACGCCACCGGCCGCGGCCCCGCCCGCCGCACCTGGACGTGGGAGGACCGGCACCCCGACTCCCGCACCGCTTGACCAACCCGCTCACCGCCCGGCCGGAACCGTCCGGCCGGGCCGAAAGGAACCTTCCATGAGCCTGCTCAGCCCCACGGGCGCAAAGATCCTCGACGCCCACGACGACGGTGTGGTGTCCGGCCACGCCGCGGCCATCGCCCGGCTGGAGGCCGACGGCCTGGTCGTCCGGCACGCCGGCGACGGCGGCACCCACCGCATGACCGAGGCCGGACGGGCGGCCCTGGACCACTGGCGGCAGCAGCACGGCCCCGCTCCAGCACCGGCGGTCGAGTCGTTCCTGCCCAAGCTGCCCGCGGTGCAGCACGAGGCGATCGTGACGGCCGCCGGTCGTCCCGATCAGCTCGTACCCGGCCGGGACGACCGCGCGTACTGGGAAGGAGCAAGGTGGTTCCGCGCCCCCACCCTCCGCGCCGTCCAGGCCGCTGGTTACGCCACGTCTTTCGGCCAGCACGGCTATTCCCTGTATCTCACCCCGGCCGGCCGGACGTACGCCCGGCAGCGCGGCGGCATCGACGTGCACCGCCGCCGCATCGTGATCATCGCGTGCGGCCAGGAAAAGGCACCGCACCCCGGGTACAACGAGTACGGGAACGCCAACCCGGGCTACCCGGCGGGGGAGCTGTACACCGGGCAGTATCACCGGTCCCTGCGGCTGGCTGCCGACGCCCTGACCGACGCCTCGCTCATCCGGATTCTGTCCGCGCGGCACGGCCTGGTGGACCTGGAGCGCCCGCTGCTCCCGTACGACGTGACGATCGGCGACCCGCAGGCCATCACGCCCGAGCGGCTCGCTGAGCAGGTCTTCGACCTCGGTACGTACGACGCCGACGTGATCTTTCTCGGTGGCCAGGACTACGCCGAGCTGCTGCGCCCGGTCATCCCGCACCTGCACACGCCTCTGTCGGGAGGCATGGGCGAGCACCGCGGGCTGTGCGCGCAGGCCCGCGATTACGCCGCGCTGCGCGAGATGTGGTGGAAGCAGGCCGCCGCCCTCCAGCGCTGACACCGGCCCCGGGGCGACCAGGCCCCGGGCTCCGAGGCCACACCACCTTCCTACCGTTCACCGCCCAACCGGGCCTTCATTCCATAGGAATGCCGTGACCAATCCATTCGGGCCGCCCATCGACCTCACCGACATGCCCGCCTTCGAGCCGGCCGACTCCCGCCCCCGCCGCTCGGCGTTCCTCGGCAGGGTCAGCACCAAGGACAACCAGAACCCGGCCACCTCCATCCCGAGGCAGGTCTCCCTCGCTTCCGCGCGTCTGGAGCCCGGCGAGGAGTTCGTCGCGTACTTCTGGGATGTCGAGTCCGGGATGCTGCCCCCGGAGCTGCGGGGCCTCGCGCCGCAGGAGATGTACGACGCGCTCGCCGTGCCGACCCCGCGCGACGGCGGCTTCCAGGACCTCGCGGACCGGGTCGAGCAGCTCGGTGTCACCCACGTCCTGGCCGAGCGCTCCGACCGGGTGGCACGCCACATGCTGACCAGCCTCACCGTGGAACACGAGCTGAGCAAGATCGGCGTGGAGGTCGTCTACGCCAACGAGCCGACGGGCGGCACCGAGTCCGGCCGGCTGCGCGTTCGCCGGTACGGCCAGGTCGATGCCGAGGTCTACCGGGCCACGCTGATGGAGATGTCGATGGGCGGCCAGATCCAGCACGCCATCAACGGCTGGAACCACGGCTACCCGCCCTACCCGTACATCGCGGTGGTCGATGAGAACGCCCCCGTACGGGACGGCCGGTTCGGCGTGGTCCGGCCGAAGAAGAAGCTGGCCCGGCATCCCGACGAGCGCCGGTTCGACGCGGCCCGGACCCTGTGTCGGCTGCGGCGCGAGGAGCACCTGACGGGCTCAGACATCGCCGCGATCCTGGAGGCGGAGCCCGACCGGTACCCGATCGAGGACCGGTGGACATGGAACCGCGTGGAAAGCCTGATCGCCAACCCGAAACTCACCGGCTACCAGGTGTACAACCGTCGGGCGACCCGCACCGGCCGCCCCGGTTTCTCCAAGTACAACCCGGTCTCGCAATGGGTGTGGTCGCCGCGGCCCGTGCACGAGGCGGTGGTCACCGTGGAGGAGTGGAAGGCGGCCCAAGAGGTCACCGCGAGCCTGCGCGCGGGGGCGGAGGAAGGCGGGCCGCTGCTGCGTATCCGCGCCGCGGCCCGCCGGCACGGACTCACCGTCACGTCCGTGCGCAGCAGCGGGGGGCACACGCTGTACCGGATCGGTGGCCGGCAGATCGTCCTGCCCACCCCCATCCCGGACCTGGTCGTGCAGCAGGTCATCGAGGACATGGAGAGCGGAGCGTGAGCGAGACCATCGAGTGCCGGGCCGACCGGCGCGGCCGGGGCTGGACGACGCGCGTCCCCGAGTACGGGGTCTACGGGCACGGGCGGACGCTGAAGGCGCTGCGCAAGAACGTCGAGGAGGGGCTTGCACTCCTCGACGTGACCGCCGAAGTCACGATCGTCCCGACGACGCCGGAGCTGGAGCAGCTGCGGGCCGCGGAGGACGCCCGTACAGCGGCCCTGGCCGAGGCGGTAAGGGCCCTGGCCCTGCGGCGGGCAACGCTGGGCGATATCGCCCTGGCCACTGGCGTGCCGATCCGGCTCGTGAAGCAGCTCCTCGCCGACAGCAGGAACGATTCCGCTCCCGAGACCACCGAAGGTGCGGAAGAACCCCAGCGCGACGGAGAGGATGCGCCGTGCGGCCCGCAGACATCTGCCTGAGCTACACCGACCCGATGACCGGGCAGGCCCCGCGCAGCACGCGGCACCGGGAGACGCGGTACGCCGACATCGACGGCGTGGTGCTCGTCGTGCGTCACGCTCACCGGTCGCGGAGCGGACTGTGGTCGGCGGAGCCGTACATGGACCACCTGCACGGCAACGCCTTCGCGACCTGGGCGCAGCACTTGAAGGACGGGACCGGCGGCGGGCTGATCTTCGCGCACCTCCGGCGGCGGGACCTGCTGGAGCAGATCGCACAGGCGGTCGGCACCGAGGAATGGGTCAGGGCCCGGGACGCCTGGATGGGCCTGCCCCGTGACCGCTGGTGGTCCGGCCGGCGCTTTCGGGTCGTACGCCGCGCCCCGCGCCAGTGGTGGGCCCTGCCGACCGATCCGGCCACGGACGGCGAGCGTGGACCGTGGCCAAGCAAACGGGTAGCGCTCGACGCTCTCGGCACCTGACGCTTGCTGTAGACGGCTTGATGGCCCCGGACTTCGCCCGGGGCCATCGTGGTGCAGGGACCACTGCGTTATCCGCTTGGCGTAGCACGAGCCCCAGGGGCCACCCCCACGCCTGCGGGGACAGGACTCGTCGCTCCGTTGCTCTCCGCGATCATTCAGCGAAACACCCCCGCGTGCACGGGGACCATTCGACGCTTCCTAGGAGCTTCCTCAGCGTCCGCGGATCAGCCCTGCATGTGCATCCCATGGTTGAGACGATCCACCATAGCAAGCACCGACGACAACGCGGACCCGTCTTCGTGTTGTACGGGCGCGCCTGGCCCCACCCCCGCGGGGGCCGGGCGCGACCGAGTCGGGTTACGCCGTAAAGGCGGGCGGCTGGACTGGCTTGGGCAGGCGTCGCGCGAGATGCTTGGCCACGTCGATGACCGTGCGGTCGGCGAGGTAGGGGCCGATGATCTGGAAGGCCAGCGGCAGTCCGTCGGCGGTCTTGCCGGCCGGGACGACCACCGAGGGCAGGCCCGCCACGCTGGCCAGGTTGATCCAGCTGGTCTGGTCGTAGTAGGGGCGCTTGGTGCCATCGACCGTGATGGAGCGCTGCGGGAGCGGAGTGCTGGTCTGGTCAGGGATGGCCGCGGTTGGGGCGGCCGGGGTGATCAGCACGTCGTGCTCGGCGAAGTAGTCGGCCCACTTCCCGCGGAGCTTCTGGCGCTTCTCGTCGGCGACGCACCAGTCCCGGTGACGCATCGTGCGCGAGTGAAGGTAGATGCCGTTGGGGTCGTCGGCGGGGATCTTGTCCGCGGCCGCGATGTCGGCGGCGAAGTCCTTGTCAGCGGCGGTGGCGGACGACGTGGCGTACAGCAGGCGCTGGAAGAGGGTGTTGGACTCGTCGAAGTCGATGGGCCGGGTGGTGGCGTCGATGCTCGCGCCGGCGTTGCGCAGCGCCCAGGTGACATGGTCGAGCAGGTCGCGGGTGTCGGCGTCGACGCGGCAGTACGCATCGTCGGCCCAGATGCCGACGTGGTACTGGTCGAGGCTGGTTTTGGTGGGGGCCGGGAGGTCGATCTTCCATCCGGCACGGTCGGCGGGGGCGGGGGCGGCGAGCACGTCCAGGAGGAGGTCGAGGTCGTCGGCGGTACGGGCCATCGGGCCGAGGGTGACCATGTCGCTGCTGGTGGCCCAGCCGGGCAGGCGGGGTATGTGGCCGCGGGTGGGCACGATCGGGCTGGCGCCGCGGGAGGTGCGCAGGGCGTAGACGCCGCAGTAGGCGGCCGGGAGGCGCAGGGAGCCGGCGAGGTCGGAGCCGACTTCGAGGCTGGTGAAGCCGGAGGCGACGGCGGCGGCCGGGCCGCCGGAGGAGCCGCCCGTGGTCTTCGACGCGTCGAAGGGGTTCTTGGTCGTGCCGAAGATCGGGTTGGACGTCTGGATGTCCTGGCACATCACGGGCACGTTCGTCTTGCCGATGATGACGGCGCCGGCGGCCCGCAGGAGCGCGACGGCGTCGGCGTCCTGGTCGGGGACGTGGTCGGAGAGGTCGGGGGAGCCGCTGGTGGTGCGCATCCCCTTCGTCTCCAGCGCGTCCTTGACGGTCATCGGGAGGCCGTGCAGGGGGCCGAGGGGCTTGCCGGTAGTGCGCAGGTGCCGGTCGGCTTGGTCGGCGGCGGCGCGGGCGGCGTCAGCGTCGAGGGTGACGACGGCGTTGACGGCGGGGTTGGCCTTGGCGATGTGCTGGAGGTACTGCTCCAGGAGGTCGCGGCTGCTGGCGTCGCGGTTGCGCAGGGCGGCGAGTTGGGTGCGCGCGGGCGCCAGGTGGAGCGTGGCGCGAGCGGCGCGGGTGCTGCTGGTGCGGGTGGTGGCGGAAGCGGGAGGGGTCATGGCGATGGCGGCGATTCCTGTGGTGGCGGTGAGCAGGGTGCGACGGGCGATCACGTACGGGCTCCTGATGTGGTGCTGGGAGTGTCGGAGGCGTCGCTCAGCCGGGGCGGGGTGAAGTGCGCGGCGACGGCGATCAGGTGAAGCAGCTCGTCTTCGGTGGTAGCGAGATCGAGCTGTGCGTCGGCGTACTCGGCCGGGGCCTCGACGGGGTCGTTCGCGTGGTGGCGCAGGAGCGCGGCGTGGATCTGGTCGGCGGTGACGGCCGCCGCGAGGTCGGCGCCGGTCAGGCCCGCGGTGGTGTGCCGGGCTTCGGAGGCGGTCCGTACGGCGGGGTCGAGAAAGCGACGCAGCAGCTTCTGCCCCTGGCGGATCTCGGTGCGGCGTCGCAGGAGGGGGAAGGCGGCGCTGCGGCCGTGCAGAAGGTCGTCGCGGTGGCGGGTCGGGCGGCGCAGGGTGATGCCGGGCTCGGCCTGGTCGAGGGCGGCCCACAGGTGGCGCAGGCGCCGGTAGCGCAGATGCGCGGTCGTCCAGTCGCGGACGGTGGAGGTGCGGCGTACGAGGATGGGCAGGAAGTAGCCGAGCTGGGTGAGGGTGGCGCCGAGGTCGCCGCAGAGCCAGGCGTACGGTTCGAAGCCCTTGACGCTGAAGCCGGCGGAGGCTCCGATCATCGCGAGGATGCGGTGGCCGCTCTGGCCGAGGGTGATGACGGCGCCTACCGCGATGATGCGCAGCCCGACCGTGATGGACGGGGTGGTGGCGCGGCGGGCGTACTTCCAGCAGACCCACGCCAGGTAGATCTGGGCGACGGTGAAGGTGCCGAAGTACAGCAGGGTGTACGCCTGGAAGACCGGGTCGTGGGCGTAGTACAGCGTGAAGTCGACGGGCCTGGTCGTGGCCGGGGTGAGCAGTGTGAACAGCGTGATCAGGCTGGCGATGGCGACGGCATCGATGGTGAACAGGCGGCGGCTGATGCGGCGGGCTTCGGCCGGCGGCCTCGTCCAGTACGCCAGGACGGTGGCCTGGCACGCGAACATCAGCAGCACGCTGCCCTGGGCGAGCGGGGCGGACAGGTTGGGGATGCCGAAGAACCCGCCGATGTGCACCCACGACCAGGAGATGGTGACGGCGTAGCTGAACGCGGACAGGCCGAAGACGCAGGCGAGGGCGGTCAGGGCAGGTTCGCGACGGGACTTGCCGAGGTCGCGGAGCAGGAAGAGGAACCCCGTGCCCGCGATCACCAGGCACATGGGGTGGAGTATGTCTTTCACGGAGCCTTATTCGTTCATCGCAGCAGCGTGCGGGCTATCGGGTCGGATTCCGGGGCGGTGCGGGAGGCGGCGGCGCGGGCCTTGCTGACGTGTTCGTCCAGCAGCGAGCCGAGCATCTCTGCCTCGTACTCGTCGGGTTCGGTGTATCGGGTGCGGCCGAGGATGAGCTGGACGGTGGCCGGGTCGATGTCGGTGATCAGTCCCCCGAGGTCGCCGGTCAGCAGCGGCTGGTTGCCGCGGTGCTGCTTGAGCATGTGGGCGAACTCGTGGGCGACGATGATTTCGGCGTGCGCGCGGCTGATTCCGGTGTCGTAGAAGACGTAGTCGGTCGTCTCGGTGGCCAGCCACAGGCCGCAGGGCGCGGAGGCGTCGAGGGCGTCCGGGTCGGCGGGGTCGGGTGTGAACGGCATGAGGCGGATCGACCGGTTGAGCCGGGCCTCCATGAACGGCAGCAGGTCCAGGACGCTGTCGACGGGCGGCAGGTCCAGCTCCTCGATGAAGGCGCGGCCGCGCTGTTCGACCTCGTCGGTCTGGCCGGCGGCCCGGCGCCACTTGCGGCGGCGCGGCGTGCGGGTCACGGCAGGGGCTCCTCGGGCGCGGGCGGCAGGCCCTCCTGCTTGCGTACGGCGTCGATCTTCTTCACCACTTCGCCCAGGCTCTTCGGCGACAGGCCGATGGCGCGCAGGGCGACACCGGTCACGCCCGCATCGCTCAGCTTCCGCAGCAGCTCGAACTGCGCGGTGACCTTCTCCCGCTCCTCGTCGTCGAGGAAGTAGCTGGCCTTCACGCCGAAGAAGCGGGCGATCACCTTCACGATCCCGACGGTCGGCTGGGACTCGCCCTTGCGCAACTTGCTCAGGTAGGCGCCAGTACAGCGGTTCTCCTCGCCGTAGGCGGCGATCGTGCGGGCGACGTGCGCGTTGCTGAACTCGTCGGCCCCCGGCGAGCGCACCCGGTCGAACAGGTAATTCAGGCGGTCGGCGAACGACGCTCCGGGGCCCGGTACGGGCACGGGGGACTGGGCCGACACCCCGGTGTCCGGTATCTCGTCTCTATGAGCCACGGCGCGCTGCTTCCTCTCGGTCTGCCTAAACAATAGTTGACGCTCGCCGGACCGGATGCTTAGGTTCATGGCCGAAAGAGGGCGATCGGTCGAACACGCTGCGTCGCACATCGAAGGAGGCACGCCTGTGATCGGCTCGCCGGTCTCCGGCAGCAACGTTCCATCGCTTCCTCGGCGTGTTCGGGGAAGCCAGCCAGGGACTTCTCCTGTGCGGCGCGGTTGTAAGCCCCTGGTTGCGAATGGAGCGGAACTTAGAGTGATGAGCACTCCGGAGCCCTGGGCTCCGACCCATGCAGCTTCGAGCGACGCCCACAGCGCGCTGACGCTCTCACTGCGCTTCAGCCGCCACGCTTTCCCCAAGAAGCCCTCTCTGCCAAACGGCCTCGCCATCACCCGACGCTCTCGCTTCACCGTCCCGGCCACCGGCACCGCTGTGTACAAGGTGCGCGAGGTGGCTCGCACCATGCTCCGGCTCATGCTGACCGCTGACAGCGCGTCGGAAGCTGTCGTCCGGCGGGTGGAGACCTGCCTCTCGGAGATCACGACGATCACCTACCCCCTCACTGAGGGCGATTCGCTGGTGTGCGCGGTGTGGGTGGACGCGGAGCACGTCTTCCTCAGCGTTGAGCATGAGCACCAACTTCCCCAAGTTGCGGCCGACATCACGATCGGGCTGCACCTGGTGAAGGCGATCGCTGCGGACTATGGCACGCACTTCGAGAACGGCGTGCACCAGACGTGGGCCGCCGTACGCCGCTAAGCGGGTGTTCCCACGGTGAACACCTTCATCACGCCGTCGCCGCCCATTGCGGCAGCGGTACGGGCCGGAACGGGTCCGACACGTCCCATCCTCGCCATTCCGGGTCGATGATCTCGCCGGTCTCCTCGTTCACCACTCCCTCAGGCACCAGGCGCAGGGGCTCGCGCTCGCGCTCGCGCCGCTGCTTCTTCTCCGCCCGCCACCGCTGGTAGGTGACCCGGTCGCGAGCGTGCCTCTGGCGGCGCCGTTCGCCCGCGCCGGCCGTGCCCCTCCGCTCGGCGGAGGCGTCGAGCAGTGCCGCGTCCGCCTCCAGCTCACCGGCGGGCCCCGCAAGGGGCTTCGCCAGGTAGTACAGGCCCTCCAGCTCCACCACCAGGCCGTCCTCCACCAGTAGGGCGAGGCGTCGGCTGATGGTCGTGCGGTGCACCGCCAGGGCCTCGCGCAGCTCGCGGGCGCTCTTGCCCTCCGTCACGTCGAGCGAGGCGAGAATCCGGGCGCCGGTGGTGCCGTGGCCATAGCGGTGGAAGGCGTCGTGGGACACGAGACCGGCGAGCTTCCTGGTGTCGGTGTGCACACCTGGGACACTGGTCCTGCCCCCCCCTGTCCCTGCGGCTGGACGGTGTCCTGGTCCTGCACCATCGTCTTCTCTCTCCTTGGCCCAGCGGCGCAGAGACAGTTCATCCACCGTGAGCCGCCACCTCGACCCGTGGTCAGTCCCCGCGCCGGAAGCGTCCCGAATCAGGAGGCCGTGCTTCTTGAGTCGCTTGTTGCTGTTGGCCGCTGTCTGCTTCGCGCACCCCATCAGCTCAGCCTGTCGGCGAATGGACAGTTCATGGTCGAAGCCGCCGGTCTTCTCGCACAGCTCCAGGCGCGCCGCGAGGTTCTTCAGGTCCGTGTCGCCTCCGCCTTTGCAGCGCCACACCATCCGGTCCACGACCGCGCGTGCCCGCGCCACGGCCTCCCAGCCGCTGGGACGGCAGGTGATGGGAGGCCGCTCCGCGACATGCTGGCGTGCCTTGAGCAACATCGCGGTCAGCTTGCCCTCGGCGTACTCCGGCCCCTTGTTCGCCCGCAGCCTGCGAGCCCAGCTACCGGCCTCCGTCGGGGTGTAGATCAGTGCGCGGTGGAAGTCGGCCGGCGACCAGGCCCGGCCGGGCTGGGAGGCGGCGACGGCCAGCGCCATCGTCAGCCGATACCCCTCCTCGCTGTCGTTGCGGCCCATGTACCGGCACTCCGTGTCGCCCTCCAGGAGCAGACGGGCCATCTGGGGCGACAGGCCGCGGGTGACGGTCGCGATCACCTTCGCGGGGATGTTCCGACGATGCCGCGACGATGCCGCGACGATGCTCGACGGATCTGATTCTCGGCGCGTCGGCGGGATGGACTGGCCGCGCGCAACGACATGGGGCATCATGACTCCGTGCTCTTGGGGTTCCGAGAGCGCACGAAGGCCCCCGGAAACGGGGGTTCTGGGAAGAACCGGTGAAACCGCACTTGTGTGCGGGGGACCAACAGCCCCACGCCAGGGGCCGAGTAACACCGCGGTCAACTCGTCGCCAACGAGCCAGCCGCGAAGAGGGACTGCACGCTCGGATGCCGCTGCCAACGGCCCCGGGGCGCACAGCCAGGTAGGACTAGGTCACGACGACCTCCGAAGGGGGAGAGACGGACAGAGCGGATGCCATGATCGCCGAATGCGTAAGGCAGACCTCCGTCGAGGGGGAGCGAAGACCAGAACCACCAACGAACGCCTCAAGGCCCACCGGAAGTCGGCGCACGACGCGCCGCCCGGTGGGCCTTCTCATTGCGTGATCCCACCCGGGGGCGGGTACATTGGTGCTCATCGAGACCGATCCTTAGCTAGGTCTCCGGCGCGGCCCCGCAAGGTGCTTGCTGCAAGGTTTGGACGCCTTATTTGCAGCGAGCGGCGGGGCTTTTGCCGTTGTGGTCTTGTGGTCGTGTGCCGGCGGCGGAGCCTTCAGAAGAGGGCACATGATCGCCGACGGTAATCGTGGGGACAGACTAGACCTTCTCATCCCCCTGGTGGGCCACCTGGGCGGGCGCGCCGCGCCGGTGACGTGCTCTCAGATGGCCTCCCGTTGCTCGGCGTACCGCGCGGACGCGTTGTCGGCCTGATACTCGGCCAGCTCCTTGTCCTGGTGGTACGCGATCGGGAGGTCCGTCTCGGTGTCCCAGATGGCCCAGTCCAGGGGGACCTGCTTGTAGCGCTGGCGGTCCTGCGGCCTGTAGCGCACCTCGTACCGCGGCCCGCGCGGCTGGAGGTCGCCGAGCGGGCCGGCGGACTCGAAGAGGCTGGTGATCCTCTGCTCGGTGTCGCGCGAGGTAGAGACGAAGCCCGGTCGGGCGGGGGAGGAGTGCGGCGGTGCCGGCCAGTCGTTGGTGTTGATCCCCGCGGCGTGGAGCTCCGGCAGCGGGGTGTTGGTGCTGCGGGCGAGGAGGTACTCCCGCTGTTCCTCGGGCGAGCCCGTACGCCGCTCGCCGAGAGCCACGTGCACGTCGCGCAGCTCGGCAAGGATCTCCGCCACGTCTTCGGCACGTTGGGCTCTGCGCGCGCTGTCCAGTCTCAGGAGGGCGCGCGAGCGCCATGCCGAGATGCTTGCCTCCGCCATCCAATCGTTCCCGGGTCGCATCACCGGGCAGGGCGAGCCCTGCCCGTAGGCTGCGCCGCAGGCCGGTACCTGCGGCGTTCTTCCGCCCCCGTGAGTAGTACCGCTGGTCAGGATAGTTTGATAACCGGCCCCAGGCCCCCCGCCACGCTGCTGCGTCTTTTCATCGCGCGAACCCGGGGCCGCGCTGACGCGCGGGCACCTGGGAAGAACGGGCCTGGGGCCGGTTATCAAACCGTACTCAAGCTGAACCATCCGGCACCTCACCGTAGTAGATGTCCGCGAGGTCGCGGTTGGAGAGTGGCAGGCCGAATTGGTCATAGCCGAAGAAGGCGTCAGGGTGGTCAGGGTCGCTGGGCAGGAGATCGAAGCGGAAGCGCGAGACCGCGCCGCGGGCGGCCTCCAGTTCCTCGCGGTCGATGCCCTGCTGCCCCGCAGCCCGGTCGAAGTCGGCGCGCAGCGCCTGGTCCACCGTCAGGCCACGGCGGACGTAAGCCTCGCGGGTGCTCAGGATGCGGTCCTCGACGTCCTCGTGGAAGAGCGTGTCCAGAGGGTGGCAGCTCCAGCCCGAGAGGTACAGCGCGATCACGTCGATGTCGAGGGTGTCACTGGGGCGGGCCGTCATGCCGATACACCGGTGCGGATGATCCTGGTGGTAGGGCGCCGGCGGATGCGCATGAACAGCAGGCGGCCGTCGTCCACACGGCGCACGGTCAGCATTCCGTGTCGGCGGCCGGCGCGCAGCAACTTGGCCGCCTCGGGCGCGGACACACCGATGATCCCGGCGCTCTCGTCGGCGGGCAGCCATTGCTCGTACGGGAGCCGGTTTATCCGGTCTGCCAAGCGGGCCTGGTCCACGGCCGCTCCCTTCACTGGTTGATGCCGGGTTGCTCGTCCCCGGGCGATGGCCACACACCTTAGTGCACACCACGTCCCGCGTCAGCCAGGCGCACCGGGTGCGCATGAGCAGGCGGATTTGGGAAAGGTGTGCGACACGGCCGAGCCTCGGTAACGGTTCGGCAACGGGCACTGTGCCCGTACGGCGTTCAACGAGCGTGCAGCACGGACGGTCTGACCCGGTTTGCCCGACCTGTAAGCAGGAGCAACCTGATCAACTTGTCGCATTCCGGGCTTTTGAGGCAACCGCAACTTTTTCGATCTCACGTGCGATTTGGTAGTAGCGCACGCGTTCGCCCCTGTCGGAAGATGTCGTTCCGAGGCCGATCAAGAGCGGAGTGAGGCGGTACATGCCCAGCACGCCCAGCGCGAGCAAAACCACGTCGTGCGACGGCGAGTTCGGGAGCCCCCTGGAAGCCGCCGCGGCCCGCGCTGCCAAGGACCCGAGCAACAAGGCGGCACTCGCTGAGGTCTTCGGCGTCATGTACGAGCCGATCGTTCGCTTCATGAACGCGCGCATCCAAGACCCCTCCACCGCCGAGGACTTGGCCCAGGAGACGTTCGTCAAGGTCGTGCAGAAGATCGACAGCTACGACGGCCACGGCATCCGGGCGTGGGTCTTCGCGATCGCCCGCAACGTCTACAACGACTATTTCCGGCCGATGCGCAACAGGGGTTTCGAGAAGCCGACCAGCGACTTCTGGCAGCTCGACTACCCGAGCACCGAGATGGGCCCCGAGGAGAGAGCCGAGTGGAACGAGCTGGGGGAAGCCATCCGGAGAAAGCTGGACAAACTGTCGGACGACCAGCAGCTTGTCCTGGCTCTTCGCATCACGTCTGGGCATACAACCGCTGAGACGGCGGAAATTATGGGCAAGCCAGTAGGTACGATTCGCGTGTTGCAGTACCGTGCGCTCGCCCGGCTGCGCACTCTCATGCCAGAGCGCGACAGCACCTTGGCGGCGTACCTGCTGTCTGCCGCGGACGGACCGCGGGACGATGGCCGTGCCACGCCAGTGATGCTGAGGGAGAAGAACGATGCTGGGTCGAAGGGATAGCGCCGCAGCAGTGCAGCTTGACCGCTGCCTGTCCGGCGACGCCGAACCTGAAAACCCGGAGATCACCAGCATGGTGATGGCCGCGAACGCTCTCCGGTCCACTCCCGCCATCAGCGAAAGCGCACGCTCACGCGCATTCGACGCGATGATGCGCGAGGCCGACCGCCGCGCCCGCCCCCAAAGCAGCGCCGACCACGCCGAAGACCTCGCTGACCCCGGCATCCATACCCGGGAGGCCAAGGCCGGCCCGGGTATGCGCCTTGCCGTCGCCGACATCGAGGGCATTGACGATGCGCGCCTCGAAGGCATCGCCGCGAGCATCGCAGCCCGGCTGCGACAGAACGCTCCGGACCGCAATCAGTGAGCAGCAGCACCGCCCACCTGCGCATTCTGGAAGAAGACCACGGTGCGGATGCCGTGACCTTCGAGAAGGTCGATGAGGGCATCACTTACCTGTTCGTCTCGCCCAATCAGTCCTTCGATTCCGCGGTCAAGAGCATCCTGCGCGTCTGCCCGGAGCTGGAGCGCTACGAGGCTCAAGAACTCGTGCGTACGCACTGCCGGAACATCATCGAGATGAACGAGCGGCTGGGCGCCCACCAGAACATCCCCCGCTTTGAGGCGGCGCCCGCCGCCGGCGTCGTCCCGCCCGCGCCGGTGAAGGAAGTCGGTGCGCACCGGCGGCCCCGCCCTCCGCGCTGGGCGAGGATCGCTGCGGTGGCCGCGCCCGCTCTCGTCGGCGGCGCGATCCTGGCCCAGTGGCTGAACCCGGCTCCCAGAAGCTCCGTGCCCCCCACGGCTGCCGCCCCGCCCGTCAGCCAGAACGACAAGCCTGTCAACGCGGACGACCAGGTCGCCGCGAGCACTTACCGGAACCCGGACTTCGAGAAGATCGCCAAGGGCGGTCAGATGAAATGCGACCCCATGGGGCCGTACGAGGCGAAGTGCGTGGACTCCGATGGAAAGGTCATGACCTCGGAGGCGTCCGTCGGCACCTCCACCGCGTTCACGTTCTCCTACGACTTCGAGAAAGTCGGCTTCCGCGTCTTTCCCGACGAGGAGTCCGCTTCGGCCTGGGCCGCCGAGGAGGGCAACAAGGACCTGTACCACAACGTGCGGCAGCACGATCGGATCGTGCTGTGGGGCACCGATGACAAGCGCCTGACGGAGTGGGAGCGCAGCGTCGTCGCCGAACAGCACAGCCAGAGCCAACACAGGGGCCATGCGGACCCGGCGATGTTCTCAGGGCCTACGGGGGCCGGCGCGCCGCTGCCGTCTCGGCTGGCCACTCTCGCCTTCGGAACGCTCGGCGTCACCGAGGAGGCGATTCAGGCCGCCGTGCGGGGTGATGACGCGCAGTCCGTCCAGCTCCTGCGCGCGGTACAGCTGGTACTCGGCAGCGCCGCCAGCTCTCAGCTCGACATCACACCCGCCGGGCCGAACGACGCGGTCGCCGTGGTGGTGGATGCGACGAGCGGCCCGCAGAGCAGTCGCGTTGAGCCCCAGGTCAAGGCCGATTCCACTGCCGTTGTCAGCGCTCCCGCCCCGGCTCGGAAGCCGACGGGCGGTCCCGCGCCCTCCACCTACACGCCGGCGGACACCGGCACCCCTACGGAGGACCGCGGAACGGACACGGACGCCAAGCCGAAGACGCCCACCATGCCCCCGCCCGAGCCCTCTGACCCGGCGCCGGCTCCCGAGCAACCTGAGTCTGCCGACCCATCAGGGCCCGCTCCTGTCGAGGAACAGCCCGGTCTGCCCGTCGGTGACGAACCCGCGGAGCCGGTAGCCGATAAGCCTGAGGCGCACGCCGAAGAGCAGGCCACCCCCACCCCGGAAACGCCTCCGGCCCCTCCCATGACGGAGGAGCCGGAGGATCATGGCCTGGCCCTGGAAGCCCTGCCTGCCGCGTGGGCTGCTTAGAACGGCGGCTCCGGCTGACGGCCGGCCTTCGGGGCGCTGGCCCACGACGGGGCGTTGTCGGCCGGGCTCGCAGAGGCCGCCGGCCCTGAACCCGAACGCGGAGCCGAGGACTTGGTCACCTTCGCGGTCGCCCGGGACAGAGCCGGGCCGACCTCTTCCACGTCCAGCTCGTAGACCGTGCGCTTCACCCCCTCGCGGTCTTCGTACGAGCGCTGCTTCAGCCGTCCCTGTGCGATGACGCGTGTGCCACGGGTCAGGGACTCCGCCACGTTCTCCGCCGCCTGGCGCCATACCTGACAGGTCAGGAACAGGGCGTCGCCGTCCTTCCACTCGTTGGCCTGCCGGTCGAAGGTGCGGGGCGTGGATGCGACGCGGAACTTGGCGACTGCGGAGCCGGAGGGAGTGAAGCGCAGTTCGGGGTCATCGACCAGGTTGCCGATGACGGTGATGACGGTCTCGCCTGCCACAGGAGCGGGCCTTTCAGGATCGTCGGTTGGCCCGCCGGGCAGTGGGCCAACCGGTTGGGTGGGTCAGGAGAAGAGGAGCCGCCAGGTCAGCGGGCCGGGGATACCGTCGGGATCGCCGCGGAGCTCGGTGCGGGAGAGCTGGAAATCGCGGACGTTGCGGCGGTCGGCCTCCGACCAGCGCGGACCCGGCCCGCTGGTGTAGTGCTTGCCGAAGCCCTTCTTCACCAGCTGCTTGCCGAGGATGGTGATGTGACCGTTGTTCTTGCCCGGCCCGAAGTACGAGGCCCCGGGGAACGGCGGCATCGGCTTCGGCGCGGGGCCGCCGCCGGGCGTCCCGCCGGTGACGTTCGCCTTCGCCTTCGCCAGGGTGAGCAGCTTGGCGAAGTCGATGTTGCCGGGGTCACCGTGGAAGTTCTCCGGGACGTGGGAGTGCCCGCACCAGCCCTTGAAGGCGTTCCAGGCGGAGAACGACATCCGGGCCCGGGTGTTGCCGTACGACGACGGGTAGGGCAGCCACGTCGAGGGCCCGGTGAGCGGGATGCCGTTGTTCTTGTACTGCCAGGCCATGAACGTGGCCAGGGCGTCCAGCGCCCAGTCCGGCGCGGCCGGCCAGTAGATGTAGTCCACGCCCGCCCGTGCGCCGTTCCAGGTCTTCGCGTGCGCGGGGTCGCACGTGCCCACCAGCTCGACCTGTATGCAGTTGAGCGTGTTGGTCTCGACGCCCCCGCGGGCGTTTACGAGGGCACGGGCGGAGCGGGCGAAGGAGTAGTGCTGGTAGAAGTCCAGGCGCTTGGCCGCGAAGTTCGGCTTCGCGGTGACGTTCGGGGCCTCGGCGCCGTTGCCGTACGACGGCACGGTCATGCCCTCGGTGGTGTGGATGACGCCGCAGTTCGGCTTGATCACGTCGCCCTCGTAGCGGGACGAGTAGTCGTACGCCCGGGATGCCCCTGGGTAGTAGTTGATGGTCACGGTTCCTCCGGTGCTGGTGAGCAGGGAGGGAGCACCGTGCGGGGCCGGGAGGGTTTGCGTCCCGGGCTCAGTCGTCGCCCGGGCCGTGAGCGTCGTCGGGCTCGTCGTCGGGGTACTGGAGGGCGTGCAACGTCTCGGCGAGGCGGGTCGCGAGATCGGCCGAGGGGCCGGTGTTCTCCACGGCGACGGGGCCGCCCGCGGCGCCGGTCAGCTCCACCTCCAGGTGGTCTTCCTTGCCGTACTGGCGGCGGTGCTGGCGTTCCAGGTACCACGCCGCCGCGCGCCAGTCGGGAGGCGTGGTGACGGTCTCCTCCAGCACCTTGCCGGAGTGCGGATCGAATTTGCGGTGCGTGGTGACGATGCCGCCACGGCTGGCCCGCCGGATGTCGAGTGCGGCCGAGAGCGCGGCGGCGGCGCGGGCCCGCTCGACCTTCTCGAAGAACTCCACGAACCGGTCCATCTCCGGGTTCGGGTCGTTGCCGGCCGCGCGGTCCACGGCCTCGGTACGGCCGTAGGCCATCCACCGCAGGAACGTCGCCCGGCTGATGCCCGCATTGACGGCCGCCAGGTCCACGGCGAGACCGGCGCGACTGGCCTCGATCAGGCGCGCCTCCACATCCGGCGTGAGCAGCCGGGCGCGCGCCGGGGTGTCGGAGCGGCGGTTTTTACGGCGGGGCATGGCGGGGACCGTAGATCGTCTCTGGGGCTACCGTCCCGGGCTGAACAGGTGGCCGCAGGCCGGGCAGCACACCGAGCCGGAGCGCTCGTTGTCGCCGCTGTCGGCGTACCCGTCACCCGCGAAGTCGTCCTCCAGGCCGCGCTCCTTCTCCGGCGCCTCGGTGCCGTCGGGGCCCTGCGGCAGGCCCTCGGGATCGACCTGGCGCAGCAGCTCCTCCATCTCGTCGTCGGAGATGCACAGCGAGTCGAACAGGGCCGTGTCGGAGGTGGCGAGGTCTTCCAGGATCTCGGCGAGCGCGCTGGGCTCCCATCCGCCGGCGGCCGGGAGCCGGTTGAGCAGGATCAGTACGGCGTGCGCCTGGCGGTCGCTGGTGGACGACCAGCCGCGGGTGACCGGCACGAGCCATCCGCCGTCGTCGTCCACCAGAAGCCCCGCCGGGGTCGGCTCGCCGCGCACCTGCATCTCCATCAGGGCCTTACGGCGGCCGTGCCCGGATATGACGAGGCCGGTGCGCTCGTCCACGACGGGTGTCTCGATGAACCCGTGGTCCTTGATCGAGGCGATGATCCGCTCGACCTCGTGACGCTTGGGGTTCACGGGGTCCGGGGGCAGGTCGGCGAGCGGGATGTAGGTGATGTGGCGGGGGGCGGCGAGGCCGGTCACGGGCTGCTCCTGGTCGCGCAGCTCGACGGGCGGGGTGAGGAGCGGCCGGCGGTCAGCGAGCCCGCGGACTTCAACCGCGGCGTCCCGGCTCGCTACCGGGACGTGCCGTCATGGCCGGACCGGATCGGCCGCTCCTCGGCCGGCGTCGCCCCACGTGTCCGGACGGGGCGGTGCCGGGGCCCGGCGGGTCGGTTCAGCGGGTGCGCGTTCCGCCGTTCGCCGTACGGGCCGAGTGCATGAAGACACGCCGCGGGCAGTTCCGTCGCGGGGTCCACCCAACCCGAACGGACGTGGTGTACAGTTCCGATCTGTGGCCGCACGAGCGAGCAGCCACACCGGGTCTGGTGTAACGGATTTCGGCCTCACTCCGTCCATAGCGACGGAAGGCCACCAGCAGCAGACCTTCACGCTCCAAGCCGGGAAACCGGCAGAACCAGAGAGGTATCCAGCGATGCCCGAGACGGACAACGCACCCAACGCCGTGAGTGTCGGCGACTTGGCGCTCAGGGCTGCGGTGGCCTACCGCGTGAAGGCCCGCGTCGCCGACATCTGCGATGCGGTGATCAGGGAGAACGCCGCGTACATCGAGTCCACCAAGGGTGTGCGCAGCACAGCGGCGAAGCTGCCCCTGCCTTCCGGGGACTCTATGCCGCTGACCACGTTCACCCAGGGCGTGTCAAAGCCGAAGTTCGTCGTTGAGGACGAGAAGGCGCTCCTCGACTACGCGGACGAGAAGGGCGAGACGCAGTACGTCATTCGCCCGGCCTACCTCGAAGCGCTGATGAGCCACCTGCGGTACATCGCGAAGACGAACACGGTCGTTGACGCCACCACCGGCGAAGTGGTTCCCGGCATCGGCTACGAGCCGGGCGGTGAGCCCACCAGCATCAGCCCCAAGTGGAACACCCAGGGCAAAGAGGCACTGGACGACATGCTCGGCTTCCTCGACCGGGCCCTGGAGAACCTGCCCGAACTGACGGCAGAGTCCTTCGCCCTGCCGGAGCTGGAGGCAGGCGAATGAGCGCCCGTTCCCCTCTTTCCGCTGAGCAGCGCGCCGCACTGGGCGCCCACCTCGGTGACGCAAAGCCGGCCCGCACCGACCTCGTCGTCTCGTTCGGCGAGATCATCACCAACGTCCGCGAGCACGACCACCCGCAGTGGGAAGACCTCTACTGCCTGAACCTCGTCTCGTACATGGGCGAGCACATGAGGCCGATCCTGCGTCGGCTGCTTGACGCCGAGTCCGAGGCCGAGCGCTACTGCATCGCCTGGCGCAGGGCCCGCACTCGCGCGCTCTCCACCGGCAGTGCGGCCGACCGGTACGCGGCCCGAGCCCGAGAGTTGCAGACGGCGGTACAGGACATGTTCGGCGCGTCGCTCGCCACGCAGATGGAGCGCGACGAGCTGCGGGACCGTGTCGCCGAGCTGGAACAGCAGGCCGCTACCGGCCGCGCCGAGATGCTGCGCGAGGAGGCGCGTCGCCTGCGTCGGCTGGCCGACGAGATGCCCGAGCCCGGCCGCGCGCGGCAGAGCGAGGGCCTGTACCGCGCGGCTCTGGTGCTGGAGGAGCGCGCCGACGAGGCCGGGAAGGACACCCGCAAGGGCGAGTCCACCCGGCCGGGCGCCGACCTGGAGGCCGAGAACGCCCGGCTGCGGGCTGAGCTGGAGCGTGAGCGACGCGCCCACACGGCCACGATCGGGCAGCGGGATACCGCCGTGGAGGCCGCGGACGCCCTGGCCTACGCCGTCGTCCCCGTAGACGTGATCGGCGAGCACTCGGCAGGGAACTGCCCGTGGCCGTGGGCCCGCGACCGGGTCACCCCTGCCGTTGAGGTGGAGCGGCTGCGGGCGCGCGTCGCCGAGCTGGAGAAGCAGGCCACTACCCGCGAGGCGATCACCGCCGAGCGCGACGCACAGATCACCGCGTGGCTGCTCAAGAAGGCACGTGAGTACCGGGCAACCGGCAGTCGTGACAACCAGTTGCGAGCGGACGGCGCCGAGATCCTGGCGTCCAAGATCCGGCGGGGCGCGGTCCGGCCGGAGAATCTCGGCGAGCCCACCGGCGCGGTTTCGCCGTGGCAGCGCGCTGTAGATGGCCTCAACGCCCTCGTTGACGCGGAGGTCGGCTTCTGGATGGGGGCGGACGGCATGATCTACGACCCCTTCGGCGTCGAGTACATCAAATGGGACCGCGACTCTCAGCGGTGGCGCCTCCTGCGCGACGAGCCGGACGGCATCAACGGGGGTGCGGCATGAGCGTTCCCGACTTCATGCTCGACGCGCTGTGCGCGCGCACTGACCCGGAGGCCATGTTCCCGGACTCGGGCGCGGTCAAGAAGACGGAGTTCGCCAAGGGGCTGTGCGCGCGGTGCCCGGTCCAGGACCGCTGCCTGGAGTACGCGCTCGCCCCGGCCAGCCGCGTCGAGTTCGGCGTGATGGGCGGCCTTACCGAGGTCGAGCGCAAGGCGCTGGTCAAAGAGAGGTCGCTCGGCAAGGCCAGGGCCATCGACTACGGGCCCATACGCAAGGCCGCCGAGCACAAGGCAAAGGTCCGGGGTTTCGCCCCCGCCGCGTGATCGTCCGCACGTCCTGCCCACCCCTGCTTCGACGGGGGTGGGCACCTCCCGCAAGGAAGCTTCGTGATCCCCAGCGACACCCGTTTGGCGCTGATCGACCAGGCGACCGACCTCGTCGGCGCCCGGCGGATCAGCCCGACGGTCCTCACCGCGTTCGTACGGCATCTGCGTCGGCGTGACCTCGACGTGTGCGACTGGCACCACACTGACGACTTCGCCGCCTCCGCCGGCATGACCCACCATCAGGCCCGCTCGGCGCTCACGCTGCTCGTCCGCACCGGTCTCGTAGAACGGACCGCACAACCGCGCCGCATCGACCGCCAAGACCGCCGTTTGATCTCCTACCGCCTTGCTCCGCACGATGCTCAGGAAGGAGCGGGCCAGTGACCAGCCACGAGATGGACGAGCTGGACGAGCAGTTCGAGGTTGTGGTCGGCCGCAAAGCGCCGTTCTCCATGATCCCGGACTGGGTGACGCTGTACCCGGGCAGTAAGTCCCACCCGATGTACCGGGGGAAGATCCTGGCTCCGCAGGCGAAGGCCGTCTACAACGTGCTGGCGATGCACGTGAACGTCGCCAGTGGCGACAGTTCGTGCTGGCCTTCCCGCAAGACCATTGCGCGCATCCTCGGCTTCTCCCGTGAGCAGTCCGTCGATCAGTACCTAGACCAGCTTGACGACGCCGACGCCATCGACCGCGAGCCGATGACCCGGCCCAACGGCGCCAAGGGCATCCGCTACCTCGTCCACCAGATGCCGCCCGCTGGCTTCGAGGGCGAGACCAACGTCGGAGAGCACTACAAGCACCGCCGTGAGGAAGAGGCGCAGAAGCTCTCCCGCGGTCCTGGCCGTCCCCGCAAGGTAAAGGTCCAGGAAGCAGCAGAACCCGATACCGATACCAAGTCGGGGCAGCCTGCACCCGCGGCTCCGCCGCAGGAGACCGCTGTCGAGGCTGCTGCCCGTACGGTCGCCGAGGAGTGGTGGGCGCAGGCGCAGGACCTGACCGATCAGGGCCATCTGCACCCGCTCGTCACCGAGCAGCAGAGGGAGCGCGCCCGAACCAACCTGGTCACACGCATCCACGACGCCATGGCCGCCGGCCACGACGTGGAACTGATCAAGCTGGTGCTCCGGGAGATCGGCGAGTGGGGCCCGGCGAAGGCCAAGTTCGAACGGATGCTCAAGCGTTTGAAGGACAAGACGCCCGAGGACATCGCACTCGACAAGCAGGCGCAGAAGGGCGCCACCAAGTGGTGGGAGGAAGCGGAGAAGCTGGTGGCCGCCAAGCGGATGGGCCCCCTGATGGCGGACACCGAACGGCAGCGGACCGGCTACTTCCTCAACCTGCGCACCCGCATCCGTACGGCCCTGGCAGCAGGCTACGACTCCAGGCTCATCTGGCAGGCCCTGGGCAACATCGGCGACTGGACACCGACGAAGTGGGCGCTGGACAAGGAGCTGCGACGCCTGTCAGGCGTCCGCGCCCCGCGTTCCGGCTCTAGCGGGCGCGCCCCGATCTTCACCAACGACCAGTGGATGCAGGGCGATTCAGGCGGCACCCAGTCCGCCGCGCCGGCCCCGGCCGCGCCCGACCTCGACGTGTTCGGTGTCGAGTCCGATGACGCCGCCTGAGCAGTCGGCCGACGAGAGGAGGAACGACGAGATGTCCCTCACCATGCCTGCCCCGGCGATACCGGAAGGCCGGAAGGTCGTACGCGCCGGCGACCCCGTCGCGGCCGTCGCGGAGATGCTGCGGCGCCGCGGCCTGGACCCGGCCAGGGCCGACCACCCCGAAGACCGGTCAGACAGCACCGACGAGTACCAGCGCGACGTGTTCCGGCAGGCGTGGGTGAACTCCCTGGCCTTGTCGGGGCACGGAGACTACGCCCGGTACCGGCTGCCCGCCCTGGATGGGGAGCAGTTCCCCGACCATCTGCGCCGGTACGTCGAAGAGCTCGCCAAGACCCGGCAGCACAACCGCGACCAGCTCAAGGTGCCGGAGGCGCAGCGCAACATAGCCCGGCCCAGCATCCAGCACCTGATCGCCCACGGCAGCGTCGGATCGGGCAAGACGGTGGCCGCCGCCGCGGCGGGCGCCTTCGCTGTCGAATGCGGCCTGATGGCGCGGTTCGTGTCGCACTCGATGTACCTGTCGTGGCTCCAGCCGAACAACGCGCCCGCCGGTCTGACGCCGGTCTCCGTGCGCGAGCGGTACGAACGGTGCGACCTGCTCATCCTGGACGACCTGTGTAACGAGATGGACGAGTACGCCACGAATCACGTCCGCACCCACACCTCAAACCTGATCACCGCACGGCTCAACAGCGGGCGGGCCACGCTGTTCACCACGAACCTGAGCTTCGACCAGGTCGCGGCGGTCCTCGGTGACCGCTTGGCATCTCGCGTCGGGCAGCGGGCCGTGGTCTTGCGCATGGTCGGCAACGACCGGCGAAAGCCCCAAATGTGGTAGATGGTGCGCCTTTGGCGTGTTAGCGGGGAAGGGGCAGGTCTGCGGCCTCGGAGATGATCTAGGCTGTCCGCGACCGAGCGCTCACGAGCGAGAGCGCACCTCGGGACGCTCCAGGAGGACAGCACAGTGGCCCGACCCCTTTCCACGGCGCGCTACGCCGCCATGTCCGAGGCGGAGATCCGCTCGGCTGAACGCACTCTGAAGGCGGGGACCTGGGCGATCACGGCCGGGGCCCTGCTCTTCAGCGTGCTCACCGTTACCCCACTCGTCCGGTCGGTCAGCCCGTCAGGCTGGGAGTGGACGGCGCCCATCCTGCCGCTCGTCGTGGACGCCGCGGTGATCATCGTGGTCAAGCTGGACTCCGTCATCTCCCGCCTCGGCGGCGAGGGCGGCGCCTGGCCCGTGCTTCTGCGGTGGATGACTGGCCTGATGACCCTCGCCCTCAACGTCGGTGACAGCGCGCTGCGTCACGACTGGGTGGGCATGGCCGTTCACTCCGCCGCGCCACTCCTGCTGATCGTCACCGCGGAGGCCGGCCTGTCGTACCGGCGCGCGATCAGCGCTGCCCTGGCCCGGATCGCTGCCGATCAGGCCGCGGCGGATGAGCGCCGGCGGGCCGAGGAAGAAGCCCGAGAGCAGCGGCAGCGGGAAGAACGCGAGCAGGCACGGGCCGCGAAGGAGCAGGCCGAACGGCAGGCGCGGGAGCACGCCGCGAAGCTGGAGCGCGAGCGTGCGGAGCGTGAGGAGACCCGTCTGCGGGAGGAGCGCGAGCACGCTCTCGCCCTGGAGAAGGAGCGCACCGCCCGCGAGGAGGCTGATCGGCAGGCTCGCCTGGATGAGGAGAAGGCACGCCGCGAATACAACGCCCGTATCGAGCGGGAGCGGGCCGAGCGTGAACTCGCTGAGCGCATCCGCCAGGAGGAGCGAGCCGACCGGGAGCGCCGGGAGAAGGCGGAGCAGGAGGCGCGGGCGCACCGCGAGGAGGCCCAGCGCCTTGAGCGACAGCGCCAGGAGGCCGCGGCCGCCGTCCCGGCGCAGCCCCGGGCGGCGGCGAGCGCGAAGACGGTCAAGCGGCCGGCGCGGGTCGTGGAGTCCGTGGTGATGAGCGATGAGTTCGCCGGGATGACCAAGGGCGAGGCGGAGCAGGCCCTGTTCGAGCTCTATCGCGCGGCCCGGGACGCGAGCGAGTACGAGGACTGGGAGCAGGACCCGCTGGTGAAGGACGGCGGGCCGTTCTGCGGCAGCAACCTGGGCCGCAGGCTCGGCCGGTCCGACGCGTCCGGTCGGGCCAACGTGAAGCCGAAGTTCGAGCGCTGGTACGAGGAGTACCGGGCGTCGAAGATGGCCGACCAACGTGAGCTGGTCAGCGCGGGCTGACCCCGTCTCACCACCGCCACGGCGGGTGCCCCGTATCCTCGGGGCGCCCGCCGTTGTCGTTTCGGCACCCGAAGGACCCGCTTCATGGACTGTCCCCAGCAGGCCGCCCAGGCGCGGCTCATCACGGCCGAGCACGCACGGGAGGTCGCCGACTTCGCGCGCGGCATCGTCGGAGAGATCTCGGGAGAGGGCACGGCCGCCGACCGCATCCTGGCTGCCCGCCGGCTGCGGCTGCTCTCCCTTCAGGTACTCCAGTGGACCGTACGGGCGGAGGCGCTGGCTGGGACGCCGTGGTCGGAGCTGGCCGCTGCGCTTTGCCGCGACGAGGATTCCGTGCAGGCCGAGTTCGAGGCCGGTACCAGGCAGTGGGCGGAGCGACAGGCCGCCGACCCGGACGCCGAGTCCGGGGCGCCGGAGGCCGCCCGCGCCTTGGACGCCTGGTATCGCAGGCACGCCGATGCTCTGCTGGACCCCGAGAAGGAGGCACCGGTGACGGGCCTCTTCACCTGCCCGGACGAGTGACCACAGTGGTAAACTGACAACCGTGTCCGGGCGAGGATGTTGCCCCTCGCCGCGACGCACCATGCCCCGGTACGAGCAAGCCGCGGGCGGGTCAACGCTCCAAGCCAGCCAGGAGGACGGTCATCCATGGCCGAAACCGAGACGACGCCCCATCTCACCGTCGATGAGGCCATGATCGCCGTCATGCGGGAGATCGATCCCGTCGGCAAGAACGGCACCAACAAGAAGATGGGGTACAAGTTCCAGGCGTACGACGACATCGTGGCCGAGATCGGGCCCCGCATGGCCAAGTACGGGCTGCGGATGCTGCCCCAGGTCATCGACCAGAAGCACTTCACGCGGGGCGAGAACGTCAACGTCGCCATCCTGACCGTCCGCTACGTGATGCGCGGCCCGCAGGGCGACGAGATGGACACCCCCATCATCGTCGTCGGAGAAGGCGCCGACGTCGCCGACAAGGCCAGCAACAAGGCCATGACCGCCGCGAAGAAGTACGCGTACAAGCAGGTCTTCGAGATCAGCGACGGCGAGGACGACGGCGACCACGAGCACCCGGTCTCCGCCCGCAATCCGCTCGGCTGGTACCTCGGCCAGATCGAAAAACGCGAGGTCTGGAAGAACCCCAACGCCCTCTACTCCCTGCTGGAGCAAGCGGCCGGCGCGGGACTCGCCGAACTGCACATGCCCGACCGGCCCGGCGTCACCTTCCGCCAGGTGATCGAGGGCCAGCGCAACAAGCTCCTCGCCGAACAGCAGGCCCGTGCCGAACGGCAGGCCGCGGAGCGGCAGGCCGCGCAGGCGCAGATGGCTGCGGAGTATCCCGACCCGCCGGACCCGTACGACGACGCATGGGGCCAGGCTGTTCCGCAGCGCCCGGCCGCAGAGCCCGCCGTTCCTGCTCCGGCGCCGCCCGCCCCGCCTGCCCTGCCCGACGCCGAGATCATCGAACAGCAGATGGCCGACGCCCTGGCCGATCCGGCGACCGCCGAACCGCGCCTTCACGCGCTGCGCGCCCAGTACGGTGCTGGAACACTCGCCCAGGTCGTCGTGCGCAGCACCGAGTGGGGCACGGTCGATGCCAACAGCGCGATCACCATGGCGCTGATGAGCAAGGCCGCATCGCCCCAGCCAAGCCCGGCCCCTCAGCCGGATGCGGCCCCGGCCGCGGCCGAACCGCCGCCGCCCGCCGCGGCCACGCCCCGGCAGGCCAAGCGCACCGCCAACATGACGGCGGAAGAGCGGGCACAGGCGAGCATGATCGATGAAGTGGAGTTCCAAGCGCAGATGCTCGGTATGCCGTCGCTGGAGTTCGTGGCCGACCTGCTGCCCCCGGGAGCGAGCAGCATCGATGACATCCGGGGCGGATCGCGGCTTCAGGACCACATCCGGGCGCACAGGGGAGAAGTCCTCGAAAGGCTCAAGGCACAGGGCATGACGCAGGCCGCAGAGGCGTACGCCAAGTTCGGCGACCGCGTTCCGGCCCGGAAATTCAACGAGTTCCTCAAGCGCACTCTCCAGGCCCGATGACGAAGTGACGTGACGTGCCGGAGGCAGGACCGCCCCGTCGGCCGGTTGCCGGGAGCGGAGCGCTTCGGCCGTCGCGTCACGTCACGTCACGTCTGGTTCACCGGGCGAGCCTGTTGTTGCCCACCAATGCGCGACGGCGCCTGGTACTGATCAGGCAGAGAGCGTGGCACAGACGCCGAGCTCCGCGTACGGCCGTACGCTTCGCGCCACCGTACGGCCGTACGACGCTGCCCGTACGGTGGCCGACCGTACGGGGCGTACGGCGGACGGAGCGTACGGGGCGCGGCGACCCCGTACGTGTACGGGCCGAGGGCGTACGCGTACGGCGATACGAGGCGTACGCGTACGGGGTGCGGGTCGGCGTACGCGGCGTACGCGCAGGACTCCGGCCGCGTACGGGCTGCGGCGCGGGGCGTTCTCGCGGTGAACGCTCCTCGGCATTCGCTCGGCGCCTCTCGGAGCAGGGCCCGGCCGCTGGAGTCGTACCTAGCTCTGACCTGCGCGTATGCCGCCGTACGGTGCAAGATGCGGCCGTACCCGTACCCCGTGCCCGGCGCGTACCCGTACGAGGCGTACGGGTGCCGCCCCGTACCCCGTACCTCGTCGTACGCCTCGCCGCGGGACCGTACGGTACGACGCCCAGGCCGTACGAGACGCGTACCCCGGGCGAGGGGGTACGCCGTACGCGGGCACGAAAAAGGGCGTACCCCTGGACCGGGGTACGCCCTGATGAAGCTCCGCTACTGCGCCGCGGCGCGCTCCGTACGGGCACGTTTGCGTTCGGCCTCCCGCTGCGCCGCGGCCTTCTTGTCCGCGGCCTCCTCTTCGCGCACGAGCTCCAGGAACCGCTCGGGGAACTCGTCGGCGAGGCGGCGCCGGGCGCGTGACCGGGGGCTCGGCTCGGGCAACAGGTGCCCACGGCGGGCGACCATCCCGGCCTGCACGTAGAAGAGGATCTGCGCCTCGTGGTCGGCGCGGCTCCGGAACTGGGCCAGGCGCCGGACGTGGGCGTTGTTCGACGTGCCGGGGATCGCGGGAAGGTACTTCTCCGGCTCACGTACGAGCTCGGGGATCAGCCGGCGCGCCTTGCGGACGAGCTGCGGCGAGCGGATCGCGTACGCGGTGGCCTCGTCCCGGTCATCGTTGTCCGCGGCGATGAACTCCGCCAACGCCCTTCCGAACTCGGGCTTCGCGAGCGTCCGCAATGACTCGATCTGGGCGGCCACGGCGCCAGGCTCCGGCTCCGTCCAGCGGCTCTGGCGTGTTCCCCGCTCGTCGGGCGCGTCTTGCTGCGGTGCCGCCATCCCGGCTGGCCCTCCTGGTGCTCATCGTCACGGGGTACAAGGTGGCCGCCGTGCGACCGATCTCACCGTGAGCTGGATCGTCCCGGATAGCGGCCAGTACCCAGCCCTGGGCCCCGTGAGGGGCGCAGTTTGCTTGGTGCTTCCCCGCGGCACGCTCCAGGCCCAACCAGTGGAAAGCCCTGAAACCGCGGAGTCGCTGCCTGCGACGGTGAGGTCGGCGGCGCGGCGGCCACCTCGGGGGATGATACCCGCCGCCACGCGGACGCTCCCCTACTGTGTGCCTTATTCGGCCGCTGGAGCCCTCTTGGGGCTGGTGGCGGACTCGATGGCCGGGGCGAGGCTACTCGGCTTCCAGATCAGATCGTAGGCGGCCTGCGAGGCGGCGACGACGGCGCCGACGGTGCCGAAGGTCAGCCAGCCGTGCTGGAACTGGTCGAGGCCGCCGCTGGAGATGACGGTGATGACGCCGGTGACGACCGCCATGACGACGGCGACGATCTTCTTGGTCCCGACGGACCAGTGCGGGCGCTGCACGATGGCCGTCAGCAGCGGCAGCAGGCCGCCGATGCCGGAGCCGGTGGCGATGGTCTGGAGGGTGGACATGGAGGTTCCCGTCTGTCGGTGAAGTAGGACGACGGGAACACTGGCGCCCGGCCCCGGCTACCGTCCCGGGCTGCCGGGGCCGGTCACAGACGGTCCGGCCCGAGAATGTCCGCGGCGATCTCCTCGGGCGGTTCCGGCGCGGGGCGGCCGAGGGCCTTCGCGAGCAGGCCGCGCAGGTCACGGATGTAGTCGAGGGCGGCAGCCTTCCAGCGGCGGTCCTTGCGCTGCTCCTCCTGGAGCTGGCGCACCTCCCGGGTCAGCTCCAGCTGGCCAGCCTCCAGCAGGTTCACCCGCTCCACGGTCTGGGCGTGCATGGTGCGCTCCTGCTCCAGGAGGACCTTCTGCTGGTCGAGCATCCCGCGCTGCTGGTCGAGGAGCGAGGAGAACCCGGCGGTGACGGTCTTCATCGCCTCGACGTACGTCTGTCCCTCGGCGGCCTCGGTGGTCGCGCGGACCTGCGCGGTGGCTATGCGCTCGTCCGTGTCGCCCTTGCGCTTGACCTGCCGGTAGCTGAAGGCGGCTCCGGTGATGACGCCGAGGGCGGCGAACGCGGAAGCGATGGCGGGCGCCGCGGAAGTCAGCCAGTCCATGGCGCCTCCTCATGATGGGTTGCTGGGGTGCGCGGGAGCCGGGGCCGGCGTACGGCCCGCGGCTCCCCGCAGCGCATACCGTGCACGAGATACGCGGTAGCGTCGCGCGGTCACTGACCGCCGGCAGGAATGATGACTAAATCCGTGATCGGCTTACCGCACAGGCCGCACGATGCGGCGTAGCGCGGTTCGCCCGGGTTCTCGTAACAGCGGACGACGAATTCCTTGTCGGCCGCTGGGCAGTCCGGAGTGTGGCAGTGGGCCAGCAGGTCAGCGTGCGGCGGTACGTCCTCAATGGCTTGGGGCATCTGTCTGTCCTCAGCTTCCGATGATCATCCAGTTGATGCCGGTGGGGATGTTCGTGTCGTGGCGGGTGAGAAAGATCGTCAGGCCCTTGCCGGTGACGTTGGTAGCGGTACACCCGGTCACGCCGGTGCCCGGGACGCTGCTCAGGGCTGTCACGAACCCGCGAAAGGTCTTGCCGGCGACGTTCAGGCCGGTGACGGTGACGGAGAACGGCCGGTCGGCGATGGTGGGGGTGATGGTGACGGTTCCCGTGGCGATGTTGCGCGCCGTGAAGACCCCAGAGACGTCCAAGTCGCACTGGGTGCCCAGCTTCTCTGCGTGCAGGCGCGCCTGTGGCTGCTGCTGGCCCGTGGGGTCGCCGCCGATGAGCTGAAGAACGGCTTGGCCTCCGTACTCCGGTCCCACCGCGCCGGAGGTGATCTCCAGAGCGCTTACATCGCCGGACAGGTGGTGGTCGAGGTTGGGGTTTCGTACGTAGGTGGTGCCGTCCCGGCCGAAGGTGACGTAGCCGCGGCTGAGCATCGCCCAGTACCGGAAGGCGCCGCCCAGGGTGTTGTTGTAGGCGGCGAAACCGACCTCGCGGGTGGCCAGGTCGCCGACGGTGGCCTCTGCCGCGAGGACGCCGTCGGCGTCGTACAGTCGCAGTCCGGTGTCCATGACGATGCGCGAGCCGGTCGTGCCGGTCTGCACCGTGGCGCCGGTGATCGTCTTGCCGTTGAGTGCGTCGGCGGCGATCAGCTCGGCCTTGATGCTGCCGGCCTTGATGTGGGTGGCGTCGAGCGTGCCGGCCTTGATGTGCAGGCCCTCCAGCGTCTGGGCCTTGATCTCACGCCCGGTGATGGCGCCCGCGTCGATCTTTCCGGCGACCACGGCGTTGGCGGCGAGCAGGTCCGCGCCGATCGTCTCGCGGACGAGTTTGGAGCCGGGTATGGACTCGTCCTTGAGCCAGGTGGCCAGGTCCAGCAGTTTGGACAGGTCCGGGCCATCGACCTGCCGTGGGGTGCCCTGCACCGCGGTGGACGGCGGCCCGGTGATCTGCGCGGTGTTCACCGCGACCAGACGCACCCACACGCTTCCGTACGTGGGGGTGGAGACGGTGATGGTGCCGCCGGAGCCGTTGGTGATCGTCGCGGCGAGGCTGGACAGGTCCGGCACGAAGTCGGCGGTGGCCCCCAGGTGGATCTGCACTCCGGCGAGATCTGTGGGGGTGCCGTAAGCGTCGTCCCACTGCCCGTCCCAGGTGACCAGCAGACCGGCCAGGACCGGTTCGAGGGCGGGCGGCATCGGGGTGGGCGGCGGATTCGTGTTGACCGGGACGAGCGCGACACCGCCGTCAGGCTGGACGCCGACAGAGCCCTTCAGGGTGCCGTTCTCGTCGTAGATGTCGAGGGTGCCGCCGCCCTCGATGGAGGTGTATCCGGCCTGGGTGCTGCGCTCCAGCGCTTCGAGCCGCCGCTCGTAGTCGGCGAGGATGGCAGCGAAGCGCTGCGCATCCGTGCCCACGTCCAAAAAATTCGCCATGGCTGCGGATGCTGGGCAGCGCACACAGCTTGCGTCCCGGGCTGCTGTTCACCGTGGGAACACCCCGCCGGAGGCCCGGGACAGGGGCGGCCGAGGCGTTCCCACGGTGAACGCCGGAGCCGGGATCAGTAGACGAAGGAGTCGCTGCGCTTGAGGGTGAGCACGACCAGGCCGTCGGCGCTGATCTCGTCGGCGATGATCCGGTGCCAGACCGCCACGTCGCCGACCCACGGAACGTGGGCCTGGACGAGGATGTCGTCACCGAGCTGCCAGGACCCGAGCCGCGCGTTGGGGTGATCGATGACCTGGATGGCGGGAATCTGAAGGGCGTGTGTGCGGCCGGCCAGCTCCTGCTCTCCGCGGGTCCGCAACGCGCGGTCGGAGCTGAGGGTCTTGTCGGTCACCGTCGCGACACGGCGCAGACGCCCGTCATAGCGGTGGACCTGCGCCCTCTTCATCTTCTGGCCTTCGCCTTTGCCGAGGACGAACACCTCGTTGGCGAAGGAGTCGCCCATGCCTTCCGGTTTGGCGATGGCCGCCAGATTCTCGCCGTCGGCAAACCGGAGATCCGTGCGCTTACGACCGAGACGGGGCCTGCCCAGGGTGATGTGGTGCGAGATGGTGTTGCCGCTGTCAGCCCAGGCGTGGTTCTCGACCCAGTCGAAGGGGATCTCCCGGGCCAGGCCGTCGAGTGCCTGACCGCAATCTGGATGGTTCCACCAGGCGAGTTCCCACGGGTCGGTGCCGTCGGTAGCCCCCAGGAGTTCGCCGAGCTTGTGGCTGTCGATCGTCAGGCCGATATTGCCGTACGGGCGGGTCTGGACGTGTCTCCAGATGGCGCGGAACACCTCGTAGGCGTCGAGCCGTGTGCCGCCGTACGGCTTCGGCGGATCAGGGACGCGCTGCTTGTTCTTCTGGCCGTCAACCCATCCATCATGGTTCTTGTCTTTGCCGGCGTAGGGGTCCTTCGGCGTGATGAGCGCGCCGGAGATGATGCGCTCCTCGAACGGGATGCCCTGCGCGTAGGAGCTGAAGCCTTCGCAGTTGACGGTGCACTTCGGGCCGTCGAACGTGGTCTTGGTGACGATGCCGCCCCACCTGATGTGGCCCTCGATCTCCAGGTAGAGCTTGGTGTTCCAGTCCTCAATGATCGGCTGACCGTCCGGGCCGACCATACGGGCGTACTCGGGCTCGATCGTCCCCGTCATCGACCCGGGGCCGGAGAGGCTTCTCTTCGGGTTGGAGGACAGCGTGAGCGGGACTTCCCAGTCGATGATCGTCTCGGGGAGCGCGCGCTGCGCTATGAAGCGCCATCCGGTGACCACCGCTCACGCCTCCGGGGTTTCGGCCCACTCGACATCCGCGATCGCCGTGGTGACTACGTCGGCCTGAAGCCACCCCGGGAGTTTCTTGTCGAGCAGGATCAGCGCTTCCAGCCACTGGGTGGTCCCGCGCATCGCGGCCGGGATGGGCAGCGTGTCGGCGGAGATCAGGTTGATGCGGGCGCTCGTCGATTCGAACTGGACGCTCTGCCCCTGTTGGTCGCCGACCCGGAAGGCACAGCCTCCCCACACGTTGCCGTCGATCACCTGCGTTCCGGCGATGGTCATGGTGATCCGGGCCTGCGTGGCCCACTCGGGGACATCGACCTGCCAGCGGGCCATCGCCGGCCACTGATGCCACACGCCCTTGTCGCCGTACCAGTTCTGGTTGCCGTTCGGCGAGGCGGTGTGGATGCTGCGGTCCTTGCGGGGCCGCACCATACGCCGCAGGTCCTTGACCATCGCCTGGGTGATGGAGGAGGTGTTGGCCGGGATGTCGATGCGGGCCAGGGTGATCGCCGAGTCGCTCGGCCGGATCTGCCGCACGCTGGTGGTGGTCTTGGGCACCCCGGAGATGACCCGGGTGAAGATGTACGGGCCCACCTTCGGGTCGCTCGGGTTCGGCCAGGTCTCCCCGTAGGAGAACGGGTTCTCGACGCGCGCCACGACCAGGTCGGAACGGGCGGCGGAGCCGGTGGCAGCGATCGGCGCTTGCTCGCCGACAGGCAGCCGGGCCGCGTAGGACTGGTAGGCCGAACCAGTGGCCCGGTTGGTGATGGCACAGGCGCCGGGGAGCACCTGCACGGCCGCGCCCGGCGTGGCGAGCGCCCTCACCTGGAGGTCACCGGCACCAACCACTCCTTGGGCGCCGCCGAAGGCCGCGTACGCCAAGAGCCTGGCGACCTCGGAGCTGTGCTCGGCTTCGCCTTCGGTGAACCACGGAACGCTGTCCCAGGACATGAGTACATCCCTCTGCTGCTCGGTGACGGGGCAGCGGGACTGTTCATCGTGAGAACACCTTGCGTCTCGGGCTTCCGCCGGGCGCGCTCGCTGTTCCCACGGTGAACACCGTCAGAGGTAGGCGTAGGCGTTTCTCCACGCGACCGTCATGTACGCGCTGCCGGTCGCGTCGATGCCGCGCAGCACCAGGTCTTGCCGTCCCACGGGGAGCCGCATGTCGGCCAGGCGGGGCGATCCTCGGTACAGCCAGCCAGCGGCGTTGGCGTTGCCGTTGCGGAGAACAGTGCGGGCCCACGGGCGCGGATCGATCACCACGCGCTCGCCTGCCGCGAGCGTCAGGTTGAGGCTCGCCTTCCAGCGGCCCACCACTTCGCATACGGGCTGGGAGATCGGGCCGTAGATCGTGATGACGGGCCAGGTGGGTTTGGTCCCACCCACGTCCACATCGCTGATGGGCCGGGCACTGCTCTGCCCCGTCATGGTCAGTGGCGTCGTCAGCGGGCCCACGAGACCGCGGTGCGGTGGCGGGACCAGGTCCACGCGCACTCGCTGCTCTACATCGTCGTACGCGATGTTGTCCTGGCAGACGAACGTGGCGACCACCGGGGTGTAGCCCTGGCGCGTCAGGCGGCTGCCAGCGGGCGCAGGCTTCCTGGGGCGCCCGTAGAAGAGGCGGGCCCGGCCGCCCTGGACGGTCCGCAGGACGGCGGGTGTGGCGAAGCGCTGCCGTACGGCCTCGGCGTCCCACGCCTGGAGCATCGCTGAGACCGCGTCCAGGTTGGCGCCGTGCCGGCCGAGCTGGTTCGGCGCCTTGTCCACGGTGTCCACGCCAATCTCGAAGGTGATGGTCGCGTGGCCTCGGGTGTCCTGTCCGAACCGGATTCCGTCCTCGCGCGGCAGCGGCACGTCGCCGGGATCTCCGTCGCTGTACGTGATCTCGTACGGGTCCAGCAGGTAGTACCCGGTGCGGAACGTGCCGAAGGTGAAGTTGCACCCGGGATGCACGCCATTGGGGCCGTACGAGAGGTTCCATTCGCCCTCAGCCAGCGACATACGCACCTCCCCGGCGTATGCGGCGCAGCTCGAACATCGCGCTGCTCAGGGCTTCACTCGGGGACATCGGGGCTCCGGTCATGGTCAGGTTGAGGTCACCGCCGACCAGGGCGCGGGGCGCTGTGGCGGCAACATGCTGAGGTGTGGATGCGGCGGGCGAGGTGGCGCTGCCGCGGTAGAGGGAGACAGCTCCCTGGGCCTGCTGGCGCAGAAGAGCACCGTTGGCGAAGTAGACGACCCGGCCGCCGAACATGCGGGCGACCTGGTCGAGGATGGCCTCGCTGCGCTTGCGCTTGCTGGGGGCAAGCGGGATGTATGCCTCGCCGCCGGTCTCCGGCTCGGCCCACAGCCGCCATTCGCCGGGCCGGGCGATCTGCGCGATGTGCCGCTCGGCGCCGTCGGCGAAGGCCCGGACGCGGTCACTCGCCTGCCGGATGCCGCCCTCGGCGAACCGCAGAATGCTGCCGTTGGCATGGGTGCTGACGACGCTCGGCTTGCCGGACTCGCTGTACTGGACGGTGACGTGCACCGTCCTGCCGGTGAGGCTGTTGATGCGGTCCTGGATGCTCTGCACCTGCGCGAGCGGCGTGGCGTTGGGCGCCGTGATCTCGATCCTTTTCTTGTCCTTGAGATCCCTGATCTTGTAGCCGAGGTCCCTCAGCTCCTGCTGCGCCAGCTTGGTGGGTGCCTGTACGTCCAGTTTCTTGCCGGGGGGCAGCCCGGCGACTTGGTTGCGGATGCCGGTCAGGTCGGCGGCAGCCTGTTTGACCAGCGTCTGGATCGTGACGTTCTTGTTGCCGGGGGTCGCGGCGAGGTCAGCCATGAGACCTTGCAGGTTGGTGCGAGCCGAGTCGGTCAAGGCGCGGATGGTGACCTGCTTGCTGCCCGGCATCCTGACGACCTCGAACCCGAGGTTGCGCAGGGCGTAGATCGCGGTGTCCGTCGGGGCTTTGACGGTGATGGTCTTGTCCGTGGGCAGGTTGAGGAGCTGGGTGGACAGGCCGAGGATGTCGGCCGTCGCCTTCTCCATGCCGTTGGCCTGGAGGAGAATCGACACCGAGGACGGGATGAGGCCCATCTGGTTGGCGAGGCCCGCGGCCTGGTCCTTGGTCAGGCCGAGGTCCACGCCGTACCTGATCGCCGCGTCCCGTGCCTTCTGGACCTCTCCCTCGGCCTTCTTCATGGCCTCGGGTAGGGATATGTCGTTGGCCTTGGCCATCTCGAAGGCGGCGTTCGCTGCGCTGAGGGAGGCTTCGCGCAGCTCGGTCAGGTGGCTGTTGTAGTCCTGGCCGGCCCGGGTCGCGGTCCGCAGTGAGCCGTCCTGGTTGATCAGCTCCTTGTTCGCGTTCTTCAGGTGCTCCGTGTTGGCCGCGATGGCGTCGTTCACCGACAGGACCGCGGCGTTGACGCGGGTCTGGGCGTCGTGGAAGGACTGGGTGCCGCCGGTGAGGGCGTCGATGGCGCGCTTGAGCTGGTCCACGCGGCTGTCTGCGGTCGCAGTGGAGTTGGACATGCTGTCCACGGCCGTCTTCAACCGGGTGAACGAATCCACGCCCTTGGTACCCGCCCCGTTCATCGCGGCGGCGCCCTCGCGAGCGTTGCGCATGCTCTCGGTGAGTTCGCCGTTCACGCTCTTCAGCGCGTCGGCTGCGTCCCGGTACCGCTTCGATTCCTCGCCGTCGCCCTTGACGAAGACATCGCGGCCCTTCTCGATGTACTCCTGCTTCGCGTCGGCGAGGGTGCGTAGCCTCTTCTCCAGATCCGACAGGCCCTTGCCTTGGTCGAGGTAGAGGTTGGTGAGCTGGGTCAGGCTCACCCCGACACCACGGAGCTTGTCCACGATCTTGGTGTCGCCGAGCTTGGCCTCCTGGAGCAGCTGGACGGCCTGCGCGCGCACGTTGGCGTCGATCGCTCCGTTGGATTCGCGCAGGGCCTGCGTCAGGGTGGTGATGCGGCTCTTCTGCGCTTCGGCGGCGCGGGCCGCCTTCTCGTGCTGGTTGGCGAGGAGGCCGATGCCGATGGTGACGGCGGTGATCGCGGCGCCCCACGGTCCGCCCAGGGCGCCGAGGAGGCCGCCCAGGGCGCCGCGGAGGCCACCCATGGCGCCGCGCATGGCGCCGGCGGCTGCACTGACTCCGCGCATCATGCCGGTTAGGCGTCCGCCGTTCGCCGCGGCGACGGTGTACGCGAGGCCCATCCGTTGCCACAGGCTGATCTGTGGCCCGATCGTTCCGGCGGCGACGCTGCTCGCCATGCCGACGTTGCGGATGCTGGCGCCGAACCGCTGAAAGACTCCCACGATGCTGCTGAGCATCCGGAAAGCGAGGAAGGCGCCCAGCAGGACACCGAGGCTGGCGCCGAGGCCCGGCACCACGTTCATCAGGCCGTTCAAGAGAGTGAGCAGCCCGTTCAGCGCGCCGAGCAAGGTGCCGAGGCCGACCCCTGCGGAGGAGAGGGTGGCGAACAGGCGTGCGATGTTGGAGACGAGCCCGACGATCGTGGGGCCGATCGTGCCGCCGATCACGTCGAGGGCTTTGCCGATGGCGGGCATCAGCTCGGTGCGGATCTGGCCGATCAGATCCCGGACGCCGTTGTCCTTGGCCATCCGGCCGAGGCCGCGAACGAAGTCGCCGACGAGCTTGTTCAGCTCGTGGAAGGTGGGGGCGGCGTCGCTGAAGAACTGCTTCATTGAACGCTGGCCCTCGCCGGAGTTGGCCCAGCGCGAGAAGCGCAGCATGGTGCCTTCGAGCCCGTCGAGCAGCGCGTTGCCCGCTTCCTGCCCGGCGCGGCCGATTCCGGCGAGCCCCTTGCCGGCCAGCAGCGTCGTACGGCCGAGCTGCTTGGCCTTCTCGGCGGCGTGGTCGAGGAAACGCGCGAGCGAGCCTGTCTCGCGACCGGCCTGCGCGGAGGCCCGAAGCCAGCGGGTGAAGCCCTCCGCGCCCTTGCCGACGCGCTCCACGAACGGGCCGGACGCAACGAGGAAGTGGCCGGTGGCCGCGGACAGGTTGGCGACGCCGTTGGAGACGTTGCCGATGACCTTGCTGTTGGTCGCGGCGACCTTCTTGAACCCCTCGGCGAAGGGCCCGGACCGCATGGCCTGGGCGCCCCGCTTGGCGAGGTTGCCCATCTGCCCGGCCGCGTCGCCGAGGCTGGACTTCAGCAGCGGCAGGACCGCTGTGGACAGCGGCTTGATCTCTCCCGCGATCTTGGAGAAGAAGCGTTCCTGCACGGACTGGCGCATCTTGCGCCACTCGCCGCTCAGGCTCGCGACCGATTTCACGGACGCGCGGGCCGACGTGGATAGGCCCTTCAGCGACTGGTTGAGCGCGTTCTGCTCTGCCTTGGTGAGCTTGCTGCCGTTGGCGAGCTGGGTCTGCGCCCTCAGCGTCTGCTTCAGGGCCTCGCCGACGCCACCAAAGGCCACCTTCGTGGCAACGGCGGCCGTACCGACACCAGCCAGCAGGCCGGGGATGGCGCCGAGAACGCCGACCGCCGGCGCCGCGGCGGAGACCAGGGCGGTGAGCGCGAAGCCGTACTGGGTGATTGCCGCGATGGCAGGCTGCGCGAGCGAGACGATCGCGCCCAGGGCCAGGGAGCGAAGGCGCCCGCGGCCACGGCCCCGACCTCCCCCACCTCCTTCGCCGGGCTCGACCGGGATGATGACGGGGCTCTGGTCGGCCTCCGTCTGAGCGCCACGCAGCAGATCACGCAGGCGCCCGAGAAGTCCGCCGCTGCGGCTGCCGTCCCCTTCGCCGTCCGGACGGACCGGCACGCGGACATCAGTGTCGGCCGCACGGCGGGCGACTTCCTCCAGTTCCCCGCGGATGCCGTCGCGGTCAATCTTGACCTTGACCTTGGCGGTGAGGCCCTTGGACGCCTCCTTGACTGCGTCCTTCAGGCGCCGCCGCAGGCCCTTGGCATCGACCTCGATCTTGACCTTGACGGCCAGGCCCTCGGCGGCGGTCTCCACCTTGGTCCGCAGCTCGCGGGCGAAGCCGTCGAGTACCGAGACGACCGTGACTTCGAGGCGGCCGGCCTGCAAGCCCTCAGACATCGGGGCGCACCATTCCTCTCCGGGCGGCGGCCGCGAGCATCGCGCGGTGGCCGTTCAGTGGGGCGGGCTGCTGCGCCGGGGTGTTCACCGTGGGAACACCCTTGGCCGAGGTGGTGCCGAAGAGCTGAGGCCGAGGAATCGTCCGGGGCTCGGTGCGGCGCTTGTCGGCGGCGAGCAGCGAGACTTCCTCGATGAGCTGCACCAAGAGTTCGATCTGCGCCGTCCAGCCGCTGATGGGCTGGGAGATGACGCGAGACTCTTCGGGCAGTCCGTCGAGGAGGACGGTCAGTCGGCGGAGGCCGATGAAGCCGGGCTGTCCTGGGCGGAGCCAGACTCCTCGGGCGTCGAGCTGGTGGAAGCGGGAGAGGTCGGACTCGACATCGGACCATCGGTCCCGGAGGAGTCGGCCGACCTGAAGAGCTTTCCCAGGTCCACCCCGTAGACGGCGATGAGGGCCTTGGTGAGGCGGACGTAGTCGGGGATCGAGGGGCGGACGGCCTTGAAGTCCTCGAAGGCGGCCTCCCCCAGGAGCTCCTTGTAGATGTCCTTGATCGCGCCGTAGAACGCGGCCGGGAGCTTCGGCCGGCGGAAGACCACCTCGATCAACTCGCCGGTCGTGGTCGTGCCGTCCTCCGCGTTGACGATGTCGTGCAGAACCCCCATCAGGTCCAGCTCGTCGGAGAACAGCGGGTCGAGGCAATCAGCCGGGACCTCAGCCGGGAAGAGGAACTGCTCCCCCTTCAGCAGCACGGTGATCCCGTGCGGGTACTGCACCTCGCGGCGCTGGGCGTCGAGGTTGATCACGTAGCTCATGGGTCCGGTCCTCCCGGGTGGGCGTCAAGGCCCGGGGAAGGTAGGGAGCCCGTACGGCTTGCGTCTCGGGGCAGCGGGCACGGAACTGAGGCGCCAGCGCGATCCAGCGGGTCGGCTGTCGGCGTTCTCGCGGTGAACGGGTTCGATGCGACTTCCCAACCGCGACACCCCGCGAGCGCACAGGTGGGGGGTGTCTGGCAGATAGCCTCTGTCTCATCCACATCTCGCACCGATTGGAAGGACATCAGTGGCACAACAGTTGAAGAGGCAGGGTAGGGGGAGCCGCGATGGAGGTGGCGGCGGAGCCGAGAGCACATCCACCTCCAACAGCACAACACCGGGCGCCACCACTACCCCGGCATTTTGGGCAGTTCCATCGACTGAGGAGGAAGGCGACGCCCTAGACATCGATCTCAACGACATCTCGCCGAACCCATTCAACGATCGGGAGATGGGCGACCTCACGTGGCTCGCTGCGAACGTCGCCAAGCACGGGGTGATGACCGACATCAACGTGATGCACACCGCGGTGTTCGCCGAGTACTGGCCGAGGGCAGCCGAGGGCATCACCACGAAGTACGTCCTCGCTTTTGGTGAGCGCCGCTGGCGTGCCAGCCGGATGGCGGGGAAGAAGACGATCCCGGCCGTTCTCCGGAACAACGTCGTCGAAGAGATCCGCGCGATTCTCTTCAGCGAGAATTTCCACCGCAAGCAGCTCCGGCCGATCGAGGAAGCCCGCGAGTTCAAGCGTCTCAAGGAGGAGGAGGGCCTTAGCACCCGCCAGATCGCCGCGGAGCTGAACCTGTCTGGCCCGGGGTACGTAGCGGGCCGCTTGAAACTCCTCGACCTGCCGGAAGAGCTTCAAGCGATCGTCGGCACTGAGGATGGCCCAGGTGTCAGTATGGCGAGGACCATCGCGAGGCAGTTGGACGACCCGGAGGACATGCTCCTCGTCTGGGAACTGATCCGGGATGAGGGGGTCTCGGTTAAGGAGGCGGTCCGCCGACTCCACTCCGGTGACGTTTCTGTTCTCAAGGAGAACGGCGTGCCCGAGCCCAGGAACGCTAACCCCGCCGATAACCAATCCGGGACCAATGCCTCTGCGGCAGACGCGGCCGGAGCGGGCGGCGTCGGGGAGCCGGACGGCTCCGACGATGCTTCCACGAAGCGTGAGGCATCAGACACCCAACCGGACACGGCGGAAGCCTCCAGCACCGCCAAGACCAACGACGTGAGCGTCACTCCGCAGAAAGCGCCGAAACCCGCAGCCGGCAAGAAAGCAGCATCCGCCCAGGACGCTGCCCAGCGTTCTCACGCCAGTGCGGACAGGGAAATGACCTGCCAGAACATGGTCGCCCAGGGCGTCACGCTGACCCCTGAGCAAGTCGATGGCCTCTTCGCGCGGGCGCTTCTTGCACCCACGCAGCAGGCGGCTGCGCGTGCAAGCGCTCAGAAGTGGTTGCGCGAGGCTGGCAAGGCAGTGTTCACCGTCTCCGACACGGAGTCGTACTTCGAGGCCGTCTTGTCGTCGGGCAACCACGAACTCGTGAAGACCGTTACGGTAGTCACCGCCCTTGCAGCGTGCGAGGTTCGGGCACGTGACGGCCGCCGTCAGTGGGACGTACACGACGCCGAGCACGTCCGCCTCCTCATTGAGGCCGGCAACCACCACCCCGAGTCGGCGTGGGAGCGAGCCCAGCTGACGAAGTACGGCGTTCCCTTCCCGGTCGGCGATGCCGCCGACGCCGACTCCATCAACTGACGGGATAGACAATGTCCAAGACAACCCTGGCTCGCCATACGCGGCCCGGCGGCCGGAACTGGCCTCTGCTGCTCGCCGCCCTCATCATCAGTGGCGGAAGCGCCAAGACCAGCAGCATCATCATGCTGGCCGTCACGCTCGCCCTGCGCGGCTGGAAGGTCCGCGTCTTCGACTTCGACCACCAGCGAAGCGCCAGCCACATCGCCTGCGCCATGGACGAGCTGCCCGCCGGGCAGGGCACGGTGTACGACCTGATGCACGGTGCAGACCTGGAGGCTTGCAGCGTCCCCTACCGGTACAGGCTGACACCGGCGCGCCCCGACCCGGACAACCCGGAGAAGATGCTGCCGGCCGAGTACGAGACGGTCGAGAACCTGAAGATCGTGCCCGGCTCTCGGGCAGTGAAGAACTTCGACACGGAACTGACCCTGCCCGGCAACGAAATGCTGATCAGCTGGTTCCGTGAACTGTGCGATGACTACGACGGCGACGATGATGTCTGGCTGCTGGACCTGCCCGCGTCGCTGAGCAAGCTGGCTGTCAGCGTGCTGGCCCCGTTCCAGGAGGACGACGAGATCATTCCTCCCGTGCTCGTCACGAGCAAGGAGGAGACCGATCTGAAGGCCACCTTCGAAGAGCTGGCAGAGATGCGCGCGCAGCAGAATGGTCGCAGTCGCCGTAAAAGGACCGGCCCGACGATCAAGCACGTAGTGATGTGCGGTACGCCGACGCCCGGTTACAACGACTCCGAAGGCGAGCTGACCGTAGCCTCCATGACGGCCGCGCTCGGCGAGCACTATCAGCTCCACAAGGTCAGGTGGAGCAAACTCATCCGTCAGCAGCACCGGCGTCAGGCGCCGGTTCACGCCTTCGGCCCCCGCAACGCAATGCCGATCGAGGACTACAACAAGCTGGCCACCGCCCTCGGGTTCGTGGACCGCAACCAGTAATCCCCACTCCTCCGGGAAGCAGTGAAGGCCCGTACCGATCGTGGAAGTCCGTATCTCCCACGCCCGGTACGGGCCTTCTGCTTGTACCCCGTCAGGTTACGCGGCGTCCGCGGAATCTGGGGTGCTGTTGATCAACTTCCCGATGTCGTCGCCGGCGCAGCGGCTTCCGCGAAAGCGGGGTCGTTGGTGATCAGGTACCAGGCGTCGGCGTCGTCGCCACCCTGTACGGCCAGCCGCAACGGCAGAACGGCTTCCTTCGACTTCTGGAGCTCGGTCTGCACGCCTTCCATCTGCATGGCGCGCGGGATGACGTAGCGGTATCGCTTGGCGCCGTCGATTACCTCGATGGCGCTGGCGATCTCCGAGCGTCCGCCGATTCTCGGCGGGGTGAACTTGTAGTGCTTGGGCGGCTGGGTGCCGGCACCGCCGGACGGGGTGATCTCGGTGATCGTGCCGCCGCCGAACACCGCCTTGAAATTCCGCGCATTCCACTGCTGAAGGTCTACCTCGATCGTGGCGGAGTCGGAGGTTTGGAACGTACGGCTGGGGAAGTCCGTCTGAGCGCTCTTGACCTGCTCAAACTGGGGCTCCTCCTGAAATTTGAGGCTGTCCTCGGTGGTCAGGCCCACCGAGTACCAGCCTTCGGGCATCGGGGCCGTGGCGTCTGCGGGCGCGGTGGTTCCGACCGGGGCGAGCCACAGCCGGGTTCGTGCAGGGACAACGATGTGCGTCGCGTTGGTGATCTCGCCAGCCATGGCGGTGGTTCTCCTCGTGGCCTGGGGAAAGGGCCGGGCCACGATCGGGAGGGCGGCTGGCTACCGTCCCGGGCTCAAATCCGGGGCGGGCACGGTAAGAGCGCCGGTGCGGCGAGGGCGCCGGCGAGCATCCGGGAGATGCGCTGCACACGGGCGAGTTCGCGGGCGTGTGCTTCAATGCGCGCGAGGGTGTCCCAGCAGGGCGCCGGGCTGAACAGGGTGGACTGCTTGAGGTGGGCGTACCCCTCGTTGCGGACAGCCCCGCACGGGGCGATGCGTACGGTGCCGGGTGGGAGGTTCACGGGGTCTCCGGGTTCGGGTGAAGGGTGACGAGCAGGCCCATGACCCATCGGGGCTGGCCTGTCTCCAGGGGCGATTCGAGCAGGACGCCGGAGGGCCGTACCCCGGCGATGACCGGTCGGCCGGCGGCAGGCTCGGCGTCGGGAAGCTCGGTTGCGGCGACCGCGCACATCTTCAGCATTCGGGAGAGGGCGGCCGGGCCGGGCCAGCCGCCCGGGTCGCCGTACAGCTCCAGGCTGACCTCCGGCTCGGTGCGCCAGGAGAGGTTGCCGAGGTCGCCGCCGGGGCCGAGCGCGACGCGCAGGTGCGGCCACGGTGCTTCACGGGTGCCGGACACGTGGCCTGGCCCGCCGAGCACTTCGGTGACTTTGGGGTGCTCGGCGAGCCAGGCGAGGACGGCCGCCACCGGGTCAGCGTCGGCGAGGGCGTAGGCGTCCACGGTCAGGCGCGCCCGCGGGCGAGGTAGCCGCTGCCGCGGAGCTGGCGGGCGTAGTCCGGGGAGATGTGTGCGCTCTCGCCGGGCCGGAAGTCGCGTCCGGCGATGCGCAGGTGGTGGGCGAAGACCACCTTCTCCGGCTTCTGGCCGTGGTGCAGTGGCGGCCCGATGACGGTGGGGGTGTTGGTCTCGGGGGCCGGCGTGGCGGTGGTCTCCGGCTCGGTGGTCGTGGCTGCGGTCTTGCGGGTGTTCGTCATGGGGCGGAACAGTGCAGGACCGGACAGCTTGTGTCGCCCGGTCCTGCCGCTGTTCACAGGCGGGCGGCGACCGCGGCGGCGGCGCGCGCCATGAAGTACGTGCCCGTCGCTTCGAGGTTCCCCGGGTAGACCGTGCCGATCTCCGCTGGGACGACCCACTCGCCTTCGGCGACGACCTTCACCGTGACGGTGCTGCCGGTGACGACGGGCGGGAGCGTGCGGATGTTGCGGCTGATGCCGTCGGGGATGCTCCGGGCGTGGCAGCGGCAGTTCTTCAGGTTCGCGACCGCGCGGGAGGACTCGTCCTTGGGGGCTTTCATATAGGAGAACTCGCCGACGCCGCGGTGACGGCGGTCCCAGTCCATTGACGTGATCTTGAAGCGGAGGTTGCTCGGCACCTCCTGGTCGTGGGCGGCGAGGTGGGTGGGGCGGACCTTGTCGTCCGCGACCGTGATCCACTTCTTGGTAGGCGGGGCGAACACCTTCGCCTGCCGTTCGACCTGGCGGGCGATCTCGTGGAGTTGCGGTGTGATGAGCTGGGCGAGCTTCTGTTCCAGGCCCGGCTCAACGTGGAAGGTGGCCATCACGGCACCTCCGGCGGGTTGAGGGTGGCGACGATCGCGACGTAGTCCGCGGCCCCGAAGCCAGGCACCCGCTTCAGAGCCGCCGTGACGACCGTCCATGTGCGGGTGCCGTCGCCGAGCACGTCCCCGGGCTTCACCGGCCATGCGGCCGGATCGGCGCGCAACGTCCACGACCCGTCGGCCTGCTCGTTCGCGGCGCCGGGCCAGGTGCCGCGCGGCTCGGGCCGGGCGCCGGCCGGGGGCGGTACGGGAACGCCGTGTGTGTCCCGGCGCCAGGGGTGGGCGAGGACGTACACGGTGAGATTCCGGTCAGGGAGCACTACGGCCACGGGGCGTCTTCCTTCACCAGCGGCTGTAACGGCGACCGCGGCCGTACGGCCAGGGCGCGGCTGGGATGGTGGGGATCGGCCGGTACAGGCGCCTGCGGTACCCGGCCAGGGACTCCATGGTGGGCAGCGCGCCAGCCTGCCCGGCCAGGGGCGCGGCGTCGTAGCTGATCGACTGGCCTTCGGCGGACACCGACGTGACCCTCCGGCCACTGCTGCCGTCAGTGGTCGCGGTGTTGCGGATGCTTTCGGAGGCGTGCGCGACGATGTACCGGACGATGGGTTCCTCCATCGCGCCGTCCAGGCCGACGAGGAGCTGCACGTCGTACGTGCCGTCCGCATTCTCGGTGTGCTGGACGACGGTGACCATGTCGTCCAGGTGCTGCACGGGCCATGCCTGCGGGTCGTCCAGGTCGTAGCCGAACAACGGGTACACCTCGTGCAGTTGTCGCGGCTCGGGGACGAGCGGACGGCCGAGGTAGGCGACCACGTCGGCCTGAGCCTCGGCGATGACGTTGCGGTACTGCTCCCGCTGGGCCGCGGTGAGGGGCAGCGGCACGCCCAGCTTGTCGGCGACCTGCTCCGCGGAGGCGAGCAGGCCAGTGCCGAGGGGGAAGTCCACCCGAACGGTGCGGTCGGTTGCGGGCGGCTGGTCTTTGCCGGGGGTGACGGTGACGGTGCACCAGTACCGGCCGTCCGGGAGGTTGTCCGGCAGGTAGAAGCGGTAGACCGTCGAGCGCAGCCGTACGGCGGGCCCGGCGGTCGCCACGACCGGGCCGTTGCGCTCGGGGGTCGCGTACAGGTCGATGCGGCTGACCTGCCCGCCGCGGGTGTCCGGATCGCACAGAGCGCCAGCCCAGACAGGTCGGTAGTCGTACACCGCCACCAGGGCTCCCCTTACTCCGCGTTCTCGGTGAGCTGGGAACGCAGGCGGGCGATGACCCGGTCCGCCTGGTAGCGGCTCAGCTCTCCGCCGGCCGGGACCAGAAGCCGCGTCGCAGGGGTGTTGTACGCGCCCATGCCGACGTGCTCGATGAGGCGGACCGTGCAGCGGAAACGGTTCCCGTGCGGCTGTACAGGGATGAATACGCCGTCGGGGTCGGCCGGCGGCTGGCCGGTGGCCTCGTCCACGATCTGGTGACCGAGCTTGGCGGGGAGCAGCTGCTGCGCGGTGGTCATCGGAGCGGGCTCCGGGACCGGCTCGGGCTCGCTCGGGGGCTCCAGCGGCGCCACGTCGGGCGTCTTCGTCTCGGTGGCGGCCGGGGCCGTCGCCTTGCCCTCGGCGGCCGGGGCCGGATCGGTGGTGGGCGGCGTCTCCGGGATCTGCTCCTCGGTGTCGGCCGCGGCGGTCTTGCGGGTGGTGCGGGTGGTGCTGGGCACAGGGTCCTCCTCCTGCCGTGAACGGGCGTGTGGAGGAGGACCCTGGACCCTGGCGGTGGCTACCGTCTCGGTCAGGCGTAGGTGAAGCCGTTGGCCTTGGTGACCGCGCCTGCCTCGTCGCCGACGACGACCGCGACGGCGCCCGCCGTACCGGCCGGGGTGGTGACCTGGAGGCGCCCGGCAGAGAGCACCTTCAGGTTCGTTGCCGCGGTGCTGCCGAACTTCACGTCGGCGACGCCGTCGAGGTTGGTGCCGGTGATCGTGACCACGGTGCCGCCCGCGGCCGGGCCGGTCGCCGGGCTGACGGAGGCGATGGTGGCCGGGGGGAACAACTTGTCGATCTGCGACTGACGAACGACCGCACCGGCCTTGAACAGGAGCGTCTTGATGCTGCCCTCCGGCACACCGTCGCGGGTGTCGCTCGGGCGGGTGCCGACATCGTACGGACGCGTCGCGTACACGTCGGCGGTGATCGTCTTCTCCGGGTCGGTGACCGCGGTGGCAGGGAAGGCGGCCTTGGTGATGCGGTCGCCGGCCGCGTTGTAGAGGCCCATGGGGGCTCCCTCCTCAGTGGGAATTGATGGGCGAAGGGTGCCGGGGCCCGGACGCTTGGGTCGCGGTCACAGGATGCGCAGGTCGTCCCAGCCGTCTGCGGTGACGGAGAAGACGAGCAGGCCGGGACGGCTGACCTCGCCGGTGCGCATTGCGTAATAGTCGGACCCGTTGTCGAGGGTGGGGGCCTGCACCCACAGGCGCCCCGCGCCGAGTTGCTGCGCGCGGAAGTGATGGAAGTGCCCGCTGACCATGATCTGGGCGTCGGCGATGGGCTGGCGGCCGAAGGTCTGGCCCTTCCACCAGTCGGCAGCCTTCTCCGGCCGCGGGTACTGGTGGCCGTGGGCCAGGCCGACGACCGTGCCGGACATGTCGAGCGAGACGGTGTCGCGCCATGGCTCCGGCATGACGAAGCTGACGTGTCCGTACGCGTCGGCGTTCTTCGCGTACGCGTCCGCGATCTGGGACATGACCTCGATGCCCCAGTCGTCTTGCGGCGGGCCGACGGGGTCCTTCCCGCGCCTGACCCGGGCGTGGTTCGAGCCGCACGTCGCCGCCACGACCCGGGGGAAGGAGGTGGCGAGCCGGTCCAGGCCCTCGAACGTCAGCCGCCTGTGCACCCGGATCATCTGCGTGAGCGTCAAGTCGTTGGTGAACGCCTGGGCGGCGACGTTCTCGAATCCTTCAACACAGTCGCCGGCGTCGAGCCAGTACGCGGAATCGGGGGCGCGGCCGACCTTACCGAGGTCGCGGAGGTGATCCTCCAGTCTGTCGAACCGCTCGGCGACCCGGGCCACCAGCTCGCGCGTGCCGCCGTCACGGCCGACCTTCCCAGCCTGCGGGTCGGCATACACCACGGCGAGGGACCGCGCTGGCTGCTCGGCCGGAGTGCGGGGCTTGCGGCGCCGCCGCATCACGTCGCGTACGAGCGAGTTGAGGTCTTCGGCGGACGCCCACCCGGGGACGGACGGCTCGATCAGGTAGCGGCAGCGCCACACGGGCCGGGTAACGGCGTCCTCGCCCTGGGCGTCGCGGTGCCAGGCGGCCGGGTCGTGCCGGGCCTCCACCAGCCGGACCCGGAACCCGTCGGGGACGACCAGGCCCAGCTCTTCCACGCGAGCGCGCCACCCGTTCTCGTCCTGCGGCGGAGCGTCGGCGGCCGGCGCGGTGACGAGCATCGCGCCGCCGGACTCGTACCGCACACCCGGCTCCCAGCCCTTCGGGGAGGAAGCGGCGGGTCGTACGGTCTCCGGCGGCGCAGCCTGCTCCGCCGGCGCCGGGGCGAGGAGAGCGTCAAGGTGCTGGTCGAGGCTCATCGCGGGCACCTGCATCCGTTGGACGCGCCGCGCCGCCGGTGCCGGGCGACGGCCGGGGCCTGCACGCGGTGGCCGCTGGCGGTCAGGGTGTCGGCGATCTGGGTGGCGCTGATGTCCCGGGTATCGAGCACGTCCCGGACCTTCTGCGCCGTGGCGGCATCGAGCGCATCGAGGATGGCGCCGACCGTGCAGCGCGGGCCGCGCGGCGCCGGTGGCGCGTCGGAGAGCTGGGTGAGGGCCGCGATCAGCCCGTTTGTGTCTGCCACGGCAGTCCTCTCGGTACATGGGAGCGGGGTCGGACCGTACGGCCCGACCCCGCGTTACGTCTCCGGCGGCGCTGATCAGGCGGCCGGAGCGGTCCACGTACCGATCACGAAGGACTCGGGCCTGCTGACCTCCAGGGCAAGCCGCTCGTCAGCTCGGAACGTCAGGACGCCCCGCTCGAAGTTGTCGCTGTTCTCCGAGGAGACGGTGACGGAGACGTTCTCCCGGTCGTAGAGCTGCGCGCCCATACCGAACGAGCCCAGGAGGTAGTTGTTGTCCGGCATCGCCGTGGTTTCGACCACGTTCAGCCTCCAGACGCGCTTTTCCGCGCCGACGGCGACCTGGAGCGCGACACGGAACGCCCCGGTATCGTCCGTCTCGATTTCCACGTGCTCCCACATCGACGGGGAGAGAACGACGCCGGTCGGCTCGTATTCGGCGAGCAGAGCCTTTGTCATGGCCCGGCGCATCTGGATGGAGAACTTGTCCTTCTTGTCGCCGGTGTAGGTCTGCACGCCCGGCGTGTTGAACAGGCCCGTGAGGGACGTGCCGTCGGCGCCGCTGCTGTGAAGCAGGTCGTAGTCCTCGGCGAACTTGATCCCCTCGATGAGCCGCGAGTTGATGAACTGCTTCAGCCGCGGCTCGTCCGAGAGGATGTTCTTGTGGCCGTCGATCATGTGGGCGATCTCCGCGATGGGGAACGCGACCGGCTCCAGCTTCAGCTTCGAGCGGGGCGCCCGGCCGAACACGTCCGTGTCGAGGCCGGTCGGCGCGGACACGCCGTCGGCCGCCCGACGCTCCGGCACCTGGGCCGCGTTGTTGACCCACCCGGTCTCGCGGATGCCGAGCAGGACGGCGTTCTTGGTCTTGGCGCTCGGGAACAGATCTCGGATGTGCCACTTGCGGCGCTGGGCCTCGGTGATGCCGAGGTCCTGCACGCCACCGAGGGCCTGGTGGGTGTGGGTGCCGGCGGACAGCGAGAAGATGGACTTGCCCTCGACCTCGGCGCGGATGAACGGCCGGTCCTTGAAGTCGCTGGCCGCGGCGCGCTGGTAGGCGTCGGACTCCACGAACAGGTCACCGAGGCTCTTCGCCTCGACTCCGGCCGGGCCGCCCGTGCCGCCGTAATGCTGGCCGGCCGCCGGGGTTCCGGCGGGCGCGTCCAGGTAGCTGTTCAGGGTGTCGGCGCCCTGGGCGGCGTCGAGGAGACCCTTGATCTCCTGGGCGTCCTTGACGGCCTTGACGTACGCGTTGCGCTGCTCGGTCGAGACGATGAAGGAGCCGTTCTCCTCCTTGAAGGTGCCTGCGATCCGCTCGGCCTCCGCGCTCTTCTCGGCGAGCTGCGTCTTCAGGCTCCGAACGAGGCTCTTGTCGTTGGTGGCGGTAGCCATGATGGTGATGCACTCCTGTGCTGGATGGGCGATGGCGTGCGTCGCTCGCCCGGCCAGCACCGGGACGCCTCAACGCGAGGCGCATGAAAGAGGAGTGCGGGGCCTACCGTCTCGGGCTCCCGGGCACGGATGTCCGTGCAGCCGGGAGCCCGGAATTGCGCAGGTCAGAGGGATAGCGCAGCGAGCACGGCTTTGACCTCGTCCGCGTTCAGCCGGACCTGCTCGTCGTCCTCGTCCTCATCGTCGGTGTCGGGCTCCTGGGCGGCCGGTACGGGGCCCGTGTCGTCGGGGGTGGCCGCCGGGACGTTGCTGTCAGCGGCCGTGGAGCCGTCGGCGGCCGTCGGCGTGCTGGTGTCCTCCGTCGCGGCGCCCTCGGTACCTTCGGCGTCCTCGGCAGCGTCCGTGTCGTCGGTGTCGTCGTCCCAGCCGTCGGTGACGTCGTACTCGGAGTCCCACAGGTCCAAAGAGGAGCCGGACGGGGCGGTGGTCTGCTTGCTCATGGGGAGGCCCTTCTTCGCGAGGGTGGTGAGGAGGTCGGTGATGGTCGGCTTCAGATGCTGAAGGTGTTCCGGGCCCGCGTCGGAGACCTCGATGAGGGCGGTGGCGTCCTGGAGGGCGGCAGCGGTGGGCTGCATGTACCGGGCAGTGATCTCCTCGTCGCCGTCCACGGCGTGCGATTCGCCGGTGACGGGCAGCGCCACGGTGGTCAGCTCGACCTGACTGGGTGTGCCGAGGTCGATGTCGCGGCCAGCGGCCGTGTAGGGGATGGAGTAGGTGGAGCTGTCACCTGGGGAGTACCGGGTGACGATGACGTGGTCGGGGTAGGTCGCCTCGACAGCCACGTAGCAGTCGTCACCGTCTTCGGTGAGTAGGTTGCGGGCGGCCTCCGCGATCCGGGCGTGGAGTTGCTCGTAGGACAGGGGCATGGGGGAGATCGGGGACATGGGCTCTGCTTTCGGGAGCGGGTGCGACTTCGCTTCGAGTACGACCTGTGCGGCTGACTTCCGTTCGGCGGCGGCGTGGGTGGCCGGGTAGATCCCTAGGGCGTCGTGGTGGCGGAGGTTGCAGTAGCCCTTGGCGTCGTCGGGACTCATGTGCTGGGCGGCGATGGCCACACAGCGGTCGAAGTCGCCGCGCGCACCCCAGCCGATGCGGGCCGCGCCCTCACCGTGGGCGTACCACTTGCGGAGTTGTTCGGCGTCGCCGCGGTGGGCGTCGGGGCCGGCGCCCTTGGCCTCCAGCACGATCTGCGCGGCTGACTTCACCTCGGCCGGGGGGACGGCGGCCGAGGGAGCAGCAGTGTCGTCGGCCGGCTCCTCTGCGGAGGGGGCCGGGGCTGCGGGCTGGCCGAGAGGGACGAAGGAGGTGTCCGCCCCGCGCACGATAGCGACCTGGTCGAAGGTGACGGGGGTGGCCGGGACCGGCGCGACCTCGGGCAGCGCGTAGCCGAGGGTGACGTGCGGGGTGTATCCGTGCTGCGTGTTCAGCTTGTCGGCGTACGCGGAGGCGCCCAGGGCTTCCACGACGCGTTGCCGCAGTTCTGCCAGGCCCGGCACGTCCACGGGAACCCAGGTGGGTTCGCCGTCGCCGGTGTCGGGAAAGCGCCCGATGCCGCCGATGGTGCCCTTCAGCGGTGCCGTGCCGGCGACGGAGGGAGCGACGATGCCGTGCAGATCGTCAGGGATTTCGCTGAGCGCGGCGGCGTCACCGAGGTAGGCGAGCGTGATGTGCAGGTGTTCCGCCGGCGTGCCCTCAGGATGCGCGATCTTCGCGGCCACGTCGGGCGGGAGACGCAGCGCCACCATCACACCGCGGCCGGTCTGCGTCTCCGCTGCCTTCAGTTCGACCGTTGACCACGTCGCTTTGCGTTCCAGATCGTCGTCGCCTGTACGGGCGGCGGCCTTGACCTCGATGCTGCGCGTCATGGGGTGGGCGCCGTGCAGTACCGGGCTGATCTCGTACAGCTCCAGGTCGTGGATGACCCTGACGCCGTCGTGCCGCTTGGCCGCGCCGCCGGGGACGACCTTGTATCCGATGCTGAACGCGGCCTCGTTGTTCTTGTGCCACTGGTCTACCTGCTCGTAGGCGTCCCGGCCGCGGATCGTGCGCAGGTTGTACTGGACTGTCGCGACGAGCGCCCCGGCGGCGGCCGGCCACATGCTGCCGCCGGGGATGGTCGCGAAACGGGGGTCGCCCGGCTTCCACTCCTCTACGTCCAGCACCGTGCCGACCGGGTCTTTCCAGTCGTGATGCCAGACCGTCTTCACGCGGCGGGTGGCGAGGGTGCGGGCGAAGGCCCCCGGCACGATGAGATCGTTGACCTCGTCCACCACACCCGTCACGGCGTAGATGGCGCGGGCTATGCCCTTGCCGGTGGGGCTGCGGCGGGCCGGTGGGCTGGGCGGCGGGGTGCGGGGCACGGCGGGTTCCTCCTGGCGGGCGTCTCGGACGGTGCGCACCGTGCCCTCGCCGGGGGGCTAACGTCCTGCGCTCGCTGGCTCGGTCGTCAGGCCCACGGTTTGCCGCCCTTCTTGCCCTTGGGAGCGCCCTTCTTGTTCTTGGAGGGGTCCTTCTTGCCGCCCTGAGCAGGGTCTTCTTCCTCGTCCTCAGCGGGCTCCTCGTCGCTGGCCGGTTCCTCTTCCTCGCCGGTGATGGAGGGGTCGCCTTCTCGCTGTTTCTCGCCGGGCAGCGCCGGATCTTCCTCGCCCTCCGCGGGGTCGGCGACGTCGTCGGCGGTCGCGAAGTCGAGTGGCGCGGCGGCCGGGTCGCCTGCGGCTGAGGTCTGGGCAGCGGGGTCCGCCGTACTCGGGTCGGCGGCCGGGTCCTCGGGCGCCGCGCCGTTCGCAGTGCCGCCGGTCTGCGCCATGCCGGCGTCGTCCACGTCGATGGCCCAGGCGTCAGCGTCCGCGTAGCGCCACACCTGTCCTGTCTCGTCGCGCACCCAGCCGGTGAGTGTGCCGTCCTCGGCCTTGTCGAGCCAGGCTTGCTCGCCGTTCTGCCCGGAGAAGGAGGCGTACGCCTCGGCGGGGTCGCTCTCGTCTCCCTCGTCGTACAAGTCACCAGCCCACGGGCGGGCGTCATCTTCATGCGGGGGCTGCGGTTCCGGCGGCGGAGGCGCGGCCGGGTCGGCGCCGGCCGGGGCGTCGTTGGGCTGGGGCAGCGTCTTCACGGCGTATGCGTAGTCCACGGGCCGCAGAGTCCGGGCCAAGAGGGTTAGCGTCTCGGGCTCGTTCCCCTGCCACCGCCCGGCTCCGGTCGCTACTCTCGACGTATGACGGAGCTGACGGTGTCGATAGATGAGCGGCTGGCGGAACAGGTCGCTGAGTCCGCCGCGCAGCATGGGCTGGCGGTGAATGAGTACGTGGCATCGGTGCTCGCCGCCGCGCAGGCGATGAAGGGCACTGACCGCGCGGACCGGGCCGCGGTGCTGGCGAGCTTCGCGTACCGCCGGTGGAACAACGAGGGGCGTCCGGAAGACGGCGCAATGTCCATGGCGGAGGTCTTCGGTCGGTGAGCGCGATCCCCGCCCGGTTCGCGGCCAACGTCGGCCAGACGATCCGCGATCTACCGGCGCCCGCGCGAGAAGAACTGCACACTGCGGTGCTGCAAGCCTGTGGTGACCCGTGGTCGTGGCCGCAGGCCGACAAGTACGAGATGGACGAGTCGGTGCGCGTCGTCACGACACGCAGCGCGATCATCCATTACGTGATCATCTCCGGCCCCGACGCTCACCTATGGGTGTTCACGATCACGGTGTGAGGGCCTATCACCTCGTATGTAGCACGTTGGACGAAAAGTCGCAGTTCGCGAGGGTTAGCTCCATACGGGCATCTCGCCGAACGCGGCTTCCTCCAGCGCTTTCAGGATCAGCCGGTATTCGCGGTGATCAACTGCATGGATGACCTCCGCGAGAGGCAGCCTGTAGCGGGTCGCCATGGAAGTGGCGACTTCCAGCATGGCCAGTTCGCTGCTGGAACAGGGGAGTGCCGGACATCCGGGGGTCAGCAGCAGCTCGATGCTGTCCCAGTCCACTGAGGGGTGCGTGCCGCTGCGGTCGATGACTGACCGTAGGGTCGTAGGCTGAAGTTCACCTTCCTCTTTGAGGAGACGCCGCAGCCAGTACCCGTTGCGATGGGCGCCGAGCAGACGAGTGGCCGCTCGCATCTTCTCGTTGCCGACACCGCGCAGCAGGCTGTCGGCGAGTTGCTTGCCCGTCAGGTCATCCGCAACCGTCGTCACCGGCATCTCCGCTCTTCGGATTGAGGAGCCAGGGTTGGCCCCGGTCCACTGTGCCTGGCCGCGCCCGGCCGCAGACCGCGACCGCGCCGAGCGGTCGCCTGAATGCCCGTCGTCCGAGACGCCGCCCACCGGGCGCCACACAGCGATCCTCAGGACACCTCCAGCACACGTGTGTGGGCCCGCAGCAGCGCGAGCACGGCTGCGGTGTCCGTGGGCTCCAGTGTGCGGCGGGGCCCGAGCGGGCCGAGCAGGACCGGCTTGCCGGTGTACTGCTCGACCAGGGCCCGCACGCGGCGGGAGCCGGTCACCGGCCGGTCCTGCTGGCCGGTGACCTCCACGTCGTAGGCCGCGCCGTCGTCCAGCGTGCCCATGATCCTCATGCTCTTCTCCTTCTACCGGGTGGCGAGCAGTCCGAGGAGGAACGCTCGCAGGTCGTCGTCCTCGTACCAGTCGCCCGAGAACAGCGTCGCGAGGCCGAGCGGCACCAGGTCGTCACCGTCGCCGTTTGTGCGGTTGCGGAACAGCCGCGCGAGGAGCTGGTCCAGCTCCGTACGACGCCGCGCCCCCACTCGTCCGCGGTGGGTGCGGGTGAAGTGGAACGCCTCCTGCGCCGCGAGCAGGTCCGGGTAGTGCTGCTGAAGGTGCGCGAGCAGGGCGTGCGCCGCCGTCCGCTGGCCTCCGTCACCCAGGTCTGCGACGGTCGCCGTCGCGGTACGCGGGTCGTACGCCCCGGCGTCTCCGCCACGGGCCCCGATGAACCGCGCCTCCGTCGGCGCCAGCCAGTCCCGGGGAACGTACCGCGCGATGTCGTTCAGCGCTCTGACGGCGGCGGGGTCGCTGTCCGGGGTGGTCACCAGCGTGGCCGTGGTGCCCGGTCCCATCTCGCGTATCCCAGCCAAGGTGTCGAGCACGGCCGCGGGCAGCGCCGCGGCGTACGCCTGCTGAAGGCGCCCCGCCTCCTGCCGTGCGGTCTCGGCCTCGACCCGGGCGGCTGCGATCTCCAGGTCAGCGTCCGGCGCGCCGCCGGCCGCCGCTGCCTCCAGGTCCCGTAGACGCTGCTCGGCGTTGTCGGCGTGCCGGGAGGCGTGCCGGACGGTGCCGTGCGGGTCGTCGCCGAGTTCCGGCGCCGCGGCCGACAGCCGGGTGGCCACGTCGGCGTCCACGTCGTGCCCGGCGGCGCGCAGCGCGGCCAGGTGCCGCAGGGCCTGCGGGCCGGGGCCGCCGTCCACGGCCCGATCCATGGTCCAGCGGACACCGTCCTGGATGGGCGGGAGTTGGCCGCTGGCCAGGGACGAGCGGGTTGCGGGCCGGTACCAGCGGGCCCGGCGGGAGACCTGCCCGAACCGGCCGGGGGCTGGGAGGAGGCGCGTCCAGTGGGCGATGCGGTCGCCGAGCGGGAGGCCGTCCGCGTGGCCCGGGAGGTCCGTGGCGGCGGCGAGGCGGCGAAGGCGTCGGGTCTCGGGCCACGTCCTGATTCGCTGGGCGAGGCTGCGGCGGAACCGGGCGAGGCGTTCGCGCATTCGACGCAGGCCCTCGCGGCTGCGCTGCCACCCCTTGGCGAGGGCCTTCAGGAAGGCAGTGACCATGGCGACGATCTTGCGGGCGATCAGGGCGAGACCGGCGACGATGTGCGCGATGACGCCGGGGCGTCGGCCGGCCGGGAGGTTCTCCGCGATCTGGCGTGCGGTGGCGTCCCGGTTGGCGGCCAGGCGGGCGGCGAGCTGCGCGATGATCGCGGCGCGGCGCTCTTCGGTGAGCGGTCCGTCGGCGGCCGCGGCCCGGAGGGCTTCGGCGATCGCATCGTCAGCGTGCTGGGTCACGGCATCGTTGGCGTGCGGTGCCCCGTCGGTGTTGTCGTCTCCGTTGGGCCGGTTCCGTAGTGCCTCGGGGATCAGGCGGAGCGCATCGGCGGCGCGGCGGGCGGTGTCCTCTTCCGATTCGCCGTCGTGGGCTTCGAAGTCGTCCAGGGTCCGCAGGGCTGCGCGGATCGCGTCCGTACGGGCGGTAGCGGCTTCTCGCCGCAGGGATCGGACCAGGGCCTCCCGGTCGTCCCCCTCGATCCCTGCATCCGTGATCGCGGCGACTGCCCCGTTGCGGGCTCGGCGCATGGATGCGCGCAGGGCCTCGGGGGTGAGCTGCTGGGCGATCTGCTCACGGAGCTGGTGGACGCTGCCCGGGGTGGTGGTGCCCTGAACTGCGCTGTCGATGACGGCACGCACCACTGCGTCCCGGTAGTCGGCACGGAGCCGGTCCGGGTCCGGTGCCGGGTTCGGGTCACGCGGCTCCGCCTCGGGATCGCCAGCCGGGGCCTCGGGCTCGGGGAGCTGGTACAGCGGGTCCGCCGAGGCGAGGGTCCGCTTGAAGCGCTGTCCGTCTCCGTCCTCGACGGTCAGGCTCCGTACGCCGCCGGGGCCGTCCTGGATGTCCACCACGCGGTAGGCGGTCAGGGTGTCCGGGGTGAACTCGTCGGGCAGTGCGATCGTGTCGCCGACGCCCACGGTGCCGACCGTGCCGGGCTCCGGGCGGTCGTTCGACGTTTCGCCGTCGGGTTCGTTACCGGCCGCGGCGTCCAGGTGGTCGGCGGCCCGCCGCGCGGCCCGGCCATCCGCCGTGTCCGAGTCGGCGCCCTCTCGCAGTTCGTCAGCGAGTGCGGACGCCTGCTCGGGAGTGACCGGCAGGTCGTTGGCGATGCGGGCAGCGGCCTGCTCGGCATCGGGGTCCGCGGTGGCGGTCTGGCCCCGGTCGGCGATGGCGTCGCGTTCCTCGGGGGAAAGCTGCGGGTTCACGGTCGGGCCGGCGACGGGGTCTACCGCGGGGGCTGGTTCGTGGCTGGTGATCTCGGCGTTGTCGGACGGCCCGTCCTCCGGGCCGAGGTCGGGGGCGTTGCCGTCGGCGTCGCGGGCGCGCAGTACACCGCCGCTGGACGGGACGGACATGGTGTCGGTCTCGCCGGTGGTGGTGTCCGTCAGGTCGAGGTTGATCTGTTCGCCGTCGTCGCTGCGGCCGGTGATCCGGGCGGTGCGCGGCCCCTCGGGGGTGTCGCGCACGAGCACGTCGCCTTCCTTCACTTCGCCAGCGTCCGCCGGTTCAACCGTGGTGACCTTGTTGCCGTCGTTGCCGTTGTTGGTGTCGCCGATGACACGCAGGTCCCCGATCGGGTGCTCGGACATGCCGCCCGGGATGGCGACGGTCGCGGTGTCGCCGTCCACCTCCTCGACGGTTCCGAGCATGGTGCCGTCCTTCTCGCCGACGACGTTGCCGGTCCGTACCCGGTGGCCGTCCCCCGTCCAGCCGGTGGGCCGGGCCGCGCCGCCGTCGGTGACGTGCAGCGAGGTGGGGGAGTGGTCTTCTTCGCTGCGGCTGTCGCCGAACCGTGCGCGGACGCTGGAGGCGCTTGCGCCGGTAACCACCCCGTCATTGCCTTCGGCGTCGGTGACAACCGAGCCGGGGAAGATGCCGTTGCCGTTGCGGTCGGTGGGGACGGTGTCGGCGATGCGCCCGGCGAGGACATCGGCGTCCGCGCCGGTATGCGGGGCGCCTTCGACCTGGGCGGAGTTGTCTCGGGTGGCGCGGGCCGCCGCTGCGTCGGGCATGACCCAGACCGGAGCGCCCTTGCCGTTGGGGGTGTCCGCGATCAGAACCCGGTACATGTCTCGCGTACGGTGGTTGCGAGTTGCCGGGATCTGCTTCGGGCCGTCCACGACGTACCCGGCCAGGGTGCGCGGGGTGCCTTGCTTGGTGGTTCCCTCCACGCGCACCAGGTCGCCGTGTGAGAGGTCGTGGATCTTGACCCATTCCGCGGGCCGGCCGCCAACCGGCTCCGGCGCCTTGCGGGGAGCTGGAGCAGGCTGGTCCTTCCTGGTCGGCTTGTCCGTCGGCCGGTTCTTGAGCTTCGGGGCGGCCTGCGCCGGCGCCGGGGCGGTCTCGGGTTCGTCGGCCGAGGCGGGCTCGCGGGTTTCCGTGTTCGGTTCCGGCTTCGCCGGTGCGTGGTCAGTATCAGCGGCAGCCTCGGGCGCGTTGTCGGTGTCGGCGTCGTCCGTACTGCGCAGGCCGTCAGCCTGCTGGGCCTGAGCGCGGGCGCGGCCCTCGTAGTCGATCCCGTCCGTCTCCGGGTTGTAGACGTGCTCGGGTGCCTCCTGGCCGACGCGGAGACCGTAGTCCTGCTGATCCTCACGGATCTCGACCTGGTCGAGGCTGGCGCGGCGGTGCACCACGGTGTCGATTGGGACGGTCAGCTTCTCCTCGCGCCCGCCGTCGTCCCACGGCGTGTCGCCGACACGGACGCGGTACGCGCGGATCTTCTCGCCGCCGCTGCGAATCGTGACCTTCTTCGGAGCACCACGCAGGTACCCGGTCCGCCTGGTGGTGGAGCCGGTGGCGCGTCGGCCCTCCAGCTTGATGACCACATCGCCGTCGCGGAGGGCCGCGATCGACACCTGCTCGGAGTGGTCGAGGACGTCGTCCGTGTCCAGGTCCCGAATGGCCTGCATGGCGGCCCGGTACTGAAGTTCACGGTGGTGGGCGGCCCGTGGGTCCTCCGGACGCAGGTGATCCAGGGTTTTGGCGAAGTGCCGGGCGAGCGTGGACGGGTCGATGTGGGTGTGCTCCTCGTCCTTGCCCTTCCGGTACCGGCTGGCCAGCCAGCCGAGTTCGTCCACGGCATGGCCGAGGTCGGCGGCCAGGTTCCCGCTCGGGGTACGGCCAGCTGCCAGCTCTGTCACGAGCTTGTCCAGCGCCTCGTACCGCTCGCGGTCCTGATCGTCGAAGTCCTGGCCGTCCACGTTCTTGGGGAAGAACATGTCGCGCCAAAGCTTGAAGTCGTCGGCCATCTCGCCGGTGACCTTGGTGGGGTCGGGCGGGCCGGCCTTCAGCGCGCGAAGGACGACTTCGGCGATGGCCGCTTCGCGGCTGCGGAACACAGGCTCGCGGGAGGTCGGGAAGAACTCCGGCTTCGCATGCCACATGCCCTTGTACGACTCGGGGTAGAGCGTGCGGTTGTAGCTGTCCTCGTCGTTGACGGAGCCGATCAGGCGGCCGTTCAGCCAGACCTCCGAGGCTCCATGGTCGGTGGGAAGCTGCGGGCTGGGGACCGTGGCACGGGACGCGAGTTCCCGCATGCGTTCGAGGCTGCCGAAGCGGCGGATCGTCGCTTCGTCGGTGATGATGCGGTCCTCCCAGTCGTCACCGGTGTTCGACATGAAGGGCCGGAGGTCCAGCTCGGGATCGCCGAACGGCGCGCCGTCCCCGACACGGCCCTCGTCGTTCTCACTGCCAGCGGTACCAGGTGCAGCGGTGTCCGGTCCGCTGGCCGGTGTGCTGGCCGGTGTGCCGGGTGCACCACCCGTTCCGGCCTGCGTCTCATCGGCCTGTCCCGCCGAGGAGTCGGTGTCCTGGCCGGCCGCTTCGGAGCGCGGACGGCGGTTGGGGTTCGGCGTGTCCGTAGCGCCTGTGCCGACCGTGGGTTCCGTGTCTGGGGCCGCAATGTCCGTAGTGGGGGTGCTGTTCAGCCGATTCCGGTCGCTGTCCCGCTGGTGCTCGCGGATGACGGAGTCACGGACGAACGCGATGGCGTCGGTCAGCAGCTCACCCCGAGAGTCGCGCCACTGCCGTAGCGCGTCAGCGTCGAGCTGGGGCTGCGTCCAGTCGATGGGGGCGCCGTCCTCGCCCAGCATCCGCTCATACTCGCCTGCCAGGCGTACGGCGCCGTCCCGGCCGCCGATCTCCTCGCCGTTGGCTTCCCAGCCGGCCAGGTGCACGCCGCTGGTGGCGTGGCCGAACTGCCAGGTGCGGCCGTCGTCGTCCGACCAGGTGATGAGTCCGCCGCCGGGGGACAGGGTGAGGGTGTCGTTGTCAGCGAGTCGGCGCAGGTAGGCGGCGTGCCCCTCCGGATCGGCGCCCGGTGGCGTCGGCGTGCTGCCGTTGCGGTACCGGTCCTTCGTCTGGGCGAGCCGGTCCGGCTTGCGCGTGCGGTTCCCCGCTTGGCTGTCATCACCGCCCTGATTGCTTCCCAGGTCGGGCACGTGGGGCAGACCAGGCATGTGCGGGAGGCCACCGTCCGGTGCTCCACCGTCCCGCCCGTCCCGGTCGCGGTCGCGACGGCGCCGCCGCTTACGGCGGCCCCGCTCGTCACGGTCATCGTGATCCTGATCGTTGGCGTCGGGCCGCTCAGCGTCGCCGTCGTCCTCATTCTCGTGATCGTCGTCGTTCGGTGTGGGCGCGCCGGCGTCCGGCAGGCCGGGGCCATCCTCGCCGTCCGGTTCGTTGTCCCCGTCTCGGTCTCGCGAACGGCGACGCGTCCCCCTGCCCCTGCGGTCGTCGTCATCCCCGCCCTGGCGTTCCTCCTCCTCACGGCGCTCTTGGCCGTGGTCATCGTCGTTGGTGGAGTCGGGCGCGGACGCGTCACCCTCGTCCGCAATGTCGGTGTGGGGCTGGCCTTCGGGCTGCTGTTCGTCGTGCTCATGCGGCCGATCGTGCTCTTCGGGCGCGTCCACGTCGCCACGCCTGCTCAGGGGCACGCTTGCGCTCCGGGCCTGCATCGAGTCGATGCGCTCCACCCAGTTCTCGTTGTCATCTGCGGCGATGTAGTAGTCCCAGCCCGTCGCGTACGGGTTCTGAAGCTGTTCGGGGTTGGAGGCCAAGGTCACCTTCCAGCCCTCGGTCTCCTTGCCCTGACGCCAGAAACGTGTGCGCTGAGGGGCCTCATGCAGGTAGCCCTCGAACTGCCCGAGCCCGCCCCACTGGTTGGTGCCACGAAGGCGCACCAGTTCGCCCTTCGCCAACGTCTCCGGGTCAACGGTCTCGCCTTCCGGATGTGAGGGAAGGCGGGACTGAGCCGCATACGCCTCTTCGTCTTTCCGAAGCTCCCAGTTCGTGAACACGTCCGTGCGCGCCCGGTGCCTGGCCCGCTTGCGCACCGCTGGCTCCGGGTTCTCAACGATGATCACGTGACCGTCGGTGTCCGGGTCGTGGTGTGAGCCGTCCAGTCCTACGGTGCGGAGAGCGCCTTCAAGGCCATCGCGGTGTGTGTGGATGACGTACTGCGGCGGCTCCATCCCGTCGAAAGCGTCGGCCGTTCCGCGCCGGGGCACTCGCACGTAGTGGAAGATGTCGCCTTCGCGCAGTTCGGAGGCTCGCGCCCACCTCATGCCCTTGGGCAGCTCGGCTTCGCCGATCTTCAGCTCACCCGCCGCGGCCCGGGGATCGGCTACGGGGGTCAGACGCACGTTCATCCTGGCCCGCCGGACGTTGGAGTGGTGGAACCCAGCCCAGGAGTTGGTGTCGTCCTGCGTGGCCCACCCGCCGAAGGCTGCCCGATAGGCTTCGCCGTCCAAACGAGCGGCGTACAGCGGGCGTACGGCCTCGGGGAACTCGCCTTTCACGCCGTACGACATCTGATCAGGGTTGTCGCCTCCGGCGACGTTGATGAGAAAGCCCTCAGCCTGCTGCTCTGACAGGCCGTGCTCAGCAGCGTCGGCGCGGACGCGCTCGATGTGCTCCCGAACAGCCTTGCGTGCCTTTTCCGCCGCCTCGTTGTACATCCGGGCGACCTGCTCCCGAGCCTTCTTCCGACCGGCGCGGGTAGCGATGTTGTCCACTAGGACGGAGCGGATGTCTGTCCGGAGGTCGTCCCCGAGCTGCTGCACGAAGGAACGCAGTTCATCTGCATGACCAGTGAGGTACTGGCGGGCCTCCTCCGGCACCTGGTCAAGGCTGTGCCGAAGGTTCTCGTCGTACTGAGCCATGGGATCGACCTCGAATGCGGAGGTGATCCAGAAGCGTGTCTCCCACGGATCGGAGGGCAACTGACCGTCATGGGCGCCTAGCACCCGGTCGAGGTAGACGTTACTCAGCCCGTCCGGCTGGGGCCCTGCCCAGACACCGGCCCACTTCCGGACTTCCTCTTCCCGAGTGCCGCCGTTGGGGAAGCTCAACGGCGACTGGCCGCTCGGGACATCATCACCTTCAGCGGGGCTGCCCGTTGCCGCGCTGTCCTCTGGGGCGTCGGCGGTCGGCGCGCTGTCGCGTGTACGCGAGTCGGTGGATTCGGTGTCGTGATCCGCCTCCGGGGTCGGCTCGGGTGCGGTCAGGCGTTCGATCTTCTCGTCCGGCAGGATGGTGACGGCGTTGCGGGGAGACGGCTCCTCGCCTTCCTTGCCGATGTAGAGGCGCCACGCCTTGATGCGCTGCCGGTCGCGGGTCGCGGTGACCTTCTTCGGCGCGGCAAGGAGGTATCCCTCGCGCGTGTCAGCGTTGCCCCGGGTGTTCTGCGTCTCCGCACGGATGTAGTCGCCGACCTGGGCTTGGTCGGGGTCGAGGACTTCGGAGTCGTCGGCCGGCTCCGCGTCCGTCTCCTGCGGTTCGCTGGGCGCGTCCGAGGTGCCGCGGCCGGTGTCCGGGGCGGTCTGCTCCGATGCTGGGTCCGGCGCGTCCCGATCGGGCGCGTCGGTGTCCGGTTCCTCGGCACGGGGCTCGTACGGCTTGTCGTACGCGTCCGGCTCGCCGGGCGGGGGCACGGTCGCGGCGCGGCGGGCGGAGTCGTACTGCTGGAACTCCATCTTGCGGGCAGCGCCGATCAGCACCTTCTTGTTGCGGCGTCCCTCCGGCGTGCTCTCGTCCTGCTGCGCGGCGGCTTCACGCGCGGCGGTGGCCAGTGCACCGGCCTGCGCCGAGAACGGACTGTACCGTCGGTGACCAGGGTTCCACGGAAGGGTGTCGATCGGCGTACCGTCCGCGTATTCGCCGGACAGGGTGAGTTTGCTCAGCTCCCGCACCTGGGCCGGGGTGAGCGTCATCTCGGTGATGGCACGGTCTGGCGTGACCGGCTTGCGCTTCTCCTGCTCCGGCCTGCCGTTCGCGTCCATCCGCCCGGTGTACTTCGCGCGGAGGGAGTCGAGTCCATCGCGGACGATGGACGCGGCGCGGATCGGCGCTGCGCCTGCTTGGGCAGGCAGTTCCTCGTGCCACTGCATGTCTTCGGGGGCGCCGCCGTCGGCGTCCTGGCCCCACCAGTAGCGCCGTCCGTCGTCGCCGATGCGGGCGCGGACCCAGCCCACTGTGTTGCCGTCGCGGTCCACGATGGTGCCGTGGCCGGCCTCCATGTCGAGGTCGCGCAGCCGGTTGCCGCTGGACAGCTCGGCGCCCTCGTGGGTGGCGGCCTGCGCTATCTTCTCGGCGTTCTGCCGCTCCTTGTGGGCCTCCGTACGGTCGCCGCCGAAGGGGCTGCCGTCAGGGCGGGTTACGTCCTTCAGGGCGTGTGAGCGGGTGCCGCGCTCGGCACGGACGAGGACGGCGTCGCCGTGGACGGCCATGACTTCGCCCAACCCGTCGGGGCTGTTCACCTGATCGCCCGGGGCCGGGAAGTCTCCGGCCGGGGCCTCGTCTTCCGCTTCGGACTCGTCGTTGTCCGCGGGCTGGGATGCATCTGCGGCCGGGGTGGTCTCCTCCTGCCCAGAGGAGGTGTCGGCCGGCTCGGCGTCGGCCTGGTCATGGTCCTGTACGGAGTCCGCGTTGGGAGCGGCGTCGGTGCCCTCCGAGTCCGTACGGTCCTCCGTCTTGGCGTCGTCTCTGTCCTCGGGCGTGATGGAGTCCAGATCGGCGCGCACGCGCTCCGGGGTGAGGGTGGTGGTCTCCTCGCCCTCCCCGTCTTGGGCCTGGCCGGTGTCCGTATCCGGCTTGTCCGTCGGCGCTGGGGCGTCCGGGGCCTCGGGCTTCTCCTCGGGAACGGAACTGTCGTCGTGCTGCTCCGGGGCCTCTGGGGCGTCCTCGCGCAGGGAGTCGAGCTCCGATCGCACCTGCTCCGGGTTGAGGGTGGTCTCCCCGCGCTCCTCGCGGGCGCGCTGGAGCTTCGCCTGCTTTTCGCGCTCCTTGGCGGCCTTCTTCGCCTCGGCGTCCGGCCACAGGACGCGCGGGCGGCCCTTCTCGTCCGTGGTGATGGACGGCGGGGCCGGGGTGCGGGGCAGGAGGTCGGTGTCCTGCGCGGCGGCCGGGTCGTCCACGTCGCCGGAATCCTCGCCCGCGGCAATGCGGGCTTCGCGGAGCTGGTGCTCCAGGCTCTCCAGGCGGGCCCGCTTCGCCCGGCCGGCGTCCTCGCTGGTGGTCTGCTTGCCCTGCTCGCGGATCAGCGCGCCGACGAGCTTGGCGCGCCGCTCGGCCGCCTCCAGTTCCTCGGCCTGCTCGAAGGGGCGGTCCACGCGCGCTCGGGCGGTCTCGGCCGCGCGCTCCTCCTGGCGCAGTCGGCTTTCCGCGCGGACGATCGCCTTGTCCACGTCGGCCAGCGAGTCCTCCAGCCGTGTGATGGGAAGGGTGCTGTCCTTCTTCAGGTCGTCTTCCTGGTAGGAGTGCCGGCTGCGGGGAATGTCCGGGAAGGCGATGTCTACGAGGTGGACACGGCCGTAGTCGCCCCATGCGGTGCGGTACTGGGCGGTGACCTCGATGTTGCCGACTCGGCCGATGACGACCTTCTGGTGGCCGCCGGAGCGGTACGGGTCGGCCTTGCCCTGACGGAGTACTGCCTGCGCGGCGGTGGCGAGGGCCTTCGCCGCCTCGCCTCGCTTGGTGAAGTCGTTCTTGCCGATGGTGGCGTTGAAGGCATCGCCGCGGGTGTTCTTGCGGCGCGAGATCACGTCTTGGAGCTGGGCGACGAACTTGTCAGTGTCCTCGCGCAGCTTCTCGGCGGCGTGGATCGTGGTCTTGTAGCCCTCGACCGCGCGAAGGTGGCCCTTCAGCTTCCGCTTCAGGACGGCGAGGGACGCCTTCACGTTCGCCTGCTCCAGCAGGTACGGGTTGCCGGTGGAGATGGCGGTGACCTGCTCGGCGTTGAACACGCCATCGGGGATGTCCTCGACGGTGCGGTCGGTGAGGTTGCCCTTCATGAGCTGGCGAATGAACTTTGCCTTGCGGGCGACGGTCTGCCACGAGAAGCCATCGAAGGACTGCTCGGTGACGTACTGGAAGATCGCGACCTCGGGATTGGCGTTGCCCTGGCGGATGATGCGGCCGTTTCGCTGCTCAAGGTCGGCCGGCCGCCACGGGCAATCCAGGTGGTGCAGGGCCGTGGCGCGCAGCTGCACGTTCGTTCCGGTGCCCATTTTGCTCGTGCTGCCGACGAGCACGGCGATCTTGCCGTTGCGGGCGTCGGCGAACAGGCGGGCCTTCTCCGCGTCGTTCTTCGCCTCGTGGATGAAACGTATCTTCTCGGCCGGGACGCCCTGGGCGATCAGGAGCTCCTTCAGCTCCTGATACGCCGGGAACGGAGAGTCGCCCAGTTCCTCGACGCTGGCCGGGCCGTCGCTCTTGCCCTTCTTTTTACCCTTGCCCGGGTCCTTGGGCGTGCCCATGTCGAGGAACACGATCTGGAGGCCGCCGGGCGTCTCGTGCGGTGTCGGGTCGGTCTTCGAGGTCGGGTAGACCGCGTCCTTGGTCTCCTCGTAGATCCGGGCGATGTTCTCGGCGGCGCGGGGCAGCTTGTTGCCCTGCTCGTCCAGGCCGACCATCCGCGGGTCGAGGGAAACCTTCCGCCCGTCGCTGCTGATCTTCAGCATGTTGTCGTCGCGGGGGTCTACGTCGCCCTGCTTGACATCGCGGGCTCGGCGGGCCAGCTCTTCCTGGTAGGCGAGCATCTGCTCCGTCGGCTCGACGGAGATGGTGATGGCCTTGCCACCGGAGATGTCCGGGGTGTCGAGGTACTCCGCCAGGTCCTCGGAGGTCTTCACGTCGGCGACGGTTTTCCAGATGCGCAGCAGTTCCGGCATGTTCCGGAACGCCGCGAACCGGGAGACTTCCTTGAAGCCGGAGCCGTCCGCGGCCAGCTCGACGCCGGAGACGACCTTTCCGTAGGTGGAGGCGAACTCGTCGAAGTTGCGGACCTTGGCGGCTTCCAGCAGGTCGGGCCGCAGGTAGCGCAGCATGGTGTGCGCCTCGGTCACGCTGTTGGAGATGGGGGTGGCGGTGGCGAAGGTGACGACGCGGCCGGATTTGGTGTTCTTGCGCAGGTACTCCAGCTTCATGTCGAGGTCGGAGGCGCGGTTCGCGCCCTCGATCGCGGCGCCGGGGATGCTGGAGTTCGTGGTCAGGTTCTTGTAGTGGTGGGCTTCGTCCACCACGACGTAGTCGATGCCGGTGTCCTCGAAGTACAGGCCGGCCATGTCCTTGGACGTTTCGATCTTGGCGGCGATCTTCGCTTCGAGCTGCTTGAGCCGCTTCTGGAGCTCCTTGACCATCCGGGAGTCGCGGCGCTTCCCGGGCTCCTCCAGCTCGTCCTGCTCCTTCTGCCGGCGCAGGGCCTCTTCGAGGTGCTTCTTCTCGCGCTTGATGTAGTCGAGCTGCACCTCGGGGCGCATCGGGATGGACTCGAACGCGTTCTGCGTGAGGATCACGGCGTCGTAGTCGCCGGTGGCGACCCGGGCGATGAACTCGCGGCGCTTGCGGCCCTGAAGGTCTTCGCTGGACGCGGAGAGGATGCGGCCCTGCGCGGCGGACTCCGGGTACAGCTCCGCGAACTCGTCGTGGAACTGCTGCAACATGTGGTTGGGGACGACGATTGCGGCTTTGTTGATCAGGCCGAGGCGCCGCAGCTCCATCACGCCCATGGTCATTTCGGCGGTCTTGCCGGCCCCGACCTCGTGCGCGAGCAGCACCGCGGGCTCGTTGACCATCCGGGCGACGGCCGCGTGCTGGTGGGGGTGGGGCTTGAACCAGTCCGCGAGGCCCGGCATCGTCCGGCGCTGCCCGTCGTACGAGCGCAGCGCCAGGTTGTTGTGGGTGTTGTTGTAGAGCTTCTTGATCTGCTCGGACCGCGCCGGGGAGGCCCACAGCCAGTCCTGGAACTCTTCCTTCAGTTCCTCGGCCTTGGCCTGGGCGGCGGCGGTGGCGTCCTCATCGACGTACGTCTTGCCTTCGTCGTCCTTGAAGGTGACGCGGATGCGGCCGTTGGTCAGGATCGTTTCGGCGAGCTTGATCGCGGGGAAGTCCTCGGTGCCCCAGACTTCGGTGGCAGCCCGCGACTTCTTGGTGGCGTCGGGGGCGTCCACCTTCCACAGGGAGCCGCCGGCGTAGCTGACGCGGACCGTGTTGGTGTTGAGCTTTTCGCGCAGGAAGGACTGGACGATTTCGCCGCCGAGCCACGAGGCGCCCATCGGCGCGTCGATCTCGCCGGGGGAGATGTCCGGCGGGAGGACCGCTTCGAGCTGCTTGACGTTGATGTCGAAGCGGGGGTCCTCACCAGCGAGGGCCTGCGCCTCCTCCAGACGGGCGCGGACGTTGCCGGAGAGGTAATCGGCGGCCGGGATGAGGTCGCCGCCGTTGTGCGGCTCGAACACCAGCGGGTACTCGTGACCGGTCTCCGGGTCGGTGGAGCGGGCCGCGAGCAGCTTCTCCCGGGCGACCTGCGGAGTGACGCCCATGACCCGGGCGAGGGTGTTGGTGTCGAGGCTGCCCTTCTGCTCCAGGACGACCGCCATGGCGTCCTCAGGGCTGCTGGCGCGGTCGGCGATGGTGCGGTGCCGCGACTGCCGCTTGGAGAAGATCGCGGCCGGGGTGCTCGTGCCGGTGGTGCCGTCGTAGGTGTCCAGGGACAGAACGACGGCCATCGTCGGGTCACGGGTGATCAGGCCGCCCATCGGCGGCCGCTTCCGGTACGCCTTATCGACCTGCTCGCCGGTCTCCGGGTCGGCGGCCTTGCGGGTGGCCCAATCGAACCGATTCAGGGAGCCGAACTTCGCGTGGTACGCCTCGTAGCGGGCCTTCAGGTCGCCGCGCAGCGTCTCGATCAGGGCCTCGTCGGCGTCCGGCCGGGACTCCTCGGCGATCAGGGCCTTCATCGCGTCGCGCAGCCCAAGGAGCTGGGTGGCCTCCTCTACCTGCTTGCGGGGCACATCGAAGGGCACGATCACGCCGTCGCGGACCTGGGTGAAGGTGCCGTCGGGGGAGACCTGCACGTGCCCGTCGATACGGTCGGAGCCCTCGGGCAGCAGCTCGGGGCGGCGCCGCTCGCCATCGTCCGGGGTGTACGACAGGCCAGCGTCACGGGCGCGCTTGACGATCTTCTTCAGGGCTTTGCTGAGGGAGGTGTCGAGGTTGCCGTCGCCGTCCACGCGCAGTTCCCCCGGCCCGTACATGCCGTGGCCGACAGCCATCTCGCCGAGCACGTTGTTCGGGTTCGTCAGGAAGTACGGGTTGACGTAGACCTGGGGCGCGTCCGGCTGGTTGGCGTCGTCGGGGTCCTGGCCCGGCAGGTCGGTGACGCGGGCCGAGTGCACCCACACCGGCGGGTCATCCTTCGTGCGCTGATCGGGCATCTTGATCTGCCCGTTGCGCAGCCGGCCGGAGGTGAACTCCTTGTCCTTCTCGCGGCGCCGGAAAATGAGCAAGTCGGTGACCACATCGGTGCCGGCGGTGCGCCGGTGGGCGCCGGTGGGCAGGCGCACCGCGCCGACGAGATCGGCCTTGCGCGCCATCTCCATACGGGCGTCCTCGGCGCGCGGCGTCGAGCCGTCCATGGTGAATCGGGAGGTGACGACGGCGACCAGGCCGCCGGGGCGGGTCAGGTCCAGCGACTTCAGGATGAAGTGGTTGTGGATGTTGTGGCCGCCCTTGTTGTGGCGGAGATCCACGACCTGGTAGTCGCCGAACGGGACGTTGCCGATGGCCATGTCGAAGGTGCCGTCGGCGGCGCGGGTCTTCTCGAAGCCTTCGTTGCGGATGTCGGCGTGCGGGTACAGGGCCTTGCTGATACCTGCGGTGATCGGGTCCAGCTCGACGCCGGTCATGTGCGCGGACTCGGGCGCGTACCCGATGAAGTTGCCGCTGCCGGAGCCCGGCTCCAGGACGTTGCCGCCGTCGAAGCCCAGTTCCTCGACGGCCTTCCAAACCTCGCGGGTGATCGCGGGGTCGGTGTAGTGGGCGTTGAGGGTGTTCTCCTTGGCCGCGTCCCACTCGGCGTCGCTCAGCAGCTCCCGCAGACGGGCCTGGAGCGGGACGAACTCCTCCTTGGGCTCGTCCACGAAGACCTGCGGCGTGGCGCCCCAGCCGGACCAGCGGGCCAAGGTCTCCTGCTCGGCGGCCGTGGCCGGCCGGTTCTCGTCCTCAAGGCGCCGCAGTACCTCGATCGCGGCGATGTTCGCCTTGACCCGGGCGCGGACCCCGCTCGGGACGAGGCTGCGGCCGTCCTCCGGCGGCTGGTACTGCGGGGCACGACGCTCCTCGTCGTCGCTGCCGAAAGCTACCCGGCTGCGATCTTCGGCAGGCTCACCCTGGGCATCTCCCTGTCCTCCGTGCCCGGCTCCTTCTTCAGGCCGTACACCAGCTCGTGCAGGACCGCTTCCCTCGCCCTCATCGTCGCCATGTTGATCGACGCCATCGCGTCCCGGAAGTCCGTCCCCGGCTCCATCTCCTCCCGGAAGTCGTCCCTCCTGTCCGCGATCTGCTCCTCGATCTCCGCCGCCATCTGCGCGAAGAACGTCTCCGGCGGCGTCGTCTCCGCCAGCTCGGCCAGCGCCGTCGGCCGGTACGTCTCCCAGTACGCCTTCACCAGCGCCTTGTAGCCGCTCTCCACTGCTGTGCTCCTCCTGCTCGTCGCGCTGCTGGCCGTCGGCCGGCCGCGGGGTCACATCTTCGCCCGGGATGCCCGTATCCGGGGTCTCGGGCGCGGTCTGCGGGTCCTGCTGGTGCTCCTCGTCCCGGTCGTCCCGCCCGCCGTGAGGACGACTGAAGCGCGCGGCCGGGCTGTCGTGGACGCCGCGCTGCCGGTCGAACTCGCCCGCGAGCTGCCAGATGGCCTGTCCGGCGGGCTGCCCTTCCTTGTCCCGGAATCGGAATAGATCGGATGACAGGGACGGGCTGCCCCAGTCCACCGTGCGGCCGTCCCGGTCCCGCAGGTTGCTCCCGAGGTAGAGGGCGAACCGGTTGGCGGTCTCAGGGTCATCGAAGCTGCCGTAGGTGTGAATGCCCCCACGTCCGAGCTTGGACAGCGTCGCGGCGGTTCCCACCGTCCGCAGCTCGTACCGGGTCGGCTTGTTGCGGCGGCGCTGCTCCACGACGACGAAGCCGCGGTGGTCTGCCAGGTGCAGGACGACGTTCGGGTCGTTGGCCAGCTTCTTCATCTCGGCTTGGGCCTTGCCGCCAGCTCCCTGGGCGCCGCCCTGCTGCCAGAATTCGCGCAGTTCGCCGTCGTTTCGGGGGCGACCCCGCTCATCACCGAAGGACTTTCCCTTGTCCGGCGCGCCGATGTGACCGACGGCGACATTCGCGGCCGGGGCGCCCGTACGGCCGGCGACCTGCTGGGCAGCGCGCTGCTCCGGGGTACTGGGCGTGGCGGGCTTGGTGCGGGCAGTGGCGCCCTCGCGCTTCTTCTTCGCGCGCTCGGCGAATGCGGCCTGCGCCTCGGCAGCCAGGCGTCCGGCCACGGAGCGGCCCTCGGGGGTGTTGAGCCGGTCAAACGACTCCGGGTTGTTCCAGTCGATCGGCTCGCCACCGATACGTACGCTCTCCATGCGGTTGGCGAACTCGGTGGCTTCGGCCTTGCGGTCGGCGAGGGTGAGGCGGATGCCGGTGTCGGTGTGCATGACGCCCCAGCCGGTGTGCTCGCGACCGTCTGAGCCGTGGATCGTCAATCGGCCGACGACGAAGTGGCCGTTGCGGGAGAGCTGGGGCTTGTCGAGCTTGTCCATCAGCTCGGCCATGAACTTGTTGTGGCTGTCCTGTTTCTTCTCGTCCTGCGTGAAGGTGCGCAGCTTGCCGCTGGCCCAGTGGGCGCGTACGTCCTCCAGCGTCTTGAAGCGCCGGTTGGGGTCGCGGCGGCGTGACGGCTTGGGCTGCGGATCTTCCTCGGGCTCGTCGTCCTCGGGCTCCGGGCCGGCGCCATGGTCCTCACCGTCGCGGTCCTCGCCGATGGCGTTGCCCTGGTCGTCCGTGTCGTGAGGCTCGTCGGGGGTGTCGCCGTGGTCGCCAGCGTCCTCGTCGTCGCGGCCGGTTCCGCGGCGGCCGTCGGCTTGGCGCCGCTCGTCTTCGTCGCGGACCTTCTTCTTGCTGCGGGTCGGCGCGGTGCCGTCCGGGCGGGCCACCATGGTCAGGCGAGAGCCGTTGATGGTGGAGCGTTCGTGGGTGCTCAGGTTCTCTACGAGCACGTCCCGGCCGCCGAGGGCGCGCAGAACGCGGGCCATGCCGCCGCCCCACAAGCGGGCGATGCCGCCGGTTTCGATGAACCTGCCCTTGCTGTCCCGGGGGTGCAGATCGGGGTTCCAGGGGCGGCGGGCCTTGGCTTCGAGGCGGGATGCGAGGCGGTCAGCGGCGTTCGTGATCTGCATGGAGCGGACCATGCACACCCGGAGTGGTTAGCGTCGCGGCCTCCCGCCCGGGGCCGCCGTGCAGGTCAGACGGCCCCGGACGAGCTCACATCGCCTGGGTGAGGATGTGCAGGAGGAACCATGCTGCGAAGCCGGACCAGCCGACGGTGAAGATGGCCCGGCCCGTCTTGGAGTGCTCGGTGCGGAAGAGCTTCCGGAAGTTTTCGCTGAGGGTGTCGCCCTTCTTCTTGTTCGCCAGGGTCAGGCCCTCGTAGATGGCGAAGAACGCGACCCACAGGGTCCATATGAGCCAGCTCACGGCGTGTCTCCTTCAGTTGTGTAGCGCAGTCGGCAGCGGCAGTTGACGGTCAGGTGGATGGGGGCGAGTTGGTCGCCGGGGAAGCGCATGGGGAAGCCGTCCACGTCGTACGGTTGGCCGACGGGCAGGGTGACGCCTTCCACGGCGGCGTGTACGGCCCGCACGTGGTCGTCACGCCGGGTGGTCCAGGTGCGCACGATGCCGGGGCCGATCGCTGCGGCGGTCGCCTCGGTGGCGCCGTTGACGGTGGCAACCGCGGTGGCCTCGGCGATGTTCGCGGCGGCCTGGGCGCCGAGGTCGGTGAACGTGCTGCGCACGAGCGCGACCAGGTCGTCCACGTCGGTGGTGACGGCCTGCGCCTGGTCGAGGAGCATGGCCAGGGACGCGAGGAAGCCGCGGGCAACCTCCTCGGCGGCGGCCACCGCATCGAGTACGGCGGCTGCCGTGGGCCCGGAGGCGCGGGCGGGCGGCTCGGAAGCACCGAACGCCGCGGCCGTGCGGTGCGCTGCGGTGCGCGCGACGCCGGCCAGGACCCGGGCGAGTGTGGCGTCGATCTCCTCCAACCACCGGTCTGTTCCGACGATGCGGTCCGTGTCGAGCGTGCCGGTTCCGCCGCGGGTGTCGGTGGGGCCGTCGTCCTTCCAGAACGGGGTGCCCTTGCGGGTCTTCGGGGACCGCAGGCGGGCGATGATCACGCCCTCTTCCCGGTCGAAGATCGGCGCGAGCGCGGTGGACACGGCCTGTTGTGCCTGGTCGAAGTCGTTGTCGGTGACCTCGAAGGTGTCGCTTGTACCGGCGGGCAGGGCCTTCACCTGGAGGCCGCGGGCCTCGGCCACGGCCTCTGCCGCCTCGCCGGGGCCGGTCTCCTCGTCTTCCTCACGCGCGGCCGTGACGGCTGCGGCAGCAGCGCCCGGTCCGCCGGTCTCCTTGGTGGTGCGCGCGTCGGCGACTGCCGCCGCGGCGGCGCCGGGCCCGGCCGGCTGGCCGCCTTCCGTCCGGGCCTGCGCCACGACGGCCGCGGCGTCTCCGCCGACCGTGTCCGCCTCGGGGATCGGGGCGTTGGGGTCGGCACCAGGCGGCGGCACGGGCGGGAGCTGCCCGCCCGGCGCACCGGGGCCTGCGGCCCCCTGGATGCCGAGCGCGGCGGCGTCCTCGGGCCGGGCCGGGACGGGCGCCTTCTGCGGGCTGATCCACAGGGCTCGGGTGTGAGGATTGTCGAAGGCAGGCAGCCCGGCGCGGCGCCGGTATTCGTCGGCGCTGATCAGCCCGGCGTTCCATTCCTCGCGGGCCTCGGTGCGACGCTTACGGCGCGGCAGTTCCAGGGCTTCGACGGTGGAGGTGTCGAAGCGGATCGCACGGTCGAGACCGCCGAGGTCGGAGGCGAAGGCGTTGCTGATCAGCTCCAGGTGCGGCAGCTCGGTGTGAATCCAGAACCCGTATTCCTCTTGCTCGGCGTTGTCGAAGGTCCGGCCGGACGCGTTGCCGGTCACGGACTCGGGCACGCCGAAGGCGCCCAGGATCTCGATCTTGGCGTTCGTTGCGGCGTGCTCGTACGCCATCTCCCGGGGGCGGGCGGCCAAGTCCACGTACTTCATGTCGCCAGAGCCAATGACGGACACATGGCCGGCGAACTCGCTGCCGGGCAGGAACCGCGACTCCAGCCGGTCCATCTCGCGTTCGTTCAGCGAAGAGGTGTCCACGGCGACGATGCCGCCGGGGCGCGCGTCGTTCTTGATGAAACTGACGTTGTACAGGCGGCTCAGGTGGTCCAGTTCGACGCTGATGCCCGCGGCCTCCAGCGGGGTGACGCCGGAGAACGGATCGGTCGGGTGGGGGTCTCTGATCCAGCGGACCCGCTCGGGGTCGAGCTCACGCACTTCGCCGTGCATGGTCGTGAACTCGAAGTGCGCGACGTACTCGCCGTGCGGGTCGGGCACGGGGATGACCCGGTCCGGGGGCAGGAGATCGAGGCGGGTGATGGTGCCGCGGTTTGAGCGGGTGACCTCCACGAACGCGCCCCTTTTGCTGAGGAGGATCTGCGCGGACAGCCGCTTGCGGAACTGGGGCCCGGTCTCGACCGGGTTGGCGCGGCCGTTGAGGACGCGTAGGAGGGGGTGGTCCTCGATGACCTCCTCGAACTCGCCGTTCTCGGTCAGGCCGACACCGATCTCCAGGGGCAGCCGGGAGGCGTGCTTGCCCATGGTGTCGATGGCCTTGTAGACCCAGACGACCCGCTCGTAGCCCTCGGTGACGACGCGTCCGATGTCCCAGCCGTCGGCGCGGCCCTCGGTTGACCAGATGTTTGAGGTGCCCGCGTACGTGGTGGAGGTGTAGCCCCCGGTCCACGTGATCGTCTTTTCCTCCGTTGCGCGGCGGGTGGTGGTCAGTGAACGGAGGGCGGGCAGCCAGCGGCGGCGTGCCATGTCACTCCTCCTCGCTGCTCAGGGCAACGCCGACGGCGAGCATGAGCGTGAAGAGCAGCGACCAGGGGGCGAGGCGGGCAGCGACGAAGATGAGGACCAGCAGGCCGAGCAGGAGGGCGCAATACCCGGAGGTGAGTCGTACGGCGCGGGGGAGGGGCGGGGAGATGTAGAGGACGGCGCCGCCGCTCGCGGCCAGAATGATGCCCGCCAGCCCCATGACGACGAGGGGAGCGGCGATGTACACGGCTTCGAGCAGGCCGATGATCACGGACCCGAGCAGGCCGACCGCCCCAGTCCCGGCCAGGAACAGGCCGAACAGTTCGCGCGCGATACGACGCCGGGGCGCCCGGTGGCCGGGGGACGGAGACTGGGTTGGAGGATTCACGTCGCGGACCGTAGGAACGGGCCGCGCTTGCGTCTCGGGCTCAGGCGGCGCAACGCCGCCCGGCGCGCTCCTACTCCCCCAGCTACCACGCCTACCCCACCGTGGTCGGCACCTGCCGCCGCATTCGGGTGAACCCCGTACGGTCACCCGGTTGCCGGGCCTACGGCATCCCTTTCTCGGGAAACGGATAGCTGGGGGAGCAGGGGGTGACCGAGGCGGTGCCAGTTCGTTGGAAGGGATGCGACGAGCGTTGAGCTAGCGGAGGTTTGCTTGTGGGGCGTGTGAAGGCAGCCAAGCCGCGCAAGGAGGGGAACGCGGCGGACGCGTACGTGATGCTGCCGCTGGAAGGCCCCGACCTGGCGGTGGCGTGGAATGCGACCGCTGACCGAGCCTTGACTGGGCACGGAGACAAACTCGTGCTGGTGGCGCCGGATCAGGATGCGGCGCGAGCCCTGGTGAGCGAGCTGGCCGTGTCGGGCACATGGGTGGGGAGCCCGTTGGCGGTAGAAGACGCTGCGCACTGGCGCGAATCCCGCAGCGACTACCCGAACGCCTTCATCGCGTGTATCCGGTATGAGGGGGAAACTGCCGCGAGTGAGGATGTAGTGCGCTACCGGTCGCTGATGCGGTCGCTGGGACAGGAGTCGGTGATCTGACGGTGCGCCGCTCCGTTGCCGTGCTCGCGATGAACCGCGTACGCGGTGCTCGCCGGGTTACCGAGCAGGGCGGGAGATACCGCTGACGTACGCGCTGATGCCGCGCCGCTGAATGCGTTCGCCCGGAACGATGCGCGCGTTCGGCGGCGGAGTGGGGACCTTTCGCTTCGCGCGGACGCTTTGGTCTCCGCCGATCAAGTGCCTGTTGTCGATGACCGCTTCGCAGTCGGCGTCGGCCACGTCCTCGTAAGGGCGGCGGCAGGCCCGGCAGTACACCTCCAGGGCATCAACGCGTGTCCCTGCGTGCGTGGTGAAGCTGCCACGGAAGTCCGCGAGCTTGGCCACGCGCTCTTCCACCTTGATCTCGGCCGCGACGATCCATACGTGGGCGAGACTCAACTCCGGCTCGCTCACCGAGGGCGGCTCGGGGTCGTTGACGGACTTGGTGAAAAGGTCTGCGAACAGTTCGAGCTCGATCTGCTCGCAGGCTTCGCGGACTGGCGTCGGCACAGTCTGAATCCTCCTGGCGGCGATACATCAGATCGTGGCCGACCGTCAATGGCTGGCCTCGTCCTATGGACGGAGTAACGTCGTCAGGCGTTACACCCGGTGGCCCCAGCGCAGCGCAGGCGCTGGGGCCACCGAAGAGGGGTATCTACGCGGAGGTGGTCTTGAAGCTGTCAGGCGGCATGTTGGGTCATACCGGTGTTTGCGCCAGGCAGAGTTGAAGGGCGCGTTCGATGGCCAGCTTTTGCGCCCTCTCATCGCTGGTGACGTGTACGTACGGAAGTCCCTCTTCGCCGAGGAGGGTGTGGATGTGGCGATCGACCAGGGACCGGTAGCGGGAGTCGTAGTTGTTTCTGCGCCTGGTGGGAAGGCCGGGGTCGAGGTGAGTGGCGAGGAGCAGGGTGTAGGGGGTGTGGGCGGATGCGAGCCGGTGCAGGGCCTCTCGGTCCGTGCGGGTGGCGGTCCGGCCGTGCCACTCCTGCGCGGCGCGGAAGCAGGCGAGCGCTTCCCAGCAGGCTTGGTCGGCGAGAACGACGCGTTTGTCTTTTCCGTCGAGTCGGGCAGCGGCGAGGACCTCAATGGCGATACCGGTCGCCATGACCCACGTGGAAGTTTCCACCGTGTGGTCCGTCTGTCTCAGGGGCAGGGGAACCCGAGCATCGCGGTGGCCGAGGTAGCGGGTGCGTTCGACGGGTATGTCCCGGCTGCGGAGCGTCTTTTCTATGCGGTCCGTCAGTTGCGTTTTGCCGGTGGAGGGGGCGCCCATCACGCCGATGCGGATGAGGTTCGATGTCTTCACCATAGGGTTGGCTCCTCTTCGGGTTCGGGGGCTCCGGGCAGGCCGGGCGGTACGGCCGCGGCGACGAGCTGGTCCCAGGTGCGGTAGTGGGCGGCCATGGTGATGAGCAGCTGCGCCGTGGCGTAGGCGTCGAACGTGGCGCGGTGGCGCTGTCCGGGCGCCGCGCTTAGGTCCGGCTGCACGTGGTCGATCAGGGCGTCGAGGCTGTACTTCGCCAGGCCGGGGTAGGTGGCCTTGGCCAGCCGGAGCGTGTCGAGCACTCCGGCCGGCTGCCACCGGGGAAGGTGCTCGCAGAGCACCTTGTAGTCCACGTGCGCGTGGTGCGCGCAGATCCACGACGTGCCGAGCAGCGCGTGCACCTGCTCGGCGATCTCCTCCCAGCCCGGCATGTCCGCCAGCCGTTCGTTGGTCAGGCCGTGGATGCGGGCAGCGCGGGGCGTGACGGGGTGGCGCGGTTTGGTCAGCCACGCGCCGGCCGTGCTCGTATCCGGCCGCCCGGCCCGTACGGGGAGGGCGGCGACCTCGACCAGGTCAGGCGGGTTGGCGCCGTTGCCCTCGACATCGACAACGAGCAGCGGTGGCCAGGAGGAGAGATTCACGCGGGCTCCGTTCCAGCCGATGGAGGCGCAGCCGCGGCCAGCCCCCGCGCCACTTCTTCGTCAAGGTCAACGACGGTGACGCGGCGCAGTTCGCGCAGGAGCTGTTTGCCGAGGACGTACCGCAGCATCGGGTGGCCGTAGGCCAGTTGCACTGTCGCGTCGGCGACGACGAGCCGAGGGGCCGACTGGTGTCCGGGGCGGGACACATAGGCGGTGCCGCCAACGCCCCAGGGGGCGCATTTGCGGACTCGCATTGCGGTGCAGGCGCGGCGCAGCTGGGGGCACTGCTCGCGGGCGGTGATGGCGCAGCCGAGGCACAGGGGCGGCTCGCCGATGATCCTGCGTTCCAGCTCGCCCACGGTTGCGCGGACCCTCGCCAGGAAGAGGACCCCGAGTTTCGTTTGGCTGGCGGGGTGGGCGCAGATCTGGCACAGCAGGTGTTCCATGGCGGTGCGGTGGCGCTCGGGGGCGACTTTGCCCCAGCTGGGTTGGCCGTCGCCGTAGTCACCGCTCCAGCGCTCCCACAGTCCGCCGCGCCGGTCCCGGTCTTCGGGCCCTTCGACGTGGTAGCGCAGTCGGCCGTCGGCGATGACGAGGCCGGCGGAGGATACGTCCCGTTCGCCGCTCCAGGCGGTGACGTACGGGACGGTCAGTCCGCCCCGTACGGCGAGCGGGCGCCCTGGGGCTGGGGTGGTGTGCATGGGGTGCTTCCCGTGGGGTGGTGCGGTGGGGGGGGAGGGGGTGCCCGGCGGCGCGCGGGGAGGCGGGGCCGCCGGGCACCAGCCGGGGTCAGGCGGTTTCGAGAAGATGCTGGTCGGGGGCGCTGCCGTGTGCCAGTAGGTGCGCGATGGCTTCGGCGATGTGCAGGTCCGGGAGCTCCTTTCCGATCCAGTCGTGCTGGCCTGCTGCGTTGAGGTCGACGAACCAGTGCGTGCCCTGGTCGTCGACCAGGAGGTCGATGGCGGCGTAGGTCAGGCGGTAGTGGCGCATCAGCCGTCGTACGCCGGTGCGGACGCTGTCTGGGAGGGTGGTGTGGGAGTAGGTGAGGGCGTCGTAGTCGGAGCGCCAGTCCGCCTGCGCGGCGGGGCTGTGGGCGTCGATGCGGGCCGCGAACATCTGCGAGCCGACCACGGTCAGGCGTATGGCGTACCGCGTGGCGATGGCCTGCTGGAGCTGGTGCGCGGTCCGGGCGATCGACGTGTCGAGGTCCGAGGCAGTCACCGGGGTGGTGTGCAAGCTCCTGCGCGTGCCGTCGGGGTACGTCAGGAGCGGGGCGACGAGAGACTTGCAGACCGTGGCGGGTGCCTGCTGCGTGAATCGGATGCTGGCCGGCGGATCATTTCCGATCCAGGTAGCGGGCACGGCGAGGCCGCAGCGCGCCGCCTGTCGCAGGGCGTCGGGTTTGGCCTGGGAGGCACGCGTGCTGCTGGGGTGGTTGAGGTGGAAGCAGTCCACGGCGGCCAGTACGCCGACCAGACCGGCAAGGGCTTCGTCTCGCGCCCAGGCGGTCTCGCTCGGGGCCATGCCGGTGGGGTCCAGGTCCGGGCGGCCGGGGTGCCACCACCAGATGGCGCCGATGTCCTCCAGCGGCAGAGTCCAGTAGTCGGTGGTGAGGTATCCGGTCCACCTGCCGTCGTGGAAGGCGGCGTCGAGGCGGGCGCGCTGAGGGAAGTCGGCGAGGTCCATGCGGTGGACCGGAGCGCCGAGCCGGTCCAGGTGCCACACGATGCGGTCGGCGGTGCAGTCGGTGTCGGTGGTGAGGATGCAGACCGGGCGTCCCCGCCCGGCCTGCACGGTGTGCGTCAGCAAAAGTCGATCCGCTCCAACTCGGTCGCCGAGGTCCATCCGCCGCTGGTGTCGCTGCGGGCGTAGGAGGTGGCGATGCGCAGGGTGCCGTCGGCGGTCACGCTCATCTGGCGCTGGGGGTCGTACGTCCCCTGGTCGGGGAGGGGCTGCGGGGTGATGGGGTCCGTCAGCAGGCGCAGGGCGAACGGACGGCAACTCAGGGACTGTTGGATGGTCATGAGGACTCCGTAAGCGGATGAGCAGGGGTGATGGATGGGTGGTGCGGGCGCCGCCGGGTCAGGCGGTGTCGAGGCAGACAGGCAGGTGATCGGACGCTGATCGGGTCGTCTCGTTGGCGATGGTGGCGTAGTGGGCCGGGTCGATCTGGCGGCCGGCGTAGAGGATGTGGTCCAGGCGCAGGGGGGTGGGTTCGTTGGCGTAGCGGTGGCCCACCGTGGCCTGGCGCGGGTAGTCGGGCAGCAGGTCCTGCGGGTCGGTCCAGCCCGCCGCGTACAGCACGTTCAGGGCGCGGCGGTCGGTGTCGCCGAACGCGCCGCCCTGGCGCTCGTCGTCGGCGACGAGGCGGTAGCGAGCCTGGAGGTTGGGGGGTACGTCGTGGTCCCAGTCGGGCTCCGGGGACTGGCCGATGGGTGTTTCGGCGGTCGGGCCACGGTCAGCCACGTTGAGGTCGCCCAGCAGCACGGCGTTGTCCGGGCGCCCGGGGAAGGGACCGGCGTAGTCGGTGATCCACCGGGCCTCGCGCAGCCGCGTGTCCCCCTCGTACGGGCACAGGTGGGTGGCCAGGATCATGGTCTCGGTGCCGTCGATGATCACGCGGGCGCGGGCGAGACCGTGGTGGAAGGCGCCGCCGGTGGGCACCTGCTGGTAGCCCAGGACGGTGACCGAGGTGGGGCGGTAGAGCAGGGCCAGGTGGTTGGTGCCGTCGCCGACGTGGCTGGTGACCGGGGGCAGGGGCACCATGCCCAGCTGATTGGCCAGCTCGTACAGGCGGGCCCAGTCGTCGCGCTGCCAGCCGGTGATCTCCTGGAGGGCCAGGATGTCCGGCTTCGGGTCGAGGCCGCCGAGGACACCGATCTGATCGAGGCGGCGAACCTCGGTACCGTTGCGGTCGATGCCGCCGTTATCCAAATTCCAGGTGACGTAACGGGCCATGTCAGCGCTGCCTTTCCGGATCGGCCAGCTCCCCGCGGACCAGCGATACGGTGGTGTTCTCCGCCAAGGCGTACAGCGACCAGTGGATGCGCTTGGCCATGTAGTCGGCGCAGTGCTCATCGAGGAGGTCTTCCGCGAGCCACAGGTAGCGATCCAGCTCGGGTGCCTCGCCGGTGCCGGGCGGGGCGGGCAGCCGGATCGAGTCGGGGTCGTTGCAGACGCCGTAGTCGTACACGAAGTTGATGCCGGCGGCACGGACGTCGGGCTTGGCGTCGATCTCGTCGACGACCAGCAGGTTTCCGCGCGGGAGCGTCAGCCCGGTCTCCTCGTACAGCTCGCGGTCGCCGGCCGCCTTGATCCGTTCACCGTCGTGGCGATGCCCGCCGGGCAGTTGGTAGCGGCGGTCACCGTAGGTGGGGCGTACGACCAGGACGTCCCCGCTCTCCAGGCGCACCAGGCTCTGGCAGCCGACGCGGACCGGGGGCGGATTTTTCCGATCAATGTCGTTGTGCATGGGTCTCCTTCGCTTGGAAAGCGGTGACCGGCCGGCTGGCCGGTCACCGAGTGCGGTGTGCCGGGCCGGGCGGGCCCGGCCGGTGGGGTGCTGGAGGGGCTCGGGGGAACGCCTCCAGCACCCCGGCGTCGTCGTAGCGCGCATCTGCTGCCCGCTACGACGGGACCTGTGCGAAGACACCGCCGGGCAGGACGAGAGATGGCGGAGCCTCGGACAGGGCGGGGGCCGCGGTTGGCGGCGCCCGGGACGCGGAACCGCCTCCGCGTCCTCCCGCGCGGTGACGGGGAGGCCCCGCGCGGAAGTTGATGGCCTCAGGGTCTGAGGCGGGTGGCAACGGCCGGCGGCGGCACGTCGCTCGCCACGTAGGTGTGCAGGCGGCGCCGTGCGGGCCCGGTGCGGCGGCGCAGCAGGAAGGGACGGAACTCGTCCTCCGTGGGATGCAGCTCCAGCGCGTGAAGGTTCGCGAACTTCCGGGCCAGCACCTCATCGCACAGGGCCGTGAACACGTACTTCAGACACGAGGCGTAGTGCTGGCTGAGCCACCACGTCAGCCAGCGGCCGGGCGCGTCATCGGCGTCGGGGTCGGTATACATGTCGTGCAGCCACAGGGACTCGCTGTCCGGGTCCTGATGCCACTGGAGGTTCACCGTCGGGGCGATCGAGGTGACCGCGGCGCCCCGCAGCATCGTTCCCTCGTGCAGGACCCAGACCTGCGCCCCAGCGGCGGCCCCGCTTCCCAGGTGGCTGAGTACCGGGGGCTCGACCGGGCCGGTCACAAGCCCGTGGTGGCGCATCCAGTCCCTACGCGCCTTCACCATGGCCTTGACCGCCGGACGGTGAGAGGGCTGGCCCAGGCTGATGCGGTAGCGCGGCGGGCGGTCCGGCTCCGGGCTTTCCACCGCGAAGTCCTCCTCATAGATCGTGAGAGGCATCGTCTACACCTCCGCGCCGGAGGTGACGGACGAGATGTTGCGCGGATCGACCTTGCCCCCGCTGCGCTGCACCTTCAGGGCGTGCTGGATACGCCGTGCGGCGCTCCCGCAGTGCTCGGCCACCGCATCGGCGGCCAGCCACCGGTAGTGATCCAGGCCGTCGCCCAGGATGATCCGCCGGTGCTGCGGTACCAGGCCGCAGTACCGCACCCGGTGGCGGTAGGCGGGCGTGCCGGTCTGCGGATCAGCAGGGGTCAGCTCGGTGGCGAGCAGCCGGCCGACGGTGACCTCCAGCCCGGTGGCGGTCTTGATCGCGGCCGCCAGTCCGATCCAGCCGTTGTCGTCTGCGTCGGGCGTGACGCCCGGCAGGTCGTAGACGCCTCCGGGCGCGTCTTTGTGGTGCACCACCAGGACCGCATCGCACGGGTTGAGCAGCACCCCGGAGTAGACGGTCCGGGGACGGGGAGGCGGGAGCGGGGACATCAATTCTCCGTTGTCAGTCAGACGCCGGCCGGGGCGGACGGCATCGGGTGGGGCATGTCAGAGCGCGGGTTTGAGGGGGCGCCGTGAGGCGCCGACGAGCCGGGCGCGGTCGCGGAAGGAGTAGGTGGCCGCCTCCTGGACCGCCGCCTGGCACGGGAGGCAGCCGTAGAGCACGACGTTCACGGCCCACTTGGTGACCACGCGCCGCCCGTCGGGCCAGCGGCGTACGGAGGTCACCACCGAGGTGTCCTCGCCGATCCGGTCCACGACGACGCCGATGGCCTCGCACAGCGAGCACGCCGAGCTGCCGAACCCGGCCCGCTCCCGCAACCGCTGGCGGTGCCGCAGGCACAGGAACAGCGGCAGGTGCAGCCCGAAGAAGTCGCCCGGCCCGACGAAGACGGCGGGATTGGAGGCGGCCGGCTCGCACCCGCGCCAGCAGCGTCCGTCCAGCATCGCCTCGACGTTCATACGGAACACCTCGACAGGGTGACCGCCGGCGTGCCGAGGAGGGCGGCCCCGTCCGTCTCCACGGTGCAGCCGATCGACAGCGTTGTCGCCACCCCGCCCTCGGTGACCGTGATGCTGATGCCGGTGCAGTCCGCGGTCAGGCGGCGGGCGTAGTCCAGCCGGACAGCGGCCTCGTCCAGGGCGTCGAAGAACAGGCTCGCCGGGTGCCCGGGGCGCAGCTTCAGCCATGTGACGTGGCTGTGCAGCCAGTTGACCGCGTGGGTGGCGTTCTCCGCCCGCCCGCCCGCGTGCTCCTGCGCGCTTCCGGGCCCGGAGACGCTGCGCGACACCCACCACGCGAGGATCGGCTCCGCCTCCGTACGGCGGCGCTCTCCCCAGTCGATCGTGACGTAGTCGCCCGCGGGCGCGGTGGCCGGCACGTTGCCCTCACCGAGTCCGCGGGCGCGTAAGGCGTACCGACGCCAGCGGGGTACGGGCCGACCGCCCCAGGAGAAGCCGGTCATCACGCCTTGGCTCCCGTCCGGACCATCCGGCGGTGCGGCGCGATGACCTGCCCGTCCGGAAGGAGTTCACCGGTGTCTTCGAACGCCAGTACGCCATTGCAGCGGAGCGCCCAGCCCTGCTCGGGATGCGATGCCACGATGTGGGCCGCTTCCCGGTCGGCCGCGTCGGCGGCCGGGCACGGCGGCAGGTGCTGGCACGACGGGTTTGTTCTGCGCTTGTCGGTCGGGGGCATGTCCTGGTCCTCTGGTCAGGCAACGGGGGGCTCGCCGCGCAGGCGAGCGGACAGGGCGCCGTTCCGGCGGCTGCCGGAACGGTTCGGGCTCATCGCGGTCGGCGCGCAGCGTCCTCGGCAAGGTCGAGCAGCCGCGAAACAGCGACGAGCAGGTGATGCGTCGTGACGGCGCCGGCGGTGCGCAGCCGATGGGCCCAGTCGAGGAAGGCGCGGATCTCGCAGCGCGCGGGGTCCGCTTTCGGCAGGTCCCGAAGGCGGCGCTCCGCGAAGGGGGCGAGCCTGGCCAGCGACGCCCACACCACCTTGCGCGCCCGGCGCCAACTGTCCGGATCGGCGTAGTACAGGCCGGGCTGCCCCAGATACACCAGCGCCTCGGAGATCCGCGCAGCGTCATAGAACCGGGCCACCCGGTCGTGGTGGTCGCCGACAGGCTCGCGGGGCAGGGTGCAGGTGACCACCTTGCCGGTGCTCCACCTGGTGAAGCGCCACGTGCCTCCCAAGCGGTACGTCTCGTTGCGTACGAGCAGCAGCCCCCGCCCGCTCTCATAGGCGTCCGGGCAGCCCGGGGAGGCGTGCGGCAGACGCGGCATGCGCAGGCACCCGTCCGTCACCGCCACGTCGATCGCCGACTCGTACGACGAGAGGGTGAGGACGACATCGCGGCCCGGTACGGCACCGTGCAGGAACGCGTTGGCGACCAGCTCGGCGATCACGTAATCCGCGGTCGCGACCACCTCGTCACGGACGCCCCACCGACGAAGCCGTGCGGTTCCGGCATGGCGCATGTCCCGCACCTCTTGGGCATCCACCCGAGGCAGCGGAGGGGTGCCGGCCGCGTGCCCGGTGGGCCGGTACGACATCGCCATGAAGTCGAGGGGACGGCCCGCGGCGAAGGCCAACGAGGGCGAGTGCTCACTCGTGAGCAGGTCGCCATGCACAGCAACAGTCATCGTTCAGTCCTCCACCGCTCTTGTGGGGCGCTGCCGCAGGCCCGCGATAGCGCCCCTGACGCTCACCGCTTCGTGATCGTTCAGCCGGGCCGAAGTCCAGCGAGGGAAGAGGAACCACGAGGCGAGAGGGGAAGTCACCTATGCGTACGGACTGCTCGCCTTGGGCTGTTGTAGCCCGTTCAGCGAAGCTCAACCAGCGTGCTGCACCGGCAAGTTACGATGCAACTCAAAGTCGAGTTGCAAAAAAGTTGGCATATTTCGTTGCTGACACAAGGGGGTTTGCAACATGCACAGTCACTGCCAGACTCGGCACAGCGTCGCTCTCGGCGGTAACAGCGGTGGCGAGAACCGACACAGCGGTGCCCAGACCCGACACACGGGCGCTGGCGGCTGACACAGGAATCGGGGAGGCTAAGGACGTGGCAGCGAAGGTGGGGCCCACCCTCCGACGTATCCAGCTTGGGCAGGAACTGTTGCGCCTACGCGAGAAGGCCGGCCTCACGCTGGCCGAGGCGAGCGCGAACATGCCGTTCGACAAGACCCGCCTGTCGAAGCTGGAGAACGGCACAACGAAACTGCGGACTGGAGTACAGCTCCGCGCGCTCCTGGAGAGCTACGGCGTACAGGACGAGAAGGACATCGAGTTCCTGCTGAACCTGCACGCCGACTCCCTCAGCAAGGAGTGGTGGTCACCGTTCCGCAGCGTGATGCCATCCGGCATGGCTCTGTACGTAGGGCTGGAGGCTGGCGCCCGCACGATGCGAGCGTGGCAACCGAACCTGGTCCTCGGCCTGCTCCAGACCGAGCGGTACGCACGAGCCCTGTTCGAGACGGCCAAGCCCGTCGAAGAGACCACTACCGAGTTCGTCGAGCGCAACATCCAACTCCGGATGGAGCGCAAGGAACTCATCACCCGGAGAGAGAACCCGGTGGAGCTGTCCGTCATCATGGGCGAGGCCGCCGTGAGCAACGTGTACGGCAACCGCGACATCATGTGCGAGCAGTACGAAGAGATCGCGGAGTTGGCGCAGCGCGACAATGTGACGGTACAGATACTTCCTTCGTCCAAGGCGTCCTATCGAGCGACGGGCGACTTCACGCTCTTGGAGTTCGATCCGCCGTTCCCGACCGCGGTCCATGCGGACGGAGTGGGCGCGGTGAACGTCGTGGACAAGGAAACAGAGGTCTGGGCCCACGCGCGCAAGTTCGATGCAATGCGCGCCGAGGCTCTAGGACCAGGGGAAACACCCCACTTCCTGGAACAACTAGCAAGAAAGTGGATGTAGCCATCAACACCAACCTCTTGGCCCCGCATGTGGCCGCAGACGACGAATGGCAGAAGTCCTCCTACAGCACCCAGGAGGGAGGGTCCTGTGTGGAGCTCGCCCGGCGCACCCACGTGAACGGCAAGGTCGCCGTGCGCGACTCCAAGGACGCGGAGGGCCCCGCTCTGCTCTTCTCGAAGGAATCCTGGACCCAGTTCTTGAGCGGGCTCGACGCTTCGAGGATCTGAGCCATCCCGATACATACAGCCGTTGCCCTCCTCAGCTTCGGGAAGGAGGGCAACGGCTGTCATACGTCTATCTACCATTGCGGACGAAGATAGGCTCTCTCGCCACCACCCCTACTCGAAGACCTGCCCGCGCGAGTCCAGGCCGACCGTACCCAGTTTGCAGCCGTCGGGGACCGCTGACGAGTTGCCCGACGTTCCTGTGGGTCACATTCGGGCGAGCAACGTGGCGGCCTTCTCCGAGAGCCCTTGCGCTTCGGCTACGTCGGTGTACCGAGCCAGGCGCAGGCGCATGTCCTCGGCGGCCTCCCGTACCCGTACGGACTGGACGCCGTCGGCGACTTGCACGAACTCCGACCATGCCTCCAGTGCGCCGTCGAGGTTGCGCTGCCGCAGGTGGATCGCCCCCAGGTGGCCGAGGACGTTGGCGCGGGTGCGGCGGCGGTCGAGGCCGTAGAGCTTGAGTGCCTGCTGAAGCTGGCTCGTGGCGCCGGTCAGGTCGCCCATCTTGGAAAGGATCATGCCGGAGGCGTAGGCCCAGCGGCCGATGGTGAAGTGGGAGGCCCACGAGTCGCCGGTCGGCGCGGCGGCGGTGCGTTCGATGCTGTTCTGCGAAGCTGCCAGGGTGCGGGTGGCGAGCCGGTGGTCGCCGTCGAGGGCGACCGCCTCGGCCAGGGTGGTCTGGTAGTAGGCCCTGGCCCGCGGGTCGGGCAGATCCTTGGCGCTGTCCATGCACTGCTCGGCCAGGGCCACTGCGCGGGCGCGGTGCCGGGGGCCCATCGCGAGGACCTGGACGGCCGTGCCGCGCAGCGCGGTGGCGGCAAGTTCCGGCTCACCGGCTTCCACGGCCAGGCGGTGCGCCTGCTCGAAGTACGGGATGGCCTCGCGCGGGTCGTCGCTGTGGTCCTGTGTCATCCAGCCGATCAGGTGGGTGAGCTGCGAGGCGGCGGCGTAGAGCTGGCGGCCGGTCGCCTCGTCGAAGCGGCCCTTGAGCCACGGCCCGGCGTTGCGCTGGAGGTAGCTGAGCGCGAGGTGGCGTACGTGGCCGCCGCCATATTCGGCAGCGAGGTCCCCAAGGGTCTGGACCATGGTCAGCACGGCCTCCACGTCGCTCTGGCCGACGCGTACGGCGTCGGCGGAGGCGTTGCGCACGCGGCGGGTGATGGCGTCGGGGTCGGGGAGGCCGAGGGTGGAAAGGGCGGTGCCGCCGGAGGCGGTCAGGAAATTCCGACGGTCCACGTCGCTGTCGCTCCTCCCGAGAGCCAGTACTGCATCCACGGTATCGACGTGCCCCATGGCGCCGGCACTGTCGTCGGGTAAGTCGGGCAGGCCGAGCACCTGTTGCACATAGGGACGCCAGTAGGTGGGGTTTCGCTCGCCGGCCATCAGCTTGCGGGCGTACTGGCGGCCCATCCCATTGGGCCCTCGGCCCGCAGCGATCGCCAATTCGCGGGCGAGCTTGGCCGGTCCCCAGCCGCGCTGCTCGCACTCACGGCGGATGAGGTACGCGATACACCGTTTGTCCTCTGCGGCTGTCACCGGACCCTCCTCAGGGTTACGCGGGACTACGCGGGGTTACGCCGCGGGTTCTCCCCTCCTACTTGGCCCGCCGGTTACCTGATTACACCCGCTCTTCGGAATGCGCGTCCTGCCCACCGAAGAGCGGGGCCGACCGCTCCGGCACACGGTAGAGGGCGCGCTCGCCGTGTGCCGGAGCTTCCACTCCCCCCACCGCGAAGGAGCAGCCATGCCCGCATCCGTGAGCACGGCCAACACGGTCCCCACCCTCGGCTTCGCCTGGTTGGAGGTGACGGGCAAATGCGATCTGCGCTGCCTCCACTGCTACGCCGACTCCTCCCCGCAGGGAACACACGGCAGCATGACCGTGCACGACTGGGTCTCGGTGATCGACCAGCTCGCCGCGATGGGCACCACCGGCGTGCAGTTCATCGGCGGCGAACCCTGCCTGTACCCGGGCCTGCCCCAGCTGGTCGCGCACGCGCGGCGCCAGGAACTGGCCGTGGAGGTCTTCAGCAACCTCACGCACGTCAGCGCGGACCTGTGGGAGGTCTTCACCCGTTACGGCGTTGACCTGGCGACCTCGTACTACAGCGACAACGCCGCCGACCACGACGCAGTCACCGCCCGGCGCGGCTCGCACACACGCACCCGGGCGAACATCGAGAAGGCAGTCGGGTTGGGGCTGAATCTGCGTGGCGGTGTCATCTCCGTACGCCGGGGGCAACGGGTCGAGCAGGCGCATCAGGAGCTGATGACGCTCGGCCTACGGCATGTCAGCGGCGACCGGACGCGGGCGTTCGGCCGGGCAAGCAACGGCGCCAAGCCCACCGTGGCAGACCTGTGCGGGGAATGCGGCCGGGGCAAATGCGCCATCAGCCCGGACGGGACCGTGTGGCCGTGCGTGCTCAGCCGTTTCATGCCGGTGGGGTCCGTACAAGAACGTCCGCTGGCTGAAATCTGGTCAGGGGCACCCATGCTCGCCGCTCGCGCTGAACTCGAAGCGGTACATGGCGCGACACCGGCGGAGGCGTGCACCCCGCCGCAGTTCCTGCCGATGTGTCCGCCGTGCCAGCCGTGCGTCCCGTCCTTCGTGTCATGTGATCCCCAAGCGGCCGACGAGACCGTGGCCAGCGGCTAGGATCGCCCGCAGCACGGGCCGACGACGCGCAGGGGACCGCGATGGATACGGAGCACGGGGACGATTTCGGCACCTGGGTGGACGGCCACAGCGGCGTCCGCTCTCACACGCCGGAGCAGTGGTTGCAGCTCGCACGCTTCGCCCGGCAGGCAGCGAACAAGCTGGGCGAAGCGCTGCCGCTGTGTCTGCCCGGCGAGCCGAGAGAATGCGGGCGGGACGGCAAGCAGCACGCTCTGGCATGGGCGGCCCTGGTCAAAGCTCGTGCTCACCACCTGATAGAGACCACCGCGCCGACAGCCGCACAGGCGGCATTCTGCACGGGTCCGCTGTACCAGCGGCACCTCACGGAACTGCGGGAGAAGGCCCAGGTGGAACAGGCGAAGGTGCAAACAGAGCAGCAGTGACGGAGTTGGTTGCGGGGCAGTGACGGAAAGGTGGGGCGCCTCGTTTACGCAGGTATGCGCGCAGATTCCCCGGATGGCCTCAATGCCATGTTCACCTCGGTCCTCGCCAGCATGGAACGCCGGGACCACAAGCGCCATCGTCGGGACGGCTTCCCAGTTCTCTTCGTCTTCCGGGCGTACGAGCCGAAGCCGGGCGTGACTGCCATCGCTCCGTCCGTGGTTCCGCCGGGGTGGTGGCGCAGGGCTTCGGATGGCGGTTACGACGAGAACCCTGCCGACGACATCGAGGCGCTTGCCGAAGGGATTCCGCATCACTGCACGGGGACGACCAACGCCTTCGGGCTGCCCAGCCGCCCGGCGTCTACCGACGGCACGGGGGTGATCGGCTGCGCGCTGTGGGCGCGGGTGTGGACCTTGCCCGAAGGGGTGGTGTTGGACGAGGAGAGGGCGCTGCGCAGCCTGCGCGGCGAGCGGACGATCCACGATCACCCACAGCGCATCGGCTCCGGGCTTCTGTGCGCGTACGACCGCTTCGGGTGCGACTACCAGATCCAGCGGCCCGACAAGGGCAAGCCCGACATGGCGTGCTCGTACAGTGGCGCCGCGGGGTGGCACGCTCTGCCGGATCAATCGGATTGGAAGGTCGGCTTCGCGCTCCGGCGCCTGACCAATGCTCTCGCGGCTGGTGTGCTGCCTCTTCCCTGAATGCCTGTTCCATTGCCGTGGACAGGCGGGAGACTGGGCGCATGTCTACAGCCGCTCAAATCCGTGACGCCGCCAGCCCGATCGCCGAAGCGCTCGCCGCCCTGCATGATCGCGGCCTCCGTGTCCGGCCCGTTGACATTTTGATCTCCTACACCGGTGCTGGCTGCGTCATCCGTGTCGCCGATCGCAGCGCCGACCACCGCGCCGTGGTGGAGGAAGAGTTCTGGAGGGCATTCGTGGCCGCCGGGTGGGACGTGACCGCTCGGCAGGCATGCACCTCTGGCGGCGGACTCTCGATGCGGCACCCTCTGACGACTAGCAATGCGGTATGACGCACCAATCGCTTCGGTGCGGTCCGACACGAGGCGAGAGCGGGCGCCTCGTGTCGCACCTGAAGTTTTCGGTGCGGTCCGATACCCCGAACGCCGGGAACTTCTCAGTCCGCCGGGTAGCCGCCGACCGGCACCTTCGCCAGCGGGTCGCTCCGTCCCGCGTTGT